AAAATCGAAATTTTATCTAGTAATTCCGATAATACTTTATCAAATAAAAAAGAAATTTTAATGAATGAACCATTAAGAGGATTACCTAATGGAGTTCGTGATAAATATGTAATGATAGACGGTAAATGGTATATAGAAAGAAATACTATACAATTAATAATGGATTCAACATTTATACAAGATAAAAAACTATATCATTATGCATCAACAAATTACCCTGATGTGATTGGTTTTAGTACACCAAATAACTGGTTTAAATGGAACAGTTCATTAGTTTGTGATAATCTAGTATATGACGGACATAGAAATATAAGTGCTGGTAGTTTAATTTCTAACCAAGAAAAAATATTTGTTTATGACTTAGTATTTATTACTTTAAATAAAAATAAACTTAGTTCACTTAATGAAGATGGTTTTAGAGAATATTTAAAAAATAATCCTATAACATTAGTGGGACAAAATACTACTCCAACATATGAACCAATAGATTATAATCCATTTGAAGTATATACAGATACTACTCATATATCAAATAATTCAACTATACCATGTAATATGGTAATTAAAAATACTGGATATAATTGTATATTAAAACCTTCTACATTATATACAGTAGCACTAGATACAAATAAAAGTGGAACTATTGGAATGAATTTAGGTGGGGTAAAAGGAACTACAAGTAACAATGTCGCTACAATAACTACTCCTGCAACATTAACAGATAATACTTTAAGATTATATGGAAAAGGTATAAAAGGTTCTAAAGTTAGATTACTTGAAGGAGATAGGACTAATTGGATACCAAGTCATTTTGAAGGAATGAAATCTTGTTTTGAAGATAAACTTCAAGATGATGGTAAATATAAAATGGAAATTTTATCTAGAAATTCAGATGAAAGTTTATCTAATAAAATACAATTTTTATTAAATGAACCATTGAGAGGAGTAGGAAATGTAAAAGATAAAGTATATGTAAAAAAAGATAAAATAGTAGTAGAAAGAAATTGTGGTAGTGTTACATTTGATGGTAGTGATACTTGGAATTTAAATAAAATTGAAAATAATATATATACTTATTCGATAAGAAGTACTAAATTTTTAACAAAAATGAAAGTTGGTACTTGGGAAACACTTATGAATAATAAGTGTTATATAATAGATAAATGTGGAACTGCTACAACAAGCACACCTAAAAATGAACAACTACTTATTCACAATACAGTAGAAGATAAATTTATATGGTATTCAACTCCATTGTTTTCAACAGTACAAAGTGTTAAACAATATTTGAATAATAATCCACTTAAAATACTTTATCAATTAGCAGAACCAATATATGAAGAAATAGAATATTCAAACAATAGATTAACTTTAGATACTTATGATAATTCAACTTTAATTTATGATTCAAACATACCAGTTTCTAATACTTCATTTAAACCATTATGGGAAGAATTAGTATATGTCAAAAATTCTACTACATATTATATACAATTTAATGCAGTAGGTAGTGGTAATGTTGTAGTAAATTTAGGTGGAACTGAATTATCTACAACAATAACTGAAGGATATAATAAAATAGAAATTACTACACCAAATAATTCTACTAATTTATTAACTATTGATGGACAAGGAATTAAAATAAGTAAAGTTGTAGTATCAGAAGCATTATGTAGTGGTTATTATAAAGGATTACAAAGTTGTTTTGAAGAACACATGGAAAACGGAAAATATGTATGTGTTATAAGAGGAATTTCTTTAGATGGTAGTAAAGTAAATGGAATAAAATTCTATTTAAATGAACCTTTAAGAGGTATTGGTGATATTAAAGATAAATTATGTATTAAAGATAATAAGTTAATGGTAGAAAGAAATTGTGGTAGTGTTACATTTGATGGAAGTAGTGATGAAGGTTGGCTTCCTACAGGATATGGTGGTCATGCTACTAGAAATACATTTGAAGTAAATTTATTAAATATTAATGGATATAAAGGAATAGTATCAAGTATTAGTAATTTGTTTAGTTATGAACGAAGTACTACTATACCTGTTAATGACAATGCTTTTAGAGTATATACAAACGCACAAAATTATACTTATTTCTTATTTACTCCAAGCACTTCTATAATACCTTATAGAGATACTAACAAATGGAAAGAATATTTACAACAAAATCCAATAACAATAGTATATCAATTACAAACTCCTACATATGAAGAAATAACTAATGAATATGGATTACCTATAATATTAGAAGGATATGAAAATGGAATTGTTTATGTGGACTCAGCAATAACTCCAACTACTTCAATAAAATATACTTCTAATAATACAGTGCCTACTACTTTATCTAGTGTAGACAATTTAAATACAACTACTCAAGATGATATAAATAATAATATAGTTACTTATATGATGGATATAGATATGATGTTAACTGAAATGGAAATGGAAGATAATGCTTCAACAATGTCTTTAAGTGATTCTGATGATAACAATCAAAAACATAATACTAGTCATAATAATATTTTAGATAGAATGAATAAAGAAGATAGAATAAAATATCAAGATAATACAACTAAAATGTTAGAAAAAGTTATTAAAGGAAAATCTTTAACTAATGAAGAAAATATTAATAGAATTGACTTATACTTAAGTGAAGGGAAAATTAGAGAAGAACAATCTAATTACCTAAAAGAATTATTGAAAGAAGGTGAATAAAATGAATGAAAGAATGATGAAAAGAACTTATGATATGCTAGTTAGATTAATAAAAACTAGAATATTAGATGGTGATGAATTAAAAGAAAGAGTTTTATTATATGTTGAAGCAGGAAGAATAACTCAAGAAATGGCAAATGAATTATTTCTTTTAATAGATGAAATTTATAATGCTGAATAATTAAATAAATTAAAATAGCCTACTTAATAGTAGGCTATTTTTTTATTCTTCTTTTTCTTCATCATCTAATTCTTCAATTATTTCTTTAGGTTCTTCTATATTCAATTCACTTCTTAATTCTTCAATTTCTTTATGTAACATTTCAAAATCTTTACTAGTTTTTTCTAACATAAGCTTCAAGTTTTCTGATTCTGCATTAACAGTTTGTAAATAATCCTTACATAATTTCTTTCCTATTTTTTCTAAAAATTTTCTCATATTCTTCACCTTTCTTTATTTTTTTATTTACTTCTAATAAATTTTTTAGTATAATTTATATAAAATCCAAAGGAGTTGATAAAATGAAATTTATAAAAAGATATATTAAAAATTTTCATTTTGAAATTATTATAAATTTAATAAAAGATATTATAAAAATTATATATAACATATATCTAAGTTTATTAGATTTACTTAGTAGCATTATCATGATTTTTATTTATCCATTATTGGTTTTTGGAGAATGTCTAGAAGATAAAGAAGAGAATTAATCTCTTCTTTTTTTTATTTTTCTAAAGAGCAGATAATAAAATAATTTCATTAAATTGTTCATTTGTTAATTTAAGTTCCATTTCTAAAGTATCATAAAAATCTACATTTGATATATCTTCTTCTTTGGATAGATAACTTTTTTGCACTTGTTCTAAGTCACCATCTGTATCATCTATTACATATGAAAATATTGTTTTATTATCATATATGTCTTTTATTTTTGTTCCTTTATTTACAATCTTAAATAAATCTTGTGATGTTAAATCAACCACTATATATTCTACTAGTTTTCCAAAAGGATAAATAGCATCTTCAAGATATATACAATTAAATAAATAAAACCTTTTTTTCTTAGTTGAATATCCTATAAATACTTTAGGATAATTTGACTTATCTAAATTAATTAATACATATACATTTCCAAATATTGAATCATCTATCATTGAAGGTCTTATGCCTAACAATGAATAATATTTATCTACATTAGTTACTTCCATCATCTTCATTATCCTTTCTTTTATTTTCAGTTATTTTCTTTAACAATAATTGATTTCTTTGTATATAAAGTTTTTGTAAATCCATATCATTTGCTTCAATTCGTAATTGCATTTTTGGTCTTTCTGTTGTAAAGTGTTCACAAAATCTAAAACTACCAACATTCAAGTCAGTCTTTATCATACAATGTCCACAAGGAAATTGAATTGGTGTAGTTAAAAAATATGCACAATTAGTACAATCAGTTGGATTAATTTCACCATTATTATTATATTTAATTGGATATATTGACACATCTTCTGTTAGTAACTTATCAAAACTTTCATAATCTTCACATTCAGCAAAATCTTTATTAGTACACAATTCTGTTATTGTTATCCAACAATCATCATTAGCCATACATATATAACTAGGTTTAATACCATCTTCGGTGTAAGTAAATATACCTTTTAAATATTTACAAGTTGAACATATACTCTTATCTTCTTGTATTTTCATCAATATCAATTCCTTTCAAATCATAATCTAATATATAGACTTTAACATTTTGAGCTATTAAATCAAATAATGACACATCTATTTTATAATGTTTTAATTTTATTAAAGGTTCTTCCCATGTTACATCATTTAATTCATCAACAATACGTTTTTCTATTTTTCCATTAACTTTACATTTTTCTTCAAGTCCATTTGGGAATTTTAATAAAACCTCATGTAATCTTCTATTATATATATCATATAAAACTTCATTTACTTCTTTATTACCAACAGGTATGCTAATAAACATATCAGGTATTAATTCATCATATTGTATAATAATTTCTTTCATATAAATATCTTCAGAGCATATTGTATCACATACCTTTACATATTCTCTAATATATTCTTTCATTCTTTTTTCTTCATTTTTTCTATCTTTTCTTTCTTTAAAAAATCCCATATAATTAAATCACCTCTACATTGTTTTAGATAATTCATATTCTTCTACTGTTGGATTATCAATAAAAGTTGCAGTAGGGTTATGTTTTAATACTTCTTCTTTTACTGCATCTAAAGATACTCTAAAGTGTTCTTTTTGTTTGTTTACTTTATTTACTCTATAGTCATCAAAAGCTATATGTAAATCATGTTCTAATTTAAACGCATCTTCACTAAATATTATTGAATGCACTTTGAATTTAAAAGGTACACTTGCGCTACCTAATTCATTTATTCTATCCATTGCGTTTAGTCTTCTTGTTACACCTATTTTTACTACACCATCTAATAATGGGTTTGATATAACATAAATCCAACCAGCTTTTTTATTTATTTGTCTATTTAATACATCTTTTTTCTTTTCTTCTAATTTAGATATTTTATCTTGTAATTTAGCTAATTGTTTCTTTATAACTTTATTATTACCTTGTTCATTAATTAATTGTTCTTGTAATCTTACTATCTCAGAGTTGTATTGTGCTTGTTCATATTGTATTTTTTCTTTAGCTTTATTTATTTCTTCTTCTAATTTTAATTGTTCTCTTATTTCAGCTTCTTTTCTTCTCATTTCTTCTTTTTCTTCTTCTTTTTTTCTTAACCAACCACATCTTAAATCAGCTTCCATAAATTTTAATTTAAGTAAATCAACAGATATTCTTGTACAGAAAGATTTAAGTAATTTATTTATTTTATTATATTTATTTGTAATATTATCTTTTACTTTATCAATTCCACTATATTTTAATTTAATTATTAATGTATCACAATAATCATTAAAACTCATAAGTGCTAAATTAGATATATCTTTCATAAGTTTATTACCTTTAGCTTCACTTCCTTGAACTGTCCATTCCATATCATGTATTATAGCTTCTTTGTTTTTAATTAATACTTTTTGTTTTCTTCTTATTTCTTTAAGTTGGTTTTCAAATTCTTTAGAAGTATCGTAGTCATATGCACATTCTATTCCTTCAACCTCTTCATTACTTTCATTACATTTAGAACTTTCATAACCTTTTATAATTTTTTCTAAATTTTCAATTTCTTCTTTTAAACTTTTATTTTCATTTATTAACATAAATTTTTCAAATTCGTTCATAATTTATCTCCCCTTTGTTTTTTTATTTATTTTATATATATTATACTCATAGTTTTATTAAAAGTAAAATAAATTACTGAAATATCGTGTAAAATTTTATTGTCTTATTTAATATATGTAAATAAAATAGAAAGGATTGATATTAATGCCAAGATTAGAAACAAGAAATACTTTCTTTGGAGAAAATATGGAATATTTTAATGGACAAGAATGGAAATATATAAAAGATTATAAAAGAGGAGAAAAAGTATTAACATATTATCCTAAAGATAAACATGTTGAATTATTATTACCACTTAATTATATTAAAAGAAAATCTAAAGGATTAAATAGGATTACTTTTCAAAGAAAATTAGATATATTAATAAATGATGAAGGAATATTCTTTGGTAAATATAGAGATACTAGTATAAATGAATATGGAGATGTAATATTTAGACATGATAATAGATATATGGATATTATGACTAAAGATATTCCACTTAAAAAATCAATATTTTCTCATTTTTTATTTATAAATACCTTTACTTATATTTCTAATACTAGCAGTCAATTAACAGAAAATAAAACGGAACTAATGTTAAGAAGTATAATGTATGGAGATATAGATAAATCTAATGTATGCACTTTAGATATGAGAGATGAATCTATTGAAAAGTTTGAGAAAGCTATGAAACCTTGGGAAGTTTTATTAAATAAATGTAAAGTAAGATATAAAAAAGATGTTCGTTGGAGAACATTGAGTTTTAGTTTACCTAGAGATAAAGATGTATTTCTTAAGAGTATATTTAATTATTCTTATGATGAGATAAGATTTATAGTTGATAAATTAGATAGATTAAATGATATGAACAATAAGATAATACCTAAAGATAAAGATAGTTTAGATTTTATTCAAATGGCATATACATTATATGGTATTCCTTGTCATAAATATGAAGACCATCTTTTAAAGATGAATAATTTAGGTCTTAGAGCAAATGTAAAAAATATGAAATTATTTAGAAGCAGATATGAATATTCTTTTACTGTAAAAACAGGTTATGTAGTCTTAAGAAATAATGGTATTATTATGGTATTTAGAGATTATAAATAATTAAAAAGAGAGGATAATATCCTCTCTAATCTTCATTAACTATTTCAGTAAAATCTATTGCTTTAGAAAAATCCCAACCTTGTTCATATAAATCTTCTATAATTCTTTTCATAAATCCATCTAGCATATCAGTTATTAAAAAATATTTAATAGGTATTTTTATTATTTCAGCCTTATATTCTTCTCCATCTTTTTCAAATTCCATAATAACACTACCACAAGGTACATTTAACATTTCCATATCCATTTTGTCGTATTTTTTATCCATATTTATTCTCCATTCTGTTCATTAGATTTTAGTTTTTCTTCATAAACCTCGCAAGGTTGATAAGGTAAATTTACTTCATTTTTATCACATAGGATTTCACAAAATCCATTTCCTAAATCTTTTACCCTAAAATATTTGCAAAATCCACAACTTATTTTCTTTTCTTTCATTAATTTTCTCCTTTTAATTTTATTATACTAAGAAAAATATTAAAAGTCAAGTATTATATTATATATGTATAATGTAAATAAGGAGGTGAAGACAATGGCAGTTAAAGTTAGAGGTAAAGTAGTTACAACTGAAAAAGAAAATCAAGAAATATTATCTGATGGTAATGAAGGAACTATAGAATCAATAACTAACGTTCAAGTTCAAAACATGGGTGAAGGAGAAATAAACGTTATATTCAATGACGGAGACAAAATATTAATGCGTGCTAATGAAACTTTAAGTTTAGGAAATGTAATAATAGAATCAATAGTTGTTGTTGAAAGTGGTTCAAAAGTTAGATATATAGGGTTAAATTAATTTTGTATAAAGGGAAATAATAGATATGATTCTATATATTTCCCTTTATTTTTTTATAAATAAACAGAAAGGAGAAATAATATGTTCGATAAAGACAATAAATTTGGATTTATTATTAATAATGAAAATAATAATAATATAAAGGATACTGATTCACCTCATACTATTTCTAGTAAAGTATTAACTACTGTACCTGCTAGTAATATAAAAATAGGTGATTATATTACTATAAATGATGTTTCTTTTAATAAAGATAAAAGATACTATATAGAATTTTTAGGTAGTAAAAAATTATGTAGTTTAATAAGTGAAGAAAATGGTAATTCTATTATATGTAGTATAGGTAATTACGATATACAAGGATATACTGATTCAACTAATATAGTAATAAACATTGAAAAAATAAATGAAGATGATACTACTGATAATTTTACCGATTTAATCTTATATGAAGAAGAAGTTAAATATTTAGATAGTAAATATATAGAAAATGATTTAGTATTACAAAATAGTATAAGTTTAGGAAGAGTAGGAGACATAGGAAAAGGAAGTAGTGCTATAGGTATTGATACAATAGCTTCAGGTGATGGTTCTCATGCAGAAGGTAGTACTACAACAGCTTCAGGTTCTAATTCACATGCAGAAGGTAGTAATACAACTGCTTCAGGATACTGTTCTCATGCAGAAGGTAAATATACAGAAGCTTCAGGTGAATCTTCTCATGTAGAAGGTAATAATACAGAAGCTTCAGGTGAAAATTCTCATGCAGAAGGTAATTCTACAACTGCATCAGGTAAATATGCACATGCTGAGGGTAATTCTACAACTGCATCAGGTGATTATGGTTCACATGCTGAAGGTAGTAATACAATAGCTAGTGGTGTTGCTTCTCATGCAGAAGGTGATAGTACAACAGCTTCAGGTAGATATTCTCACGCTGAGGGTGATAGTACTACTGCTTCAGGATACTGTTCTCATGCAGAAGGTAAATATACAACAGCATCAGGTGACTTTTCACATGCCGAAGGTGATAGTACTACTGCTTCAGCATATTGTTCACATGCCGAAGGTAATTGTACAACAGCTTCAGGAGAAAATTCTCACGCAGAAGGCGCTAGTACTATTGCTTCTTCTCAAAATCAACACGTGCAAGGTAAGTATAATATAGAAGATACTAATAATAAATATGCTCATATAGTAGGTAATGGTGAGGATGGTAAAAATTCTAATGCACATACACTAGATTGGGAAGGTAATGCTTGGTATGCAGGTAAATTATCTCAAGAAGGTACTCCTACTGAAGATAAAGATTTAGTTACTAAAAAATATGTAGATGATAATGCAGTTAACAAATATAGCCAATTAAACGAAAGACCAATAGAAGTATTTCCTTATACTGAAAAATTAAATAAAGTTACAAATGTTACACAAAAATTATGTACAATAGATGTAGCAGATTTAAAAGCAGATACAACTTATATGTGTCCTGATAATTGTGGAAGACTTGTATTACAATATACAAAACTAGATAATTCAAAAATTTCATTTTATATGAGCTATAGTCCAAATAGTTTAATTATTCAAACTGGATACAAAAATGATAAACAAATTGAAATATTAATAGATGGAATTGTATATACAGTTACTTTTAAAACTGCTACTGAAGAACCTAAAGTTGAACAAACTGTTAGATATTTAACAGATAAAAATACTACAGAATATACACCAACAGGAGATTATAATCCGGCTACTAAAAAATATGTAGATGATAATATATTACTTGAACAACTACCTATATTAAGAATTGATGAAACTAATAAACGTATATATGTTAATTGTAATAATATGGGAACATATAAAAAATACTTTGTACCAAATAAATATGCCAATGTATATGGATTCTCATTTATTTATACAAATGAAGATAGTAGCGAAACAGAAATAGCCCTTATTGGTGGTGCTATGACTAAAGATGATTTTATATTGTGTGCAAGAAATACTGATACTTTATTTAGACTTATATTAGGTGGCACAGATAAATACACATATACTAAAAGTACTAAAACACTAGAAAAAGGTTTATATGGATATTTAAAAATAGGAAATACGCAAGAATATGCCCCAACAGAAAATTATAATCCTGCAACTAAAAAATATGTAGATGATAAAGTTGCTAGTTCACCTCAGTTATCCTTTAATGAAAGTGGAGAACTAGTTGTAACAATAAATGGAGTTAGTAAAATATTTGTACCTAAAAGTGAATAAATAAAAGAATAGAAAGGAGAAATAATATGTTTGATAAAAATAATAAATTTGGTTTTATTGTTAATAACAATAATGAAACAGGTGGAGTAAATACTAATGATTCAAAAATGATTCCTATAACATTCACTCCAAATTCATATGGTAATGCTACTATTTCACCAAAGGATGTAGATATTAAAAAATTATTAGATATGGGTGGATGTATACACGTTATAGTTGATGTTGGTACATCAAGTATAGATGTTCCACTTTTATTCGATAAAAAGAATTTACTTTCTTATGATTCATATGAAGAAATGCCAGTTTATATTGTTAAAAAAAATGAATTAATATGTTATAGAGCTAGTCAATATGGTAACGATATTTCTTTTAAAATTTTATATGTTAGAACAAATGATATAAGATTAAAAGAAATAAATGATAAAGATAAAAAATTATATATTTATACAGATGTATATAATTTAAATGCAACAGATTTGAATGATAATGATAAAAATATAACAGCAAATATAACTAATATTTATTTTGAACCTAAAAATATTCCAAGTGCCAATAGAAAAGAAGATGAATAATGATAGATTTTAAATATAATACTTCTATATGCCTTATATGTAAAGATGAAAATCCTTATATTAATGAATGGTTAGAATATCATATTGGTATAGGTATTAATCATTTTTATATATATGATAATATGTCCATAGTACCAATTAAAGAAAGTATAAAAAAGGAATATTTAAATAAGTGTACAATAAGAGATTGGAAATTAAATGTAAAAGAACATGGTAATATTCAAATAAAATGTTATAATAATTGTTTATATAATTATAGTAGGGAATCAAAATGGATAGCTTTTATAGATGCTGATGAATTTATAAATATAAAGGATGGTTCTAATATAAATGATTTTATGCAACAGTATGAAAAATATGATGGATTATATATAGATTGGTTGACTTATAATGCTAATGGCAAAATAAAAAAAGAAGATGGATTAGTAAGAGAAAGATTTACAAAAGTTGTACCTTATTATAATGATATTAGAGGAAAATGTATAGTTAAGGCTCATAGAATTGTAGCAATGTCACCTCATTTTCCTATGATGTCTAATAATTATAATACTATTGTTGATTCAGATTGCAAAAGAGTTTATAGTCCTATGTCATATGGATTAACACCTATGGATAAAATAACTTTAGACCATTACATAACTAAATCATATGAAGAATGGATTGAAAAATTAAATAGAGGTTCATGTGTAGATGATTTTGAAAGAAAGATGGATGAATTTTTTTATTTCAATGCTGACTTAAAAGACAAATTAAGATAGCAATAGAAGTCTATTTTTATTACTTTTTTAATCTTTTTATATTCTATCACTTTTATATATCATTAATCATGTATTTTATTTACTTCAATTTCTTGAGTACGGTTAACCATGTATTTTTTGTAGGATTTTTTCCTATTCGGTTAACCGTACATTTTTTTATTTACCCTATAAAAACGAGACTTAATGGGATATAAAAATAGTCATATTAATATTTTCGTGATTTATCGTTATTTTTAATCCACATTATCTTGTGGATAACTTTGTTGAAATTGTGGATAACTTTATATGATTACTTTTTATATGGTATATCGTATATTTTATGGTTATTTTTGGTTAAAAATAGTACAAAAACGTACCAAAATTGGTCAAAAATGGTATGTTTTTGGCTAAAAATAGACTGAAATTGGTCAAAAATAACACGTTTTTTATAGTTATTTTATTAGGGTATGGTTAGGGTAGTGTTATTTTATTGGTATGAGATATATAGATGTAGGTAATATTATTGATTTAGTAATTGATATTATCATAAAGTACCCCCTCTTTTATTTTATTTGTTGTTTGTTATAAGGGTGGATGGTGTATGGATAGTGTATACAATATGATGTATATTGTGTTGTATTGATGGTGTATACAATGTAGTGTATTTTTATAGTATTAATCTTACGTGGTATATGATGTAGATATTTTGGTGATTTATTGATAGTGTTTTGATAATGAAATTCAATAAAGAATAATTATACTTTGATAGTATTTAATAGTATTTCAATGAAATTTGATAGTATTTGGTTATACTTTAATAAAATTTGATAGTGTGTAGATAAAGGGACTATACTCATATATTTGTAGAATTTTGTCGAATTATACGAAAACTACCCCCTTCATGTCGAAAACGCAAATAGTTCTCTAAGAACTCTTTTTTAAAACACTGTATACAAAGAATTTATAGTGGGATTTTTTCCGACCCACCCCCTATTATATGTCCCACAAAATTTTAGAGCCTCCCCCTTATAAGTTCCTTAAAATTCCCTACAATTCCCCACAAAATCCTCTTAGTTTTCTCACCGTGTTCCACGTGTAACAAGGCTCTATATATTACAATATTCGACAAAAATATACAAAACTCTTTCAATTATATAATATAATACATTATTCACCATACAATATACAATAATCAATAATATTACATACATAATATATAATAATGTATACAATAAACATTATACACCATAAACAATTCACCATACATTATACAACATAAAAAATACTGTATACAATAAACTATAAAAAATAAGTAGGACATATTTTGTCCCACTTATTCTCTTCTTATAGATAATATAAAGTATTTAAAAAGTCAATCAGAGCCACTACATTAATATTGAATAAATTCCCCACAAAATCAACAAAATCCATTAATCCTATTAATATACAGTCTTTAAAAATCACCATAACAATAACTAATCCTAAAACTAATAATAATTTCTTCATACTTATCAATCCCCTTTATTTATTTATTTATTATCTTAATAGTAACAGTTCTCCTCTTATTTAGCAACAATTTTATTAAAAATTTTTTTCTCTGAATACCATTTTTTTCACTATACTATTATAAGGCAATATAAGGCAATATAAGAGAAGGGACACTATCAACGATATAACATAAAGAGGATACAACGCAAACGCCTTACAGTCAATCCTACTCAGTTCGTTTATTGTATCATATGTTCTTCTAACATAGAACATCATAGGAACAGTTGTTCTATCATACTATCATATGAACCTATGAACACTCACTCATATGTTATATTAATAACAGTTGATTATATGAACAGTCAATCATATGTTATCATAATGATAGTAGTTAACATGTTAACTATATATTGTATACATAGTACATAGTACACTATACATAGTATATCATATTGTATACAATGCACACTATACAGCATACATAGTACTTAGTATCTCATACACTATACATAATATAATATATTGTATACATTATACATAGTATAACATACATAGTACATAATAATGTATACATTAAACATTATACATTATACATTATACATACAATATATGAACAGTTATTCATACGTATACACCATATATTATACTGTATACATTAATCATAATACATGAACAGTTACTCATATGTTATCATATTGATAATAGTTAACATGTTTACTATTTACATATTGATAATTAAACATATGAATAAGTATTCATATAAGATACAATTCTATATATGAATACTTGAATATCTATTCATATATTATCATTATGATAATAAATTGTATACATTAAAAAGTATACATTAAAAATTATAGTCACCTTTTTAAAAATGCAAGTCGACCTTTTACCGTCGATTTTAAAGCACTGTATAGGGTGACTTTATATAAAGGATAGAGTATAAAGTAAAGTTTTGTTCGCCCTCTTAGAATCGATTTAAATAGGTCATAAATTTTTCTTAGTATTTGTAAATTTATCAAAATGATAATATAGTATTTTCAATGGGTTCACGTTTGCAATGTTTACTTATACTAAACTTTTCGGGCAAAATTAACTGTTGACAAACATCATAAAGTATGCTACGTTCGATTATAGAACACTTGTTTATTTGTCAAATATTATTTGAGAATAGTTAACATGTAAACTAATATAATACATTATACATAATATTACATACAGTATATTATATATTGCATACAAGATACATTATACATAATAAATTATATTGTATACACTATACATAATATAACATACGTAGTACATAATACATTATACATGATATATTATATTGTATACATGATACATTATATTACATATTGTATACAATTAAACATATGAGCAGTTATTCATATATACAATAAAAAAATAGTAGAAAGGTCTACTATTTTTTTTCTTCTATTCTTTTAAGTTTTTTAAAATAATGATAGTTCCAAAAGCTTAAATCATTCAATTGTATACAGTATTTTAATCCACTTAATAATTCTGTTACATTATATTTAAATAGTCTCTTTTCCTTGCATATATTAACAATTAATTCCTTTGTCCATATATTGCCCTTTATTTCTATACTATATTTCTTCAATTCAATCAATCTCCTTTATTTAATTTATTATCTTTAGTATAGCATAACTTTATTTAATGTCAATAATTTTTTAAAAAATTTTCATATATCCATATAAGGCAATAGAAGGCAATATAAGAGGATATATTATCTAATTGATTAATTATGCACTAACTATCTTAAAAGTCTTCTAATGACCTTATATCACGTCATACAGTAACAGTAGAAAAAAAATAAAATAGAAAAATGATTTTAGAACTGATACTAAAAAGAATATAGGTAAAAATCCATTGTATTATTGATATTTCAATACTTTTAAATATTTTTATGATTTTTTCTATCTATAATAAATAAAGGATATAAAGAATTATGATATACAAAATTTTGTATACATTAAACAATATACAAAATTCATTATTCAAAATACATAATATAAAATATTGTATACAATATATATTAAACAAAATACAATATACAGAATTTAATATTTATTTTATTGTATACAAAAAACATAAAAAAACATTATAAAAATTGTTGACATTAAAAAAAATGATGCTATAATAAAGATAATAAAACTTAATAAGAAAACAATTTAAGAACCACTTAAAAAAGTTTTAAAAAAATTTAAAAAAAACAATTGACATTGAATAAGAGATATGAGATAATAAAGATAATAAAACATAATAATAAAGCAACTTAGGAACTACTTAAAAAAAACTTAAAAAACTTTTAAAAAGCAGTTGACATTAGACAAAAGGAAAACTACAATTAAGATAATAAAGCAACTTAGGAACTACTTAAAAAGTTTTAAAAGATTTTTAAAAAAGCAGTTGACATTGAATAAAAGACATGATATAATTAAAGAAAAAGTAATAAAAAAAAATCCTTAAGCTATACGCATAAGGTATATAATAGAAGCTTAGCATTTTTTAGAGCTAAGCATTATCTTAAAACTTTTAAGCAACTGACAAGAGGAAAAACTTAAAAGGTGCTTTTGGTAAAAACCCTATTACCAAAGGTTATATAGGTAAACTGTTAATCGACGATTAATAAGTACTTACGAAAACATACTTTTTAAGTCGGAACTCTTGAAAAGTACTCAAAAGGTTATAAGGTAATAATCAAAAGTTGGATTTTATTATCCAACAGCCATTGAACAGTTACAAGGGCGTATGAAGTGCAATGGTAAAAATCCTATTATATAATTGAATATGTTCCCTCCTCCTAAAAACAGAAAAAGGATTTTTCCTTTTTCAGTTATCGGAAAAAGTATAGAGTTTATAAAACCTCTTGTTTTAAAAATAAAGGGAGGTTTATAATATGTATGTTAATTCTAAAAACGGGAGATATGAATATAGAAAAGGATTAGAAAAGTTCGATAATTCAATTGTTGAATTTAAAGGGACTTTCAATAAAATTGAAAAAAGAGGTTGTAGAAAAATAGCATTGATAAATAATATTTATCAAAATAATGAATTTATATGCTGTCACTGTTTATGCGATATGATATCTAATGTTACTAAAAAATTATATAAAGAAAACCTTAAAGAAGGACAAAAGATAAAATTTAGAGCTAAAATAAAAAAATACACTAATAAGAAAGGTCAATCTAACTTTGGGCTTGAGATTAAGAATTTTAGCATTGAAAAATAAAGAATATAAGAAAAAAACAAGAGGTTTTATAAATTCTATACTTTTTCAGTGACAGTAATTTAAAATTGATATTTGAATTACTGAAATAAAATTTATAATTTTTAGGAGGGTTTTTATTATGAAAAAATATAGTGAATTATTAAAAGGATTATATGGAGAAAGCGAATTAAAGGATAATGTTATTGATATCATTTTAAACAATATAGAAAATTATGAAGAAGAAAAAGGATTTTTAGAAGACATAATGAATTATGGCTGTATTAGTGGTATAGTACCTGAACTAATTTACTTTAATCAAACAGAGTGTTTTTTCATTAAACATATGGAAGAAATATTCGACATTTACAATCAACTTAAAGATGACTTAAGCTCTTATTTTGAAGTAAACGCAAACAATTTAAGTTGGTTAGCTTTTGAGTATATGGTAAATGAAATATATAATGAAGTTGAAACAATGGAAGAAGAAGAAGAGATTTAATTCTCTTCTTCAGTAACAGTAATTTTATTACTGAAAATAATTTTTAGGAGGGTTTTTATTATGAAAAAATATTATAATGTCGAATTAAATAGAAAGGACACTATGTTATTAATAGATTTTCTTCATGAAAATAATATATATTTTGAAAATAGTTACATTGACTCAAAATACTGTCATACTGAAATATTATTGAACACTGAAGAAATATCAATTGTTAATAATTTTTTAGATACATTATAAGAAGAAGGATTTTTTCCTTCTTCAGTAACAGTAATTTTTATTACTGAATTAAAATTTTAGGAGGGTTTATATTATGAATAATTATGAATTAATGGAAAAAAAATTCAATGAAGAGGAAATAAAAGAAATAAATGCTATAAAAGGTGAAAAAAGAATTATACCTTTCATGAATATCTTAGGGTATAGTCCTAAAAGCTCATATTGTAAGGGTAATTTTTTTCAAGCATTGTTTGTAAAATCCTTTAAAAGTAAAGTAGGATTTTTAATAACTTGCAATGGAAATACAATAACAAGCATAGAAGTTGAAAACTTATAAGAAGAAGGAATTTCTCCTTCTTCAGTAACAAAAGTTAAAAACTTTTGTAATAATTAAAATATTTATTGACTTTATATAATAGTTATACTACAATAAAGTTAATAAATGAATTTTAGGAGGGTTTTATATGAATAGAAGAAAAATGAGAGAAGAATTATTAAGAAATATGGATAAAATAATCGACATGATAAAGAGAGAAAAGAAAATAAAAGAGGAATTATGGATAAATAAAATTAGAGTTGATTTTGAAAACGATTTAGTTTATTTTCAATATGAAGGCGATACAAGAGTTGGATTTTTAGTATATAATTTAATCCATAATACAGACATTAAAAAGTTATTCATGTATGATACAGACACTCAAGGCGAAAGTGAAATAAATTTAATTAAGGGACATAGAGAAAAAGGTATACTTGAATTTAGATTCAGAAATAAAAAAGAAGAAGGAAAATAAATTCCTTCTTCAGTTAACAAAAGTTAAAAACTTTTGGTAATAATTAAAATATTTATTGACTTTATATAAACACTATGTTATTATATAGTTAATAAATGAATTTTAGGAGGGTATGATATGAGAAAATATAGTGAAAAATTATTTAGAGGAATAATGGAAGGTAACATTAAAATGAAAATAGGTAATCATTCATTTAGCAAGATTAATGATAGTTATTATCTAATGTATCATAACAATATAATAATGATAATTGATACGCTTGAAAGTAAAATAATTGTTGATAATTGCAATTATGATACAAGTTCTACAACTCAAGCGATTAATTCACACCTTGAAGCATTAAAAGAATATACTTTTTACAATGAATTCAAGTTTTATGACGTGACAAATAATAAAAAGTTCGCTAAAAAAATAAAATCTTTATTCAATAAAGAAGTAGAAGAAGGAAAATAATTTTCTTCTTCAGTAACAAAAGTTAAAAACTTTTGATAATAATTAAAATATTTATTGACTTTTTATAAGTATTAAACTATAATATAGTTAATAAATAAAATTTTAGGAGGGTTTATATTATGAAAAAAATAACTAAAAAACAAGGTATGATAGAATTAAGAGAAAGCATATCAAAATTAGTTTTAACTGGATATGTTAGTCTAGAAAAAGCTGAAGAGTTATTAAATATGGATAATGAAAAATATACAGAATTAACAAAAGATATAAGCAAGAGAAAAGGTATTAGATATAATAATAATGAAGTAGTATTTGAAATGCTAGAAGGTGATGTCAAAGGTAAAAAATCATGGCTAAATGGATTAACTGGTACAAAATGGTATAAACATAAAAGCAATAATGGTGAATTCATAGTTATTGATTTTGCAGAACAATATAAGGATAAAGATTTTAATATGACTATGGCGTATAGTATAGAGGATTAATTAAAATCCTCTGTGACATGAAAGTTAAAAACTTTCATGAAAATTAAATATTTTATTGACTTTTTATAATAATTATATTATAATATAGTTAATAAATGAATTTTAGGAGGGTTATATATGAGTATGAGTTTACAAATAAAAGGAATTTATAAAAATAATAAAAAGAATACAATAGGAACACACTGCCCACAAAATAGAACAGTTTTTACAATAGAAGAAAGTAAACATTTAAAAGATATGTTTAAAAAATGCTTTGAAATCAACTTAGATAAATTTAAAAAAGTAGAAGTGAAGGCGTGGTGTGATGGACATGAGATTTTAAATTCAAAAGTTGATATCAATTGTTTAAAAAATGAACCTTTTACAACTCTTAATCAAATAGTTAGACATACAGAAGATTTAAGTTATGATTATATAAATAGAGAGGAATAAAAATTCCTCTCAGTTATTCCTGAAAGTTAAAAACTTTCATGAAAATTAAATAAAAAAATGAAAATTTTTAGGAGGGTTTTATATGAAAAATGAAAAATATTATGAAATTAAAGATATGCTAGAAAATAAAGATTATTTGGTAAAAGATTTAGTAAATGAAATAAATAGTTTAAATGGAGATTTTGAAAATTATGTTCTATATAATATGGATGATTTTAATGAAATAATGGAAGGTTATACACCTATGGAAATATCACAAAAGATTTACTTTGGAGATTTTAATCCTAATGCTGATTATTTTTATTTCAATGCATATGCAAATTTAGAAAGTATACATGAAAGTGAATTAAGAGAACATTTTGAAATAATAATAGAAGAATTAATTGACGAATTAATTTATCATTATCCAAATATATATATTGATGATGATGAATTAAAAGAATTAATTGACGAATACGTAGAGGAAATGAAATAATATTTCCTCTGTGACATGAAAGTTAAAAACTTTCATGAAAATTAAATAAAAAAATAAGATTATTTAGGAGGGTTTTATATATGAAAAAAGAAATTGAAATAAACAAAATAGATTTAAAAGTGTTTTATGCAGAGGAAAAAGATTATAACAATATTAATATTCTATTAAATGCTATGGAAGAACAAAATATAATTCTATCATGGACTGTAAACAATGAAAAGGAATATAGCATATCATATTTGAATCATGACGATAAGATTTTCATATTAGATAATATAGAAACATTAAATGAGAACTTAGGTTTTAAAATGGCAACTTATAAAGAAAAGGGATTATTAACTTATTAATCCTTTTTCAGTTATTCCAAAGTTAAATTTAAACCTAACTTTGGATTTTTTTATATCATTTATTGACTTTATATAAAAGCTGATATATAATATAAATGATAATTAAATAAGAAAATGAAAATATTTAGGAGGGTTTTTATATGAAAAGATATGAATTTAAAGTAACTGAAGGATTTAAAAATTTAATAGATAGATACAGTATAAAAGGAATATCTGATTTAGACATTGGAGAAGAAGCAAAAGAACATAATGTAAGCTATAAGCATCTTGAAGCGTGGGATTTTAATGATGATATCTTAGAAATATTTGTAGAGGATTAATTAAAATCCTCTGTTATCCGTGAGAGTTAATTACTTTCATGAGAATTAAAATATTTATTGACTTTATATAAACACTATGTTATTATATAGTTAATAAATGAATTTTAGGAGGGTATAATATGAAAATAAAAATGAATTCTCTAAAAATGAAATAAATATGATAGATGTGCATATAGATTTTTATAGAATTGAAGTAATAAATACAATAGAGGATTAAATTAATCCTCGGTTACATGAAAGTTAAATACTTTCATGAGAATTAAATGAAAAAATGAAAATATTTAGGAGGGTATATTATGAATAAATTTGTTGTAAATGGAAAAATAGTTAGCGCTAAAAGTAATAGATATGCAATTATATCTTTATATCCTTGCTTAAATTATGCAGTTGAACAAGGGTTAATAAGTCTAACAAAAGCAGTTAAAATAGTAAATAGCACTTTTGGAGTACATATAAGCAGAAGTTTAAATGCATATAATGTTTCTAAAAGTTGCTACTTAAATAGCATAATTAATTACAAATACTATTTATAGAGGATTTTAATTAATCCTCGGTTGCGTGAAAGTTAAATACTTTCATGAGAATTAATTTTAAAAATGAAAATATTTAGGAGGGTTTTGTATTATGAAAAAATTAATAAATTGTACGCCTCATGATATCAATATAATGGATGGTGATAATAATATTATACTTACCATACCAACTTCAGGAACTCTAATAAGGGTTTCTCAAACTACTACTAATGCAGGAAGTATAATTGCTGATGGTATAGAAATTCCTATAACTGATAATACTTTTGGTGATGTTATAGGATTACCTCCACAACAAGCTGATACTATCCTTATTGTATCTGCTATGGTTGCTAATGCATGTAAAAATAGAACTGATTTAGCTTTGGTAAACGAATCTGTAAGAGATGATAAGGGAAGAATAATAGGCTGTAGAAGTCTATCTTTCCCAAATAGAGGATTTTAATTAATCCTCAGTTATTGCCGAAAGTTAAAAAGTTTTGTGAGAATTAAACAAAAAAATGAAAATATTTATTGACTTTTAATAAGCACTATGCTATAATATAGTTAATAAATAAAAAATTTGGGAGGGTACATTATGAAATACTTTAAAAATTTAGAAACTATGGAAGAAGTAAAAAAACAATATAGAAAACTAGCTATGAAGTTTCACCCTGATAGAGGTGGAGATGAAGAAATATTTAAAGAAATAAATAATGAATATGAAGAAGCGATTGAATATGCAAAACAAAATGAATTAAATAAAACTAAAACTAAAAAAGAAGAAGATTTTATAAAAAATCAATATAGAAATTCTAGCAATTTTAGAAGTACAATAAATAAATTAATCCAACTTGTCAATATTAATATAGAAATATGTGGCACTTGGTTATATATTACTGGAGATACATATCCAGTAAAAGAGTATTTAAAAAATGAATTTGGAGCATTTTGGAGCAAAAGCAAAAAATGTTGGTGCATTGCTCCTGAAGGTAAAAATTTTAGAAAATCAAAAGGTTTCAAAGGAAGAAATATGAGTTCTATAAGAAATACTTATGGAAGTAACAAAATAAAATCAGAAGGTACTTTATTATTAGAAACTAATTAATATTAATCCTCTACTATTATGGTAGAGGATTTTTTTATGCCTATTTTTAAACAGAATTGACAAGAATTAAATTTAAATATGAGTTTATAACTTAATGAATAGTTTATCCATTAAGTAGTTATAACAAGCTTAAAATCCATTTAAATGGCTCAGAGATATATATTTTTATGGAAAATTAAATATTTTTATGAGTATTTATTGACTTTTAATAATATGTTAAGTATAATATAATCAAATATATAAAGGAGTTGGTAAATATGAATAATATCATAATTAATGGTACACAAGATTTTATGGGAGTTAAAATACCAGTGATAGAAGGTGGATTCGGTAAAGGTAAAAGATGTTTAACTGATAAAACCATATCCGAAATACATGGTATGAAAATGATTCATGTTAGAGAAGCACTTAATAAAAATATCAAAAGATTTAAAGAAAATATAGATTTTATAGATTTAAAAGATATCGATAACATCGATAACAATTTATTAGTTTCTTTAAATTATAGTAAAATGCAAATAAGCAAAGCTAAAAATATTTATCTATTATCTGAAAGAGGATATGCAAAACTTATAAAAATAATGGATACTGATTTAGCATGGGAAATACATGATAAATTAGTTGATGATTATTTTACTATGAGAGAAATTGTAAATTCAAAAGAAAAAATATTAGCTGAAACATTTTATAAATCTATATTTTCAAATACAGAAGAAGATAGAGTTTTAAATACAAAATTATTCGGTGAACTAAAAGAAGAATATGGTGCTGAAAAACAAAAGGAAATTGATAAAATAGAATTAGAAAATGAAAGAATAGAAAATTATTTATCAACAATAGATTTAATAAAACAATTACCTTCAAAGAAATTATTTACAAAAATTTTCTTTGAAGCATTAGAAATAAAAGGATATGGTGAAAATAAATTAATAAATAAAAAAACTAGATTTATACATAATGATAAATTTGAAAATGAATTTATTAAAAACGGTTTATGTAGAGCAAGCATAACAAACGTTTATACATGGAATCCTAAAATGGTAGATTATATCATAGATAATGACATATTAAAATTAATGCAACAAATATCTAAAATGATTAATAGAACGACAGAAGAAAAAAAGAGAAGAAAAACAAATGAAGGATACACATATAGACAAGCATTAAAAATATTAAATAATAACCTTAACAATAACATTAGTTTAGAATACTTAATGAATAAACTTAAAAAAATAAATTGGTTAGATAAAAATGAAATTGAAACACAATATGCAAAAGATAATAATTATATGTATAGATATTATAAATACAGTAAAATAACAGATAATGGTTTAAATAAATTGTTAGAATTATTACAATAGGGAGTTGGTAATATAATAAACAGTCAAATTAATTATAAGTATTATTTATAGAGGATTATATTAATCCTCAGTTATCCCAAAGTTAAAATTAAATTTAGCTTTGGGTTTTTACTTGGTATTAATCGACAAAATTTGACAAAAATTAAATTCAGATTTGAGTTTATATTTCTATAAAATATTTATGGAAAATTAAATATTTTTATGAGTATTTAATGACAGTAAAACAAAAGAATTTTTAGTAAGGGAAAATATTTCCCCTCATAACTATTTAGGAGAGCACAAAATGTGCTCTCATAAAATATCTAAAATCCATATATGAAAAAATATATGGATTTTTTTATTTAAATACTTGACAATACATAATCAACAATATATAATTAAAGTATAATAAATAAATAAAAAATAAAGGAGATTGATAATATGTGGAATGATTGTTTATTGGAAGTTCAAAATCCAACTGAAGGACAATTAATATACATGAGAGATATCTACTCAGATGAAGTACTAACTAATTATATGGTTAGAAGATGGGAAAGAAAATTTAATACTCATATGACAGAAAAGGAATATAAAAAGTATAGACATGAGATTGAGTTATTAAAATTAGATAGCTTTAAAGTGTTAGCTAGTATGGAGGATTACTATAATATATAGTAATCCTCAGTTATGAAAATTTAAAATTTATTTTTAGGTTTTCACTTGACAATATATAAATACTAGTATATAATGTAAGTATAATAAATAAATAAGGGAGTTGTTATTATGAACAGATTTGAATCTTTAAGAAAGAATTTAGAAGATAGAGGTAATTACACTGATTTATTAGAACTTGTTGAAGTTATAAGCTATAATAGTTTTTATTTAGATTGGTTAATAGTTCATGATATGGAAGAATTCAACGAATTAATGGAAGATTTAGAGCCATTAGAAATAGCAGATAAAATTGAAAATGGTAATTTTAATTCTAATGAAGATTTATTTCATTATAATGACAATGGAGAACTAGTAAGCTATACAGAATGTGACTATGAAGAATATGTTTATAACAGTATAGACTATATAGAAGAAGACATAGAATTAATAGTTAGAGACAGCAAGAAAAATAATGACTTAAGAAACATAATAAAAGATTTAAGTAATGACAATGTATTTAAACAAATATTAATATCTTTGGAGGATTTTAATTAATCCTCAGTTATGAAAGTTAAGAAAAATAAAAATTATTTTTAAGTTTTCACTTGACAATAGATAAATACTATGATACAATTATAGTATAAAAATGAATTAGGAGGATTTTAAAAATGAAAACAAATAAGGAAATAATAATAAATAAAATAAAAAGTGAAGGATATACATTAGGAATATATGATAATGTATTAGATAAACTTAATAAACAAAATTTAAAAAAGGTTTTAGACAACATAAAATATGTTTCAGATACAAAAGTTTTTATCAATAGAAAACCTTATATAGTTGAAATATCAGAAGTAGATTCAGAGATTGATTTTAGTATAATAACATTAGTTGAATATGAAAGCAGATATGGAAAATGGTATTAAGAGGATATTTAATAATATCCTCAGTGAGAAAATTTAAAATTTATTTTTAAGTTTTCAGTTGACATTATATAATTACTAGTATATAATATAAATATAATAAATAAATAAAAGGGAGTTGGTTATATGTTACTATTAACAGTAGAAGCAAAAAATAATATGTTTTCAGAGGATAGAGAGTTGGATATGAACGCAATTAAATTTGACAATTTTTATTTAAGCTATTTCAATGAAGGCATAGAGGATTTGTTAAGCAGTGTATCCGATGAATGGGTAAAAGTCAACGATGACATGATACATGATGACATCAATAGAATGAATTTCAATTTTTACTTTAAGAGGATTTTATAATCCTCAGTTATCACCCAAAAGGTGAATAAAAAAAATAAAAAGGAGTGTTGTTTTTATGAAAAAATTAATTAAAAAAATTACTATGGTAGGTTTAATAGGTTTAATGGTTTTAGGAAATGCAGTAACAATTAATGCTAAAGTAATTCAAGGAACAAAAGGAAGAACTTACATAACACTTGACAGCATAGAAAAAAGAGAAAACAAAGAAGTATTAAACTATTTAGGAATAACAAGTTATAGCTTAAAAATGAATAAAAAAGAATATGTAGTTAGATTCAGAAGCAACTTAAACAGTGCTAAAACTAAAAAAATAGTAAAACAAGTAGCAAATAAACTACACGGAACAAAGATAGAAAAAGACCTAAAAGAATATAGAACATACAAAATAATAGTCAAAGGAATTGATAATAAAGGCAGAACTCATACTTATAGCATAAATGGACATAAAGTAAAATAAGAGGATTTTAATTAATCCTCAGTTATGAAAACCTAAAATTTATTTTTAGGTTTTTATTGACTTTTAATAAAGGTATAAGTATAATATAATCAAATAAGAATAAAAGGAGCTGATAATATGAATGAATTAAAAGTTAATGGCACACAAGATTTTATGGGTAAAGAAATACCTATTGTAGAAGGTGGATTTGGTGAAGGTAAAAAATGTATGCTAGCTAAAACTATAAGTGAAATACATGAAACACGATTATTGGATGTAAACGCTAAAATTAATGAACATTTGGATGAGTTTGAAATTGGAGTGGATTTATTAGATTTAAAAAACTCAAACGAGAATCTCGTTCCACTTTTAAATGGTATTTACACAAAGCAATCCATAGCAAATTCTAAAAATATTTATCTTCTAAGTGAACAAGGGTATATGTTATTGGTTGGATTCATGAAAACTGAAAAAGCAAAAGAAATAAGAAAACAATTAAGAAGAGAATATTTTGCAATGAGAGAGGTAATAAATTCTGATGAACAATTAAAAGCTAAGTTATTATTAGATATCTATAATGGTGGACAAGAGGGAATAGTAGCATCAAAAGAATTAGCAAAACTAGAAAAGAAACCATTGCTAGAAAAAATAGAAAAAGATAAACCTAAAGTAAATTATTTTGATGATTTTATGAATAGCAATGGATTATATACATCAACTCAAGTTGCGAAATTATTTAAATTTAAATCAGCGCAACAATTTAATAAAACATTAAATGAGAATAGAATTATATTCAAGCAAGGTAAATCTTGGCTTCCATATTCTGAAGTTGATAAAACGTGGTTCAAGGTAATTGTTGGAGAAAAAGAAGGTCATAATTATAGTAACCTTAAGATTACTCCTAAAGGTATAATGGCATTAAGTAAAATTTTAAAAATAGAAATAAATAAAACTGATTTACAACAATTGGCATAGATATAAAAAAATATAGAGATTTTTTCTCTATATTTTTTAATATATTATATTGACAATATATAAATATTCATATATAATATATTAAAAAATATAAAATAAGAAGGTGATTATATGTTTTTAAATTTTAAACATTATTCAATAGTTTATAATGATAACTTAGGGGAAATAAACTTAGCTGATTATTATATTAACTCAATATCAGTAGAAGTAACATTTGAAAGTTACAATTTAGTATTAACTAATGATATATTAAAAATAGATATAAAAGATTTAAGTAATATAAATGAAGATTCTTTTTTATTCATAATTGACTTTATGAAAACAATAACATGTAATAAAAATGAAATAGAAATGTTAAAAATAGAAATATATAATAATTATAATAATACTATGAAATATAAGGAATTGAATGAGAGAATGGAAAAATTAGATATGATAAATAGTAGTTTATTTAATGCTTTTAAAGATAAATTTCATTTCAGCTTTGAAACTGATTTTGAAAATTTCATAACATTATATATAAAAAGTGAAAAATAGTTATTGACAACGTATAAATATTCATATATAATATATAGTATAAAGAGGATATTTAATATCCTCAGTTAGTGACAATTGATAAAAACAAAATAAAAAATTCAAAATATTTTTTTAAAAATAGTTGACATTATATAATCTACATGATATAATAATAGTATAAAAAATAAATAGTCCGAAAGGACTTTAAACTTGGAGGTATTTATGTTTGGAAGAACAATAATAGAAGATGTAAAAAAATGTTTAGAAGGAACTTATAATATAAAAGAAAATGAATTGACAGTTGATATAATGGATATATTAAATACTTTAGAACCTTATGAAGTTATTAATGGTATTATATGGGATAAAGAAGAAGAAGCTGATTATGAATATTATATTGATGATTATTTAGAAATAGGAATTGAAGAAGGTTGGATAAAAGAAATAACTGTCGATAATACTTACAATTGGAATGCACCTATTTCAAACCATATTGACTTTAGAACTTATCATGATACTAAAGAAGATGAATATATAGTTACATTTAGAGTTCATTGTGGACACGGCGATGTGAGAACAGGATATTCTGAATGGATGTATTTAAAATTTGATTATGAAGAAGAATTTTTAGAATTATTCTTAGAATGTTCTAAATCAGTAGAAGTTGAATTAAATGATGAAATATATTATGTAGAAGTAAATGCTTTAAGCGATGAGATAAATTTATTTAAATATGAAAATTATAAAGACATATGCGGTGATGATAAATATGATTTATTAAATGAAATGGAAGAATTGGACTTAATAGAATATTAGGATAAAGAGGATATTAAATATCCTCAGTTATTGGCATAAATTATAAAATTTATTTTTATTTTTTATAATTTATATTGACATTTAATAAGAGTGATAATATAATATAATCAAATAAGAAATAAAAAAGTAAAACAAGAAAGTAATTAATATGTAGGAAAGTTCAAGTCCGAATTTACGCCCTTGGAGTGTTATAAAAAACTCAAGTAGTTTAAAACGAAAGAGAACACGTTGAATAGGGAAGCTTGTTATAAAGTATTGAAACAATATGAAAATGGCTATTGTAAAGATGTATGTGATGATGATTTATTAAATGAAATGGAAGAATTAGATTTAATAAAATATTAGTATAAAGAGGAGAATATTCTCCTCAGTTAGTAACATAAAATAAAATTTTAAATAGGAGTTGGTATTATGAGTCTATTAATTTGGAGTATTTTATTTGCAATTGGATGTTGTCTTATTGCTACTGAAAAAGGTAGAAGTACTATAGCTTGGTTAATACTAGGATTTTTCTTTGGGTTTTTCGCACTATTAGTTATAATTTGTCTACCTGATAAAAATGAATAAAAGAGGAGAATATTCTCCTCAGTTGTATATTTTATTCCATAATGGTCTATAATGGATTTAAATGAATTTAAAAATTAAAGGAGGATAATTTATCATGAAGGTATTTAGAAAGGGCTTAGGATTGATTTTAGGAGGTCTAATGGCTATATCTATGATAGGATGTTCTAATAAAATAGAACAAGCTGAAGGATTGTTAAAAGAAAATATACAAAATGAAATTGAAAGAAATTTAGAAGAATATGAACCACAATATAATGAATTAAATGATAAAGAAAGATTATATTTAAATTCTACTAAAGATATTGATATGGATAAGATTGATGTAGAGATAGAAGAATTAGATGATAGTTATGAAGCAACAGTGACTTTAGGTTACAAAGATGAAGATATAGAAAATTTAAATGATATATTTGTTTTAGAAATTGCAAAAGATAAATTAACAGAAGAAGATTTAAAAAATGAAGATTTTTTACATGAAACAACTTATTTAGAAACAGTAGTAGCACATAGTACAACTTATAAAGGAATAAATGGTGAATTAATAACTTGGTTATATTGTGAAAAAGGATATGAAGGACATACAAAAAATGAATATGGCTATGAAAATGAAAATAAGACCGTTTTAATATGTGATAACTGGGAATTAGAAAAAGATTTTCTTTTATGTTTAGGTGATTTAATGTTTAATATTTAATTTATAAAATAGAAAGGTTTAAATAGCCTTTCTTTTTTATTTTTATTATTGACTTTTAATAAAATTTATAGTATAATATATATAGATATATAAAAGGAGTTGATAATATGGAAGAAATAAAAGTACAAAAATTACCAATAGTAACAAAACAAGAATTCATAAAAAATAAAAAAATAAATTATAAGAATTATGTAATCTTAGTTTTATTTAGTAATTTTCAAGATGCAAACGAAAACACAGAAATTGGATTTGAAGACTGTTACGATGTTGACAGATATGTTTACGAAGACAAAGTTTTAAAAAATAAAAATGAAATCGAAGAAATGAGTAACACAAAGATTGAAACATTTATAAAAACAAGTAGAAAAATTGCTAAAATAACTAATGGTGAAATGGTAGGAATAAGAAAGATTAAAAAGAGTGGAAAAATTGTATATGATTTATTTACATCTTCACATTTATTTGTAACAATAGAAGAAGATATATTAAGGATAATGTGCAATACCTTAAATAGTAATTCAATTAAAATTTATTGTTTTCTAAAGTGGAGATTAATGGAAGGAGGAGATATTATAACAAGAAAAGAAATAGCTGAAAACATAGGCTTAAGTAGTAAATCGCATAAAAATTTACAATTGGTAAGTGATTGTACTAATTTATTAGAAAAAATACATCTAATAGAGAAGAAACGTATTAAATTGCCCTCTGTTGATTCTAATGAATATGATTATCGTACGCATTATGAATTGGTTAATTATGAAATTTGGAAACAAAAATGGGTTTCAAAAGAATAATTTTCTCGCAGAGAAGTAATAGTTATCTATAATTATTTTGTAGTTATCTATAATATTATAGTTATCTATAATATATAAGCCCACTTTTGTGCAGAGGTAGCCCACAATCGTGCGAAAACTTATCAAGGGGTAGCCCACTTTTGTGCGAAAACTTATCAAGGGAAGAATAATTTTCTTCCCAGTTTTTAAAAATAATACTTGACAACAGATAAAGTATGTGATATAATAATAGTATAAATAAAAAAAAGAAAAGGGGAAACGAAAATGGAATGGAATTTAGAAAGAATACAAAAAGAAATAAATGATTTTTCAGAACATACTAGAAAAGTATTAGGAAAAGATATATATGAAACAACAAAAGAATTAGAAGAATGTCCAATAGTAATATCACCTAGAATGACAGTAGCAAAAGGCAAATTTGAATTTAGAATTACAAAGACAAAAAAAGGAACTACAATAAAACCACTTGGAATTAAAATTGCAAAAAATCTTTTAAATGATTATCATGATGAAGATATTATTCAAACTATAAGACATGAATGCGTACACTTTATAGTTAATGTATATAAACAAGATAATCATGGTCATGATAAAGTATTTAAACAATATTGTAGAGCATTAGGAATATCAGATGCAACTTATTCCACTGCTAAACCTAAGATAGAAGAAAGATATATTGGTAAATGTCAAAAATGTGGCTATGAGTATCGTCGAAACAAATTAAGAAAAAGCACTTTTGAAAATTGGATTCTTAATTGCCATTGTCATGAATGTCATGGAGAATTGCATATAATTGATAATAAAGAGCAAGTAGAATACATGAAAGGTAAGAATAATACTATAAAGAAAATTTCTTTAAAAAAATAAAAAATAACTATTGACTTTTAATAAGAGCAATAGTACAATATAAGTAAATAAGATAAAGGAGATTGATATTATGTATATAATGGAAATAAAATGTAAAGATGAACATATATTTAAGATGCTAACTGAATATCTAGAAAAAAGATGCACTCTAGTTGCTTATGAATTGGAAAATAAAATTTGTGTATATTCAAATGATGAAATGGAAAGTGGAAGACTATATGATAATGTTGCCTATCAATTGGATACATGGAAAGACCTAAAAGCAGAAATTAATTTTGTATAGGGGTGATTATATAATGATGAATATTTGTATGGATATTATATTAGTATGCTTGGCAATTGTAACTTTAATATTGACAATAGGACTAATAGGAGTAATTCTGATTGAAATAAAAGATTTTATTAAAGAAAAATTTTTTTAAACAAGGAGAAGAAATTTTCTTCTCAGTTTTTTTTCAAAAGTGCTTGACAACAGATAAGATTCAGTATATAATATAAGTATAAAAGGGGGAATTAAAAAATGAAACTTGAAAGTGGTTCAATAAAAAGAAAATATATTGATATTACAGATGATTTTATGAATTCAATATTTGATTTTTTCATAGAGAAAAAAGAATTGAAAAAAGGAATACCTTATTGCATACAAAAAAATTCAAAAAAATCTTTTGCATGTGGAGGACAAGAAAAAGTTGATAGATATAGTTTATTGTATGTTCCTGAAAATGTTTATACCGAAAGAGAAAGTATAATTAGACAGCATGAATATTTTGTGGATTATTTAAAGCATTATGGTTTTAATTACAATTACATAATGAAAAAATATGAAATGAATTTTTTTCAAGTCTATTGTATGGTTTCTATATTACATGAAATAGGGCATATGATAACACTAAATAGGTCGCTTGATAAACATGGATATAATAAGTTATATTTTGAATGTGAAAAGGAATATGAAAAAAATACTTGGTTAATTGGTGAGATGCAAATGGAACACTATAGAAATATTGAATGTGAAAAAATAGCAGATAAAAAAGCAGTCAGACTTTTCAATAAATACGAAAAAGAAATGATAGAGTTTTTCAAAAAAATAGAAATCGAAGTTGAATAAGAGAAGAAAAATTTTCTTCTCAGTTTTTTACAAAAATACTTGACAATATATAAAGGCTAGTATATAATATAAGTATAAAAGAAATAAATAATAAAAATATTTTAGGGGGAATGAAGAATGGAAAGAAAAATAAAAAATGTTAATGAAGTAAGAGTATTTTTAAATGAAAACATAGAAATGTTTAATAAGAAAACAGGAAATGAAATACCATTATTTGAAAAAGATATAAATCTTAATGGAAGATTTAGAAAAAAAGTTGCTTGTTATAGATTTTATATTAAAGAAAATTCTCAAAAAACAATACTACCATATGACATGCAAATATCTAAATCATTTTTTAAAAACGCAACAAATGAAAAACTTGAATACGTATTAAAACACGAATTAGCACATTATATAGCTAATGAATTACACGATGATAATTGTAATCATGACGATAGATGGAAAGAAATTTGTAAACATTTAGAAATATCTGATAGTCTGAAAGTAAAATTGAAATATGAAGAAAAAAATGATAAATATTTTGTAATCTGTCCAGTGGATGGAATAATAGGAACAGTTAGTAGATTGACAGAAAGTAAAAAAGAAGCTTTTAAAGGTGCTATTTGTAAAAAATGTGGTAGTCATGTTGTATTATACGATAGAAGAAAAAAAGTTTTCCTTGGTGATAAGGAAATAATAGAACGAATGAATTTATTAAACCTAAGTCTAGAGGAAATAAAATAAAATTTCCTCAGTTATTTTCAAAAAACACTTGACATAACATAAACTACATGATATAATAATAGTATAATAAATATAAAAAAAACAAAATAAAAAAATAAATAGTCTTAAAGACTTTAAACTGGAGGTATTTTATGAATTTATTATTATTAATAAGTAGAGCATTAGAAGTATTTGGTATTTGTTTAGCTCTTTTACCTATTCTAAATTACATTAGAGATAGAGCATATTACAATGAATACTCAGCCAATATAGATACGCTTATAGAGGAAATGAGAAAAGATGGATTTACAGTACAAGAGGATAAAGAAAGATTAATAATGGCAATGGAAGAACAAATTAAATTTAGCAAAATGGGAGCAATTTTAGGGGTAATAGGAGTAGTAATAATGGTAGTATTCTTAATTAAGACATTTTAACAAATAATTAATTTAGGAGAAGAAAAAATTTCTTCTCAGTTTTTTTTAAAAATACTTGACAATAAATAAGAGTAATAGTATAATATAAGTAAATAAAATAAAAAAAAATAAAAAGGAGTTGGGGAATTATGAAATATAATTTAAGTCTAATAGAAAGCGAAATGTTGGAGGATGCTATAAAGAAAGTATTAAATAAATATGGAAAAGGATTCAAGAGTGATGATGAATATTATTTATTATTTTTATACAATAGAGTTAAAAATGGAATGATAAACTTTAAATCAAAAGAAGAAATCAAAGGAGTTTTAAATGCTTTGACCAATTTAATGAAATACACCGATGTTGTTTGCACCGACAATTTGATAGAAATAGATAATTTACTTTCTAGGATATGTATAGAATTATATGATTTGATATAATATGGAGAAGAAAATTTTTCTTCTCAGTTTTTTTATAATTAATATTGACTTTTAATAAGAATGATAGTATAATATAAGTAAATAAAGATAAATGGGGGAATTAAAAATGGAGATTAGAACATTCAAAGTTAGATTATATCCAACAAAACAACAAGAAAAACAAATGTTCTTTCAAGCAGGATGTGCAAGACATGTATATAATTGGTGTTTAGCATTTCAAAAAAGCAGATATGAGGATGAAAACATACCTAAAAAAGAAAAATTTATACCATCAAAAGGACTTAGTAAACACTTCACTTCTTACAAAAAACAAGAAGGCAATGAATGGCTTAAAGATTGTGATTCAATGGTATTAGTTACAGGTTATACAGATGCTTGCACTTCATTTAAAAACTTTTTCAAAAGACCTGAAGTCGGTTATCCTAAATTTAAAAGTAGAAATAAAACAACTCCAGCTTTTGCTCCAAATTACCAACGTATAAAAATAAATGAAGATACAGTAAAGATACCTAAAATAGGAATAATAAAATTAGCTAGAAAAGGTTATATACCTTATGAAGAAAGCGAAATGTATCCTAAAATTAAATATGTGAATCCTAGAATTACTTACAATGGGATATATTGGAGCATTAGTGTTGGCTTAAGAGAAGTAAAAGAAAAACCTGAATTAAATCCAACATCATTAGGAATAGACTTGGGAATTAAAGATTTAGCAATTTGTAGTGACGGCACAGTATATAAAAACATTAATAAAACTGCTCATGTTAGAAAATTAGAAAAGAAATTAAAACGTATGCAACGACAAGTGAGTAGAAAATATGAAATGAATAGACAAGGGAAAAAATATCATAAGACTAATAACATAATCAAATTAGAAAAACAAATATTAAAATTACAACATAGAATTACAGATATAAGAAATAATTATAGACATACAATGACACATCAGATAGTAGAAAAGAAACCACAAAGGGTAGTCATTGAAGATTTAAATGTAAAAGGAATGATGAAAAATAAACATCTAAGCAAAGCAATAGGACAACAAGGATTCAATGAAATTAAAAATCAATTAACTTATAAATGTGATGACTATGGAATTGAATTAGTAGTAGCTGATAGATTTTATCCTAGCAGTCAAACTTGTAGCAAATGTGGATATGTAAGAATAGGAAAAGAAAAATTAAAATTGAAAGATAGAATTTTCACTTGTCCTGAATGTGGGCATACAATGGATAGAGACTTAAACGCTAGTATAAATCTAGCACAGCATTAAATTTAACAAAACCGAATAATAATCACTAACAAGATATGTTCGGTATGTAGGAAAGTTCAGTTCCGAATTTACGCCCTTGGAGTATCATACCAACTCAAGTAGCCATTAGGTGAAAGAGGATACGATGAATAGGGAAGCTTGTTATATTGTGTATTGCACTTGTATTGAAACTGCTGATACAATACTGATACAATATTGTTATTAGAAATTTATTATAATTTTCAAAACTCAAAACTCAAAACTTAAAACTTAATAAAAAGTACTTGTATTGACAGTATATTAACGAATACAATTATCACTAATTACCTATACCTGTTGGTATTACTGTATTATAGTTTATGCGAGTATAAGTGTAATATACAATATAACAAGTATTGAAACTTTTCTATTGAATGAAATGAATATTGAAAAGTATGGGTACAAGTGTAATATACAATATAACAAGCATTGAAACTTTCTTTTATGGTTAGCCTTTCATTTTTTATTTTATGTACAAGTGCAATATACAATATAACAAGCATTGAAACGTAAACTAAGGTATGAGAAATAAATAAGGTAATAATAAAATTAATATATAAAAATAAATTCATGAAAAGGGAGAGATGGTTATGAAAAAAAGTGATAAAGAAAAATTAGATAATTTTGTTGACCGACAAGTTGATGCATATAAATATTGTTTCAACGAGGAATATACAAACAAATATCTAGTTAGATTCAGCGAAACTAGAGCCGAAAGTGCAAGATACAATAATGACTTTGGAAAATTACATTTAAGCATACTAAATGAAATTGATGTAAGTGATGAAATACCTAAAGAAGTAGAAAAAGAAGTTAAAGAAATTAAAGAATATTTTGCAAAAGAATTTAGAAAAAAAATGAAACAAATATTACCAACTTATTTTGAAGAACTTAAGAAATCAAAGAAAGCTGAAAAAGAAAAAGAGTCCGAATTAAAAGGCAAGGGTAAAAGTAAAAAATAAAAATAAATTATAAAAGGGGAGAAAAATTATGAAAAAAGAATTAGAAACTAATGTAAATTTAAAAGAAAGAAAAGATTATAGAAAATTAGATAGTTATGAAGAATATAAACAACATGGTAATCAAGGCACAAGAAGAATAGCAAAAGAAAATAGTTTTAAAACAAAAATAAGAATAATAATAAACCAAAGTAAAAAAGAAAATAAATGGTTATTTCATTCACTTAATATAATGTTTGGTACTTGTCATGTTAAGGCTCATGAAAAATGGTTAATGAGAAATATGGAAAATGATAGCAATATATATAGAACATACAATAACATACAAAAATCTGTTGAAAGAAGTTTAATAGAAATCTTGCCAATAAGAGATAAAGTAAGTGATTATCTAAAACTTAAAATTAATAAAAATGGAACTGAAGATAAAAGAAAATGGAAATTAGTATTTGAAATACAATATAAAGAAGTATTAATTATGACTGATGTTTCATATAATAAAATGGTAAATTGTTTAAATGAAGATGAAGAACTTGAAGAAACTGATTTTAGTGGTAGCACTGTTCAATTAGGAGAAAAAGAATTAGGTAAAGAACAATATTTTTCTAAAACATTAAGAGAATCATTTCAACAACTTGACGACATGGCAATGAAATTAATAAGATTTAAAACTATTAATTTACAAGGGGATGATAAATAATGAAATTAGATGATTATAAGGTTATATTTATTACTGGTAGTAATACGGAAGGGCAAGAAAAGGCAATTGAATCCTTAATTAGAGAATTGATTAGGGATGATTTAAAGAATGGAAGGAAACATATATTATATATAAGTCCATTGAAAGCCGTTGGTTGGCTTTCTAAGGACATTGACAAGGATGAGTTGATAAATTATTCATTAAAAATATTAACCTTTGCTGATGAGGTTTATGTACTTCCTGAAAGGGATGAAGAAGTATATCAAATTATAGGAGTAGCGAAAAATTTAGGATTAGAAATAACTTATTTATAAATTTATAAGGAGAAAATTTTCTCCTTTTTTATTTTTTATTATTGACTTTTAATAAGAATGATAGTATAATATAAGTAAATAAAGTAATAAAGGGGGAATTAAAAATGGAAAATGCAATTGATATAAATGAAGTTGTAATCAAATATGAATATCTGATTAAATCAAATATCAAAAGACATTTTTCAAATTTCATTTATAGCAATGATTATGATGATTTATTACAAGAAGGTAGAATAGCTATTGTAAAAGCATATAAGACTTATAAACCTATTGACAATATAGACAATGAGAAATCCTTTATTTGTTATTGTAGTAAATGCATTTACAATTCTATTATAACCTATATTAATAAAAAATATACAATAAATAATAAAAATATTTTATCACTTAATGAAATTATACAAGCTAAAGAAGATGATAAATTGACTCTTGAAGATATGTTAGGTGATTATGATGATGAAACAACTTTATATATTGAAATGTATTTACAATATGTAAAAAATTTAGGTGGAGATTATTATATAATATTTTGTTATATGCTAAGAGGATACAACGGAAAGGAGATAAGTGAAATATTAAATAAGAATTATCGTATTATAAATAAAAAAATGTTATTCATAAGAGAAAACCTAAAAGAAAAATTTAATATTAAATATGAAATTAGAAAAAGTAAAGGAAGTGTTATAGCTTTTATAGACGGAAAATTTTATAAAAATTATGATAATCTCCAAATGGCTAGTGAAGATTTAGGTATTGATAAGAACTCTATTAGAAAAATATGTCAAGGATTAAGGAAAAGTGCAAAAAGTAAAACTCTAAATAAGAAAATAAATTTTGAATGGGGTGATGAATAAGTAAAAAAAATAAAATAAAGTTGGTGATAATTGTTGACAATAGATAAAAAATGTAATATAATTATTATATAATAAAGAATGGGGGAAATTGAAGATGGAAAAATTTGAAAATGAAATAAGAATGGAAGAAATGTTAATAGAAAACGAAAGTTTAGTAGATTGGGTAATACAAAGATTTTTCTATACAACTGTATCTGAGTATGATGTATATGCTGATTTAAAACAAATTGGAATGATAACTTTATACAATGTTATTAAAACTTATGATGAAAGTAAAGGAAAATTTAGTACTTTAGCTGTAAAATCAATTAGAAATAAAATGTTAAGTTTTATTAATAATGATTTGTATAAATATGTTCAAAAAGGTGGAGAAAGAAAAGTTCATGAAAATGAAGGTATGGATGAAGATACCGAAAAAGTTAGAGATAGAACTGTTGGAAGATTAGATGATTTTACTGGTATTTATAGAAATGAAATATTAAATTATATAAAAAATTTAAAAGATAAAAGATTATATGATATAGCTATAATGCTTATGAATGGTTATAATTATGAGGAAATAGGTTGTAAAATGGAAATAAGTAAACAAAGAGTGCAACAATTAATAATGAAATTAAGAAAAGAATTAATAAACAATAAAGAAGAATTAAGTATTAATGAATATGATTATGAAGATGAAAGTGACAAAATAGAAGATAAAGAAGTAATTGTATTTAATAATGATGGTTATCATAAAGTGTTTGACAACTATTTAATAGCTTGTAAAGTTTTAGGTTGTAACAAATATACAATAAAATATAATCTATTAAATAAAAAATATAATGCTCAAGCTAGTTGTACTAAAGCTGATATGAAAGTATCTTTTAAATTTGCTGATTAGGATGGTGATATTGTGAAGGAATATAGTTATTATGATGAATTAATAGTTAACATTAAATTATATAATATGACTCATAGTAAACGTTGTAATAAGGTTACAATAGGTAGAGAAGCCATTAAACATTTGCAAAATTATATTGTAAATGGAAAGATAGAAGGATTAAAGATTAGAGTTGATTATAAAGTTCCCTATATAATTGATGTATATTATTCTGAACTAATTGATGAGAAGAATGATAGAATTGAATATGAAATAGATAAATTAAGATGTGAAAATGAAAACTTAGAAAAAGTAAGTATAAAAACTTCTAATTATATTGATGAATCTTTAAGAGATTTGAAAGTTTTTATTGAGTTTGGAAATTATTTAAAAGAGATTGGAGAGGATGAAAATGAAATATAGAAATATTTTCATATGTTGTTTATTCAATACTTTGGTTAGCTTAGTTAAGATGGCAATTTATATAATTTGGATATTAGATGTAGTTAATGTAAATGTCAATGGTATTTCTTGGTTAAATTGGCTAGCACCTATGCTGAATGATAGTAACGGATTAAACGGATTATTTTGGTTTTTAGTTTTAGTTTTCATGCCTAATGCAAAACTTACTGTTGATGAAGATTAAGGAGAGTTTCTCCTTAATTTTTTTTAAATAATTATTGACTTTTAATAAGGATAATAGTATAATATAAGTAAATAAGAAATAAAAAATAGGAAAGTTCAATTCCGAATTTACGCCCTGGGAGTGTTGTAAAAACTTGAGTAGCTTGTATAAAGTGAAAGAGGATACGATGAATAGGGAAGCTTATTATAAAGCACTGAAACTAAATCAAAAGAAGTTTCATCTAAAACAAGTGATGGAATGATAAAAGAAGATAAAAATAATAATCAAATTGTAGTTAGAACTAGTAAATATGGTTATGAAAAATTGAAAAATAAATTATCTGAAGGTTATAAAGTTAAGTATGTTACTTATTTAAACAATAGTGAAGATTGCATAGTGGAGTACATATTAGAAAAATAAAAATTATAAATGGAGATGGGGTATATGAATAACGAATTAAAGGTTAACATAATAAATGACTATGAAATGCTAATAGATAAATATGCAAGAATGTTTTATTATAATAATGCAAAAAATAATTATTTTGGTCTTGAGGATTTGAAATCAGAAATAATATTAAATCTATTAAAAGACCTTGATAAATTAGATGAAGTAATGGGAAAATCTGTTTTTATAGAAAATTCTATTAAATGGAGTTGTAAAAAATTTTATCAAAATAAAAATACAATGAAAAGAAGAGGAGATGCAACGGTTGATAGTTTGGATAGAAAAATTGTTCATGAAGAAGAAAGTAAAACATTATTAGAATTAATAGAATATGATTATGATTTAGAAAATGAAATTATAGAAAAAGATTTAGTTAAAGAAATAATAAAATATGCTGATTTAATAAGTGAAAGAAGTGGACAAATTATAAGATTGTTCTTAGCTGGGTATACGTTTGAGGAAATGGGCAAAATGTTACATTTATCAAAACAAAATGTAAACCAAATTTTCAATAGGGCAATTAAAAAAATAAAACATAAACACTTAGAATTGTCTTAAAAAATTAAAGGAGATGATAAAATGAAAGAATTTAAAATTGGAGATAAGGTGAGAGTAAGAAAAGATTTATTAGTTGATAGTTTTTATGATGATGGGTGTAAATTTATAAGTAACATGAAGGATACTTTAGGTAAAGTAGGAAAAGTTGTAAGGATATCAGAAAACGAAGAACGTATTAGATATATAATAAAACTTGATTCTGATGATTATTATAATCCATATTGCTTTAGTAAAAGCATGCTAGAACCTATGACAGAAATAGAACCTATGACAAATAATAATAAAATGGAAATATATAGAATAGATGATGATTGTCCTTATGATTCTCTAAATAAGTTTTGGGATGATTTTATTGCGAATAGGGAATGGGCTAAAGTAGTAATAATAAATAATCCTGAAGTAATAGTAATAGATAAAAATTTCAATATTTTTAAAGCTAAATGTCATAGAAGTGATGTTTTCAATCCTGAAATTGGATTAGAAATTTGTTGTAAAAAGAAAAGAATGGGTGAATTAAAAGTAGAAAGAGAAAATATAACAAAAGAATTAGCATTTCTTGAGAAAATAATGAAAAATCTAAAAGAAGATTTAGGAAATTATTAATAGGTGATGAATATGAGAGAATTTAAATTTAGAGCATGGGATACTGAAAAACAAGAAATGGCAACTGTTAATTTTATAGGATTAAATGATTATGAGGTTGGTATGGAAGATGAAGAATGTAGACGTTGGAGAGCTACGTATCCATATGTTTGTAGATTAATGCAATATACAAATTTAAAAGATAAAAATGGAAAAGAAATATATGAAGGAGATATATTAAAAGTTAAACTTGACGATGGAGAAGCTAATTTATATGTGAAATATACTAATGGTGAATATCGTGTAGTAAATGAAGGAAAGTGGGAAGATAGTCTATATAGTTATATGTATTTTGGCGATGTTGAAATCGTAGGCAATATTTATGAAAACAAAGATTTAATAATATAAAATGACTAGAGAAAATTTTCTCTAGTTTTTTTATGAATTGTATTGACTTTATATAAGAATGATAGTATAATATAAGTATAAAATAAATAAATAAGGAGTGGGTGATTAAATGTTCAATATAAGAAAATGTAAAGATTGTCTAATAACTTATATAGCAAAAGATAAAACATATTATAAATTATATACTGAAGATAAAATTTATAAAATCGAAATATCATATTGTCCTTATTGTAAAGAAAGAAATTTAAAAATAAAAAGAATTTTCAGATAATGCTTGACACTATATAAAGTATATGTTATAATTATTATAGATAAATAACCTAAAAGGAGTGGTTGTGAATGTTAGATAAAAACATGAGTATGGATAATTGCATTTTTAAATATGTGAAGTATTTAAATTTATTAAACAAAAGTGAAGCTACAATTAAAAGTTATGTTAGTACGCTACAAAAATTTGTCAAAGATGAAAAAATAAATGAAGTTAATGAATTTGTTAATATGGATAAGGAATTTTGGTTTAAATGGGTAGATAAACAAAAAGATGAAGATAATATATCAATAGCAACAATAAATAAAAAAATAAAACAAATGAGTAGTTTTTATAATTTCTTAGTTAATGAGGGATTATTAGATGATAATTGTCTATATAGATTTCCTAAAGTTAATGAAAAAGGGGAAAATGATTATAAAGGAGATAAAGCATTTAGCGATGATATTATAAAAGCAATATTACAAGCAACAGATAAAGAAGAATTTAACTGTCATGGTAATTATATAAATTTAAGAAATAAAGTAATTGTAAAATTAGTATTTTCAACTGCATTAAGAATTGGAGAAATGAGTAGAATAAAAATAGAAGATTTAAAATTAGAAGATAATAATAAAATAATGGTACGTTCTAAAGGTAATAAAGGTCATATTGGTCGTAGCACAAATTGTAATAATGAAGTTGCTGAACTTATAAGAAAGTTAGTATTATATAATCCAAATAGAGAATATTTATTTACAAATAGAAATGGCGAAAAATTAACCGAACAGGGCATAAGAAATGTTTGGTATGACTGTTGCGATATAGCTGGAGTTCCTAGAGTTCATTTCCATAATGTAAGACATACAATAGGTACAAAAATGGGAGAAAATCCAAATGTTACTTTACAAGAAATAAAAGATACGCTTGGACATTCGACAAGTCGCACAAGTGAGAAATACTATATACAACAACGTAAAGACATACAAGAATCTATGGGAAAAATAAATATATTTGATTTATAAATTTTTAAATGAGAAGATTAATTTCTTCTCATTTTTTTATTGACTTTTAATAAGAATGATAGTATAATATAAGTAAATAAGATAAAAAAATAAAAAATATTATCTATCTTGTATATTCTTCTAAATTTTGTCTATAATATAGATAAAATATAAAAGGAGTGATATACATGAAATATAGAGAAATATTTTTAACAACAATTAATAATGAAAATACCTATAACATGTATGAAAGTTTATTTGCAAAAATGATAGAATTAGAAAAAGTATTGAATAAAAACATAGAAGATATTGAAACTAAAGAAGAATTTATATTATTACTTAATCATTGTATAGATAAGGGCACATATAATTCTATCAATAGCAGATGGAGTTTATTAAAAAAGTATTATGACTTCATAGGAAATAAAAACATAAACTTAATTACAAAAAACGATTTAAATAAAGTTATAGAAGTTAATAAGGAGTATGAAGAAAAAAGATATATCTACAAAGAAGACTTAATAAAATTGGTTAGCAAATTAGAAAACTATTCTGATAAAGCATTATTATTTTTAGCTAGAAATGGTATAGGAATGAAATTTGAAGCAGAAGATTTAGTAAAATTAAAAGTAAAAGATATTGATTTTAGAAGAAATATGATATATAATAAGAAAATAGACGACTATACAATGTATCTAGTTAAAAGAGCAACAGAAGAAAAAGAATATGTAGCACTAGGAAGTTATGAAAAAATAATAGTATACAATATGGATAGTGAATATCTATTTAAGACTAGAAGAACTAAATGGACTAATGATGGATTGTCACATTTAAAAATAAGTGGCATGAGAGGTAGACTTCAAAAAATAAAAGAGGAATTAAATGATAACACTATCATATTAAGCAATCTTACCCTTAGTTATGTAGTTGATAAAGTAATTGAACATCAACATAAAATAGAGAGAAATTTAACTCAAAGCGAATTAAGGGATTATTTAAAATATGAATTTGGTATTACAAAAAATGTTTATGATATTAGAAACATGACAAGACAAAAGGCAAAATTTATTTAATAAAAGGAGAAGATATTATGGAAACTAATATAAGTAGATTTTTAAAAGAAAAAGAAATGAGTGAAAGCACTAGAAAGTCGTATATTACATTATTCAGAAATATAGAAGCACATGAAACAACAATAAATAGAACAATAGAAGATTGGAATAAAGAAGACTGTATAAACATGTTATCTTCTTTAGACTGTAGAAAGTATAATACACTAGCTGTTAAATGGAGTTTATTAAAAAAATATTTAATATTTATAGGAAATAAAGTATATAGAGATATAAATAAAAATGACTTATTAGATATAGAAAATGGAACATTAAGATATATCCCTTATGAAGAAGTTATAATGGGCGTTAATGTATTTGAAAACTATTTAGATAAAGCTATAGTCCTATTGTTAAGAAATGGATTGAAAGGTGAAGAAATCATCAATATAAAAATGGATGATATTAATGTTGAAAAAAATGAAATAAAATTAGAAGATAAAAAAATAATTTTAGATGATTATACTATGGGAATAATTGATAAAGCATCTAAAGAACGTGGATATAAAATGTATGTTAAAGAAAAAAGTAATTATGATTACTACTACTATAATGAAAGCAATCCATACCTATGGAAAAATAGAAAAAATAAATTTAACAATGATGGATTAGATAGAATTAAAGAAAATGCAGGTAGAGATAAGATAAACAGAATATTAAGAAGAATAGATGTTGAAGGAATATCAACTACTTCTTTATATAATTCTTATGTTGCAGATAAAATCAAAAACTTTGAACTTGAAACTGGAATTGAATTAAGTGAAAAACAAATCAAAGGTTTATTAAATAATATGAATATAAAAGCAAATGTATATTCTGTATATAACTTAAAAAGAAAAATATAAATTTTTTAAAATATATTGACTTTTGATAAGAATTTTAGTATAATTAAGAAAAACAGATAGGAGAGAAAAATATGGAAAATTTAAACGAGGTTGTTGAAATATTTGATTTAATAACTAAAACTAGTGGCAAAAATGACAAGATTAAAATAGTCAAAAGAAATAAAGACAATGAATTATTTATAGAATGTTTGAAATTTTTATTAGATAGTAATATAGTAACTGGATTAAGTAAGAAAAAAATAAATAAAAATGTACCATTAGACAATGAATTATTTATAGAATACTTGAAGCTTTTTTTGGATAGTGATATAGTAACTGAATTAAGTGAGAAAAAAATAAATAAAAATGTACCATTAGACAATGATAAACTTAAATTAGATACAATTAGAGAGGTTATGGAATACTTGAAAGCACATAATAGTGGTAGAGATGTGGATATTGCTATTGTAAGAGAATTTTGTAATAAACAAACTGATACCAATAAGGAGTTCTGCATAGGTTTATTTACAAAATCATTGAAGATAGGAATAGATGTAAAAGGAGTTAATAAAGCTATACCTAATTTAATACCTTCATTTGATATAATGTTAGGTAGTAAGGGTGATTTAAATAAATTACCTAAAGGAAATAAATTTATAACTGAAAAGTATGATGGTGTTAGATGTTTTACTCAAATAAGAAATGGAAAAATAATAATGAAAAGTAGACAAAATAAAATTTTTGAAGGATTGGTTGATATTGAGAACTCAATAATTGAATTAGGACTAGATAATATATGTTTAGATGGTGAATTATTATCAATAGAAAGTCCATATGAAACGGTATATAAAGATACTATGAAAATTGTATCTACTAAAGATAAAGAAAAGCATGGTATTAAATATCAAATATTTGATATTGTTCCATTGGTGGAATTTGATAACAAAAAAGGTGAAATGAAATATTCTGAAAGAAGAAGTTTATTAAATACAATAAAAGATACTAAATATATAAATATAACTCCAATATTATATGAAGGTACTGATGATAGGGAAGTGCTTAGAATTTTAGATGATTTAAGAAATAAAGGTGCAGAAGGTGCTATGATTAATATAGATAGACCTTATGATTTTAAACGCAGTAAAGTTTTGTTAAAATTAAAAGTAATGAGTACTTGCGACCTTAAGGTAATTGGATTTGAAGAAGGGGATGGAAAATTTAAGGGAACTTTAGGTAAAATTATTTGTGATTATAAAGGATATGATTTAGGGGTAGGTAGTGGATTTTCAGATGATATGAGAGATGAAATATGGAATAATAAAGATAAATATTTAAATAAAATTATTGAAATCCAATATTTTGAAGAGACAAATAATGAAAAAGGAGAATTAAGTCTTCGCTTTCCGGTATTTAAAAGATGTAGATTTGAAAAGGATGAAGTAAGTTATGAATAATTTTTTTAAAATAATTATTGACTTTTAATAAGAGTAGTAGTATAATATAAGTAAATAAGATAAATAAAAGGAGAAAGTGAATGATAGAAGAACAAAAGGACTTTAAAGACTTATTCAATACTAATGATTACTACGTTTTAACAAGAGATTTGGATAATGTTTTATTGCAAAAAGGTTTTATTTATTCTCATTCAGAATCATCAATCAGAGCAAGAACATTGATTGGCTATTGTGTGATAGCAGAAAAAGATTGTAAAGTAACATTTTTTAGAAAAGATAATGATGTTTCAGTAGGAATAATAGAATTAGAAAAAACTAGAATGTTCGGTCATACCATAAAAGGAGTTTTAAATATGACAACCAATGAATTAGAAAATCGAATATTGAAGGTATTAGGGGTGGATGAAAAATGAAAATTTTAGTCAGAGATTTATACAAAATGAAACCTGATGAAGTATTTTGCATAGGTGTAGATGAAGAATATGCAAATGAACTTTGTAAAATGTTAAATAATAGTTCTATGAAATTAGATGGTAAGTATTTTCAAGTAGTGTCAGATGATTTTAAAATATACTTAGATAAAAATAAATAGGAGTTGATATAATTGAGAGAACCTAGAGCAATAACTATATATGATGGAAAATTTATACCAATAAGAAGTAAGAATGTAGTTAAAATAGGATATAATGGTAAGAATAGCTATGTGGTAACATTAGGATATGATGAAAATAATGAAAAAGTAATGAAAATACATACTTATAAAGATGATGATAATAAGCTAGTAGAATTTATAGATGAGGAAATGGTTAATAGCTTTTTTTCAAAAATGTTTTTTTATTAAATTGTTGACTTTTAATAAGAGTAATAGTATAATATAAGTAAATAAATAAATAAAAATAAAAAGGAGAGATGTATAATGGCTTTAGAATGTAATAGAGTAAAATGTGGTGGTTATTTAATAAGTAAAAATATAATGTTAGGTGTAAACAAAGAAACTAGAAAAAATTGGATGATGGGACAATTAAAATTAAGAATTGCTGAAAATCAAGAAGTTGACTTAACTATATTTGCAAATGAATTTACATCAACAGGTAATGCAAATAAATCTTATCAAGCTTTAAAAACTATAAGAGATGAATATAAATCTTTGGATAGTACAATAACAAATAAAAGAATGAGTAGCGATGCAAAACCTGAAAAAGATGAAGCAACAACAGTAGGTAGCTTAGAAGAATGTGACTTTGTATATGCTAATAAAGGTATTAAAATTTCAATGAATCATTATATGAGAGATGGTCAATTGAATTCAAACTTTAGATTATCTGTAAACTTTGTAAATAGAGCAAAAGAAACAGATGCTAAAGAACCTTATTTAGAAGGTGAATTAATAGGTGTAGTAAGTAAAGTTCCAGTTATATTAGAAGATAGTGATGGAGAATATATAAAATTTGAATTAACTGTTCCTGAATATAGAAATGCATGGGGAGATAGAGAAGAAAGTGTAGCAGTTGATAAATTTGAAATAGTAATGAAAAAAGAAGATTTTAATAGTGATGATGAATTTGAAGGTGCTAAAGATTTCGTAGAAAGTGAATTTGAAGAAAATGTAGTTGTATCAACTTCAATAGTACCGACAGTAAAAGTGGTTGCAGTTGAAGAAGAAACACCAACTAGTAAAAGAGGATTTGGTAAAAAGGTTGAATTTACACCTTCTACAAAAGTTGTAAGAGAAATAAGAGCAATAGGTGGTTTCCCACTTGAAGAAGAAGAATATGCAAGTGATAATGCATTTAACTTAGAATTATATAGTAAAGGCGTAGAAGAATATGAAAGAAAACTAGAAGAACTTAAAGAAGACCAACCAAAAGATTTTACTGCACATAAAGGATTTGGTAAAAAGACTTCAACAGATTTACCATTCTAGTATAAAAATAATATAATATAAAATAAAAATAAAAGTAGAGATAGCTGATTAATTCCTATCTCTACTTTTATAGGATAATGGAGATGGATTATGGGGAAAATATATTAAAATTTTTATAAAACATTATTGATTTTTATCACTTATCTTAGTATTATATAATAAAAGAGGTGATAAAATGATAAAATCATTCACAATTAAATTATATCCAAATAAACAACAAGAATCATTATTTTATAAACACATTAATTGTCAAAGATATATTTATAATTGGGCATTAAATCTAAATAATGAATTATATAAAAAAGATAAAAAGAAATATTCTTCAACGGAATTAGGTAAGATGTTAACACAATATAAAAAGCAAGAAATTTGGTTGAATGAAGTTTCTAATGCAACATTGAAAGAAGCAATTAGAAATTTAGATAAAGCATATACTAATTTTTACAAGAAAAGAGCAAATCTACCTAAATTTAAAAGTAAAAAGAAATCTAAATTAAGTTTCTATAGCAGATATGAAACAATTAAATTTTATGAAAATAATAGAGTTAATTTAGAAAAAATAGGTAAAGTTAGATATAAATCTAATTATAATATTGATTTTATTAAAGAAACTTCTTTTAAGAATCCTCATGTTAGTTACAATGGTAGATGTTGGATTTTAACTTTTGCCTTAGATGTTGAAAATAAGTTTGAAACTTTAACAAATGAAGTGATAGGAATAGATTTAGGTATTAAATATTTAGCAATTTGTAGTGATGGTGTTGTTTATAAAAATATCAATAAAGAAATGACAATTAGAAAATTAGAGAAAAGATTAAGGGGATTGCAACGACAAGTTAGTAGAAAATATGAAATGAATAAGAAAGGGGGACGTTATGTTAAAACTAATAATATTAAAAAGTTAGAAAAAGACATTAGACGTATTCATCGAAGACTTAAAAACATAAGATTGAACTATTTGCATCAAACAACTGCTGATATTGTGAAAACCAAACCATATAGAGTTGTTATGGAAGATTTAAGTATAACTGATATGATGAAGAATAAATCAATAGCTAAACAAGTATCTAACTTAGGTCTATATGAGTTTACAAGACAAATGAAATATAAGTGTGAATGGAATGGTATTGAATTTATACAAGTAAGTAGATGGTATCCTTCAAGTAAAAAATGTAGTAATTGTGGAAACATTAAAAAAGATTTGAAGTTATCAGATAGAGTTTATAAATGCGATAAATGTGGATTAGATATTGATAGAGACTTCAATGCTAGTTTAAATCTTATGAATTATGGATTATCACATTAAAGATAACCATAATATGTACCCATTCGTTAGTGGGGAATTTAAGTCCTTCAAATATTATTACTAGAGTAGGTTCGCTGAAATAGAATAGTAAAAGGAAATTATAACTTTTTATAAGTTTTAAGTAACGGAATAACGATGATAAATTTTTTAAAAGACCTTAAGACTGGTGAAATAGGAGAGATAAAAACAATAGAATACTTACAAAAAGAAAACTTTACACAAGGTATAATAGATGTTAGGGATGATAAATTTTGGAGAGATAATGATGTTGATTTTATATTGATTTGTAAAAATGGGGATTTGTTAAAGATAGAAGTAAAAACTGATACTCAAGCACATCTTTCTAAAAATATAGTATATGAATACACAAGTAATAAGCATTATGGAACGAAAGGTTGCTTTGAGAAAACAAAGTGTGATGTAATGTTTTACTACTTATCAGAAGTAGATAAATTATATTATATTAATATGTATAACTTGAGGGAATATATAAAAAATGAAAAAGATAATTTGAGAGAAGTTGAAATGGGTGACTATGCTTTAGGATACCTTTTGAGAATGAAGAAAATGTTAGAATTGGAAATCATGTTTGAAATATAATTTTTTAAAATAAATATTGACTTTTAATAAGAGTGATAGTATAATATAAGTAAAGATGATAAATAAATCATCTAATATATTAAGAAAGGAAAGATAAGATAAGATGGAAAGAAAAGGTAAAGATAATGAAATATTAGAAAAGGTAATGGAACGAATTAAAAAAGACAAGATGAATTATATAGAAGATAATAGGATAAAGGAAAATATATTAGACATAATAAAAACAAAGAAAATTTTTTATGATGTAAAAAAAATTAGAGATAATATTGAAGAAACAGAAAGAAGAATAAATGAATTAACATTAATTGAAAGCAGAATAATTAATACAATTAAGAATGAATACGATGTTATTAAAAATCCAATAGAAGAAATTGAACAAGATTTAAGTAAAAGAAAGGATGTTCTTACAAAGGAAATAAGTGTTTTAGTAGATATGAAAAAATTATTAGATAAAGATACAGATAAAGAATTGATAGATGAAATTGAAAAAATGAAGGTTGAAAGATTAAGAAATAAGCGCATTATAATTGATTTATTAGATATTTTATTAAATAAAAATGAATAAATAAAAAGGAGAGATGTATAATGGCACTAAATTTAAATGATATTAAAAAAAGAACTCAAGAGAATAAAGAGAAAAAAGTAAGTATAGACCCACGTTCATATTCTTATTTAGTTTATTCTTTACCTGATGGTGGGAAAACATCATTGGTTAGTGGTATGTTTGAAGGAAAACATTTAATGTTAGCTACTGAATATGGTGCAAAGGCTTGTCTTTGTGCAAATGAAATAGAAGTTGCATCATTTAAAGATTTAAAAGAAATGTCAAAAGTTTTATCTGACCCAAAAAGTATTGAAGAATTAGGATATTCAACATTAATTGTCGATACTGCTACTAAAGTTGGTTCATATATAGAATCATATATATTATCAAGAGCAGGTAAACAATTTATGGATGAAGTAAAAAAATGGAATGGTGCTTATGCCTTAGTAACTAGATACTTTGATGAAATATTTGACCCTATAAAATCTGCTGGTTGGAATATTGTATGGACTTGTCATGCTACAGTAGAAGAATTAACTGATAATAAAGGACATAGTTATTTAAGATATGAACCACAATCTAATAAAAGAATTTTAGATATACTAAAAAAAGAAATGGATTATGTTTGGTTTATAGATAAAAGATATGACGATGAAGGAAAAGTTCATAGATTTTTAGTAACAGATGAATGTAAAACTTCTTTTGGTAAAAATAAAACTAATAAATATGTAAGAATGCCATTAGAAATAGAATTAGAAAAAAATGAAAAAGATAGTGCTAAAAAAGTATGGACAGAAGTAGAAAGAGCAATAAAAGGTTTTGGTGAAGATAATATAACAACAGAAAGAAAACAAGCTACAATAGGAGAATTTACAGAAAAATATAGAGATATAGATGAAATAAAAGAAGATGTAGTTAAATTAGGTGGAGAATGTGCTGAATTAGGATTAAGAGATAAGGCTATATTAATTATGAATAAAGCATTAGGTACTGATTCAGAAGGAGTACAAAGAACATTAGATGAAGCAATACAAGATAATGCTGAAGCATTGGAATTATGTATAGAAGAAATGAAAGATTTAATAAAAGAAAATAAATAATATAAATGAAAATAGGAAGAATAAATTTCTTCCTGTTTTTATTAAATATTTATTGACTTTTAATAAGAATAATAGTATAATATAAGCAAATAAACATAGGAGAAGTGATATTAAATGGAAAAAGAAAAATTAGATAAAATATTAGAAAATCATAAATTATGGTTAAATAATGAAGGTGGAGCATGTGCTGATTTAAGAGGTATTGATTTAAGAGGTATTGATTTAAGATATGCTAATTTAAGAAATACTGATTTATATAGTGCTAATTTAAGAGGTGCTGATTTAAGATATGCACATTTAAGATATGCAAATTTAAGGGGTACAAATTTAAGGAGTGCTGATTTAAGATATGCTGATTTAAGAAATACTGACTTAAACCACACTAAATTATATGATGCTGATTTAAGTGGTGCAAATTTAAGATATGCTAATCTATATGATGCTGATTTAAAAAATACCAATTTAAGAAATACTGATTTGTATAGTGCTGATTTAAGGGGTGCTGACTTAAATAGTGCTGATTTAAGGGGTGCTAATTTATATGATATTGATTTAAGAGGTGCTAATTTATATGATGCTAATTTAACTGATATTAAAACAAATATACACACTATAGGATATAATTTAGCTTGTCCTGAAGAAGGTAGTTTTATAGCATATAAAAAAGCTAAAGATTGTATAATTAAACTGTTGATATTAGAAGATAGTAAAAGAAGTAGTGCTACCTCTATCAAATGCAGATGTGATAAGGCTAAAGTCCTAGATATAGAAAAGATAGATACTGGTGAAAAAGTAGAAAGTATTAGTAGTAGTCGTGATAATGATTTTATATATAAAGTTGGAGAAATAGTAAAAGTAGATGATTTTGATGAAAATAGATGGAATGAATGCTCAACTGGAATACACTTCTTTATGAATAAACAAAATGCTATAAAATATTAAATAAAGGAGATGGTAAATTTGGAAGACTCGTATCGGTTGATGATACTAAAATATGTAATTTTAGTAATCGTAAGTGTATTGTTATTATTTAAATTAATTAAAATATTTTTGTAAGGAGATGATAATGTGGGTGTATTAGGTGTATTACTAATAAGTATTTTGACAGTAGGTGCAATTTTTATGTTTGTCGTTAGTGTAAGTGAATTATTTAGATAGTAGCAGTTCTAGTAGAGGTAGTAGTCATAAAATTACTACTTCTATTTTTTTATTTTATTATTGACTTTTAATAAGAATAATAGTATAATATAAGTAAATAAGATAACAAAGAAAAGGATAGGTGATTTTTTAATATGATAGATTTAAATGATTTAGTTAAAGGAGGTGATTTCAATTCATACGGAGACTCTAATTATGTTCTATTTAATGGAGATTGTTTAAAAGTAATGGATTATTTAATAGAACATAATATACAAGTAGATTGTATACTTACTGACCCTCCGTATGGTTGAAATCGGAACTACTACATGTAAATGGGATAGTGTAATTCCATTTAATGAAATGTGGGAGAGAATAAATAAGTTGATAAAACCTAATGGGGCTATATGTTTATTTGGGAATGAACCATTTACAAGTAATTTAATATGTAGTAATTTAAAGGGATTTAAATATAGATGGGATTGGAATAAGAAAATACCTAGTGGTATGGGAAATGCGAAATATAGACCTATGCAACAAACTGAAGATATATGTGTATTTACAAAAAATGGAGAAAAGACAATATATTATCCACAAATGATTAAAAGAGAAAAACCTATAAAAAGTGGTGGTAATAATATCCAAGCAGGTGCATATGCTGATTTTAAATGTATGGGTAAAGGAAAAGAATATAAAAAAACATATGAATATAAAAATCCAATAACATTAATTGAATTCAATAAGGTAAGAAGAGGTGGTGTTCATCCTACTCAAAAACCTGTTGAATTATTAGAATATTTAATCAAGACTTATACTAATGAAGGTGATTTAGTATTGGACTTTACAATGGGAAGTGGTAGTACAGGCGTTGCTTGTTTAAAGACTAATAGAAATTTCATAGGTATAGAATTAGATAAAGATTATTTTAACATTACTAAAGATAGAATAGAAAATAATAAATAAGAAGAAGGAGAGATGTTAAATGAGTATAAGAAGAATAACTAGTTTAATAGAGGAATTAAGTAAAAAAAATGATAAGCAAGTTATAATAGAGGTTAATGATGATAAAGAAGTTATTGAGCAAGTATTAATATCATTAGAAGAATTGGGTTATTATTGGTCAAATGGAAGAGAATTGCCAACTCAATGGAAAAAGATTTATGAATTAAACACAAAATCTATTATAGCTAAAAAATCAAGAACAAAAATAATATTTAGAGATAATGCTATGTATTCAAAATGGCTTCCTGATATAAAATATGATACCTTAAAAAAAATAATTGATGAAGAAAAAGATAGAGATGTATTAGATGTTTTATTAGAAGAATTATATAAGGCACAAGATAATAATGAAGAAGATAATTTTATAGATGAATATAAATATTTATTAGAAGAAGGTTTACACGAAACACAAGTATTAAGATATATAAAAGATAAAGCAAAAGATGTAGGATATAAAATTTATAATTATAAACACTTTAATGTAGGAGATAAGTTAATATTTGAATTTAGAGATAAATTAATAGCTTTAGTAGAAGTAGGTGAAGATATATCAGAAGGTGCTAATTTAATAGTAAGTCATATTGATAGTCCTAGATTAGATGTTATAGTAGGTGAACCATTTGTATCTAATGATGATGGAACATTTATAAAAACACAACCATATGGGGGAATAATACCACAATTATGGTTGGATAGACCTTTTGTAATGGTAGGAAAAATAAAAATAAACGATGAAATTAAATATATAAACACTGGAGAAAAAGGATATTTATTTTCTATAACTAGTTTATTACCTCATTTAAGAGGTAGAAAAGAAGTGAAAGACTTATCTTATGACAAATTGTTAGTAAGAATGATTAATGGAAATAAAGAAGAATTATTTGAAATGCTAGAAAAAGAATATGGAATAACAAAAGAGAATTTTGAATTAGCTGATTTAAGTTTTGTACCTTATTTTAGAACTTTAGAAATGGGATTAGATAAAGATTTATTATTAGGCTATGGACATGATGATAAAAGTTGTGCTTATGCTGAATTAGAAGCTATATTAACTAGTAAACCTAATAAAAAAACAAAGATAGCTTTATTTACTGCTTATGAAGAAACTGGAAGTGGACAAATGAGTGGTGCTGAAACTCAATTTATAGATGATATATTCCTTACTTTAGCAAATGGACATACATTATTGACTAGAGAGTTTATGAGAAATACAAAGGTAATTAGTGCAGATGTAACTGGTGGATTTGATAGTAATTATAGTAGTCATTTTGAAGATAGTGCAAAAGCAATTTGTGGTAATGGTGTTGCCTTAGTTCCATTTACTGGATTAAAAAGAGGAAATGATGCAAGTATAGAAATGAGAGAATACATTAAAGGCTTATGTGTTGATAATGATGTGAAATATCAAGTTGATACAACTAAAGTTAGTGAATCCGGTGGAGGAACAGTTGCTATGTTCTTTGGAATAAGAGGAATGGAAACAATGGATTGTGGTGTACCTACATTGGCTATGCATAGTCCTATGGAAACAATTAGTAAACGTGATTTAATAGAAACATATAAATTATATAAAGTTTTTTATGAAAATTAATTGACTTTTAATGATGGCAATAGTATAATATAAGTAAATGAATAAATAAAAAGGAGAGATGATAAGAAATGACAAAAAATGAATTAAATAAAATATTAGAAAATCATAAATTATGGTTAAATGGTGAAGGTGGAGAATGTGCTAATTTAAGAGGTGCTGATTTAAGATATGCTAATTTATATAATATTGATTTAAGATGTGCTAATTTAAATAGTGCCGATTTAAATAGTGCCGATTTAAGATGTGCTAATTTAAGAGGTGCTAGTTTAAGTGGTGCTAATTTAAATAGTGCTAATTTAAGTGGTGCTAGTTTATATAATGCTAATTTAAGAGGTGCTAATTTATATAATGCCAATTTATATAGCTCTAATTTAAATAATGCAAATTTAAATAATGTTAAAACAAATATGTATACTATAGGATATAATTTAGCTTGTTCTGAAGAAGGTAGTTTTATAGGGTATAAGAAAGCTGGAAAGTATATTGTTAAATTACTAATAATGGAGGATAGCAAAAGAAATAGTGCTACAACTCTTAAATGTAGATGTGATAAAGCTAAAGTATTAGATATAGAAAAGATTGATACTGGTGAAAAAATAGAAAGTACCCCTAGTGACTATGATATTAATTTTATATATAAAGTTGGAGAGATAGTAAAAGTAGATAATTTTGATGAGAATAGATGGAATGAATGTGCAAGTGGCATACATTTTTTTATGAATAAAGAAAATGCTATAAAATATTAAAAGAGGTGACGTTAAATGATTGATTGAGATGTTATAAAATAAAATAGTAAAAATAGAAAGAATAATTTTCTTTCTATTTTTTTTTACAATAATTATTGACTTTCAATAATAGTGATAGTATAATATAAGTAAATAAACAAATGATAAATAATATATAGAAAGGGTGATTAAAGGAGAGATATAAATGAAAATAAGTAAGAAAATAAGAAAATATATAGGGTTAGGATTAATAGTCTTGACTCTAGTAACTAGTATTGTAGGATATAAAAAACATGAAGCAAAAGTAAATGCTATTAATTCAGTAAAAAATATAAAATCTAATATAAACAAAGATGTAACATTGGATAAAGCGTATAGCAAATATATACAAAAATTAAATTACACTTATTATAAAGATAGTGAAGGAAATCAATTTGTAGAAATAAATGGTAAAGTATTATTAAAAGATAAAAATAGAGTAGCTGATATGAGAGTAACATATTTAGTAGATGGTGATAATACAAAATTTTATTCTATGTATTTAGATAAAATGAAAATGACAGAAATAGATTATTTAATCTTAAAAGTAAAAGCATTTGGTAGTTATGATAGTACAAATTTATAGGTGGTGATATTATGGACGAAAAGAAATTAAAGAATACTAAAAATTGTAAAGATTGTTTTTATAGTGTAAGAAATTTGTGTTATATAGATGGTCATAATATTAATTATGATGTTTACAGGGCATATTCATGCAAATATTATAAATATTGTGAAAGTAATAGACATTAAAAATAATTGGAATAAGTTTAAAGGGGATGATATTATTAAATTTAAACCTATTATAAAATGGAGTGGCAGTAAAAGAAGTCAATCAGAGGAGATAATAAAAAGATTTCCAAAAGAAATAAAAACGTATTATGAACCGTTTGTAGGTGGTGGTAGTGTACTATTTCAATTATTAAATAGTGATGTAAAAGTAGATAAATATGTATGTAGTGATATAAATAAAGACTTAATTGAGTTATGGAATTGTATAAAGCATAATCCTGAAAAACTATATATAGAATATAAGTCAATGCATACTAAATTAAACAATATGTCAAACGTAGAATATAGGAAACAATATTATTATAAAATAAGAAAAATATTTAATGAAACAAGAAATCCATATTTATTTTTCTTTCTTAGTAGAACTTGTGCAAATGGATTGATTAGGTATAATTCTAAAGGAAATTTCAATACATCATTTCATTTTTCAAGACCAGGGATTAATCCTGAAACACTAAAAGAAATATTATATGAATGGAGCAATTTATTGAATAAATATGATGTTTCTTTTATATGTCAAGATTATAAAACTATAAATTGCAATTATGATGATTTAATGTATTTAGACCCACCATATGCAAATATAAAAGGTGTGTATTTTGGTCAAATAAATTATGAGGAATTTTGGGAGTATTTGAGAAATACAAAAGGAAATTATATTCTTAGTTTTGATGGAAAAACGGGGAATAAAGACATGACATATGACATACCTAATGATGTTTATGATAGTCATGAATACATCTATAATGGAATAAGTGGTTTTGGAAAAATTCATAATAAACAAGAATATGTAAGTGAAAGTTTATATATTAAATTCAATAAAAATTAAGTTTAATTGGAGGATGTTATGTTTAAGGATTCAACATATCAAAAAGAATTTAGCTTTCCTTGTAATAAATGTGGTAGCGTAGTAGTAGCTGAACATGATATAGATTATAGATGGGATGATAAAGGAATGTATCTTGATAAAATTTATTGTTTGGAATGTAAGAGAGTATTTTTAGAATATGAATTTAAGAAAGATGAAAATTCTAAAGCAGTAATAGAATTTCAATGGACTAAATGGAGGGATTAGATAAAATATGAAATTTAAAATAAGATGCTTATAAAGGAGGTGATAAAATGAATAGGGTTGAAAAACATATTATTAAATCAAATAATAAATACTATGATTTACTAGATGAGTTTTGTTTTAAATCTAAAAATCTATATAATTATGCAAATTATATTATTAGACAAGAATTCGTTAATAATGGAAAATGGATAAGATATAACGATTTAGATAAATTGTTAAAGCAAGAAGGTAATAATTTTGATTATAGGAATATGCCATCCTCTGCGACAAGTCAACAATGTTTAAGATTATTAGATAAAAATTGGACTTCATTTTTTAGGGCTATAAAGGATTATAATAAAAATCCAAATAAATACTTAGGTAGACCAAAACTACCTAAGTATAAATCTAAAAATGGTAGAAATATTCTAATATTAACCTATGTAAATTGTAAAATCAATAAAGGTATAATTAAATTTCCTAAATCATTCAAAGGATTTTACTTAAAAACAAAAGTAAATAATAATTTACAACAAGTAAGATTTATACCTAAAGATAAATATATTATTGCCGAAGTAGTTTATAGAGTTAATGATATTAAACAATTAATTGACAACAATAGATACATTGGTATTGATTTAGGTTTAGATAACTTTGCAACCATAACTAATAATTGTGGATTAATCCCATTAGTAATAAATGGTAAGGGTCTAAAGTCAATAAATCAATATTATAATAAACAAATATCATATTATAAATCAATAGCTAAGAAAATAAATAAATTAGATTATACCAATAAAATGAAAAAATTAACATTTAAGAGAAATAATAAAGTTGAAGATTATATTCATAAAGCTAGTAGATTTATAGTTGACTATTGTAGAAATAATGAAATTAATACTATTATTATAGGTAATAATAAAAATTGGAAACAAAATAGTAAAATGAGTAAAAGAGTTAATCAAAACTTTATTAATATACCTTATTATAACTTTATTCAAAAGGTAAAATATAAAGCAGAAGAATTTGGAATACAAGTTATAATTACTGAAGAAAGTTATACAAGTGGAACTTCATTTTTAGATAATGAATTACCTATTAAAGAAAATTATAATAAGAGTAGAAGAAAACATAGAGGATTGTTTGTTAGCAACAATGGGATAAAGATTAATGCTGATGTAAATGGTTCATATCAAATTATTAAAAAAGTATTTCCTAAAGCATTTGCTGATGGAATAGAGGGTGTAGGGTTACATCCATTCAAGGTAGATTTATTGTAGTTGGATAAATTGATTGATAAATTAATTTTATTAAAATTTTTAACTGTTAATAAAATTAATAACCTGAAGCTTTGAAACTTGAAAGGGATTATATTTATTATATAGAAGATAATAAAATCAAAAAAATTCATATGAATTATGTAATAATAAAGGAGTGATGACGGTTAAAGATAATTATAAAATTTCAAAATAGGAGAATGAAAAATGAATAATAACAAAAGATGTATAAATTGTGATGGAGAATTAAAATTAGTAGATGAGAAAACATTATATGATGAGGGAATTAGAGGATACGATGGAATGGTGTATTCTTATGAATGTAAAAATTGTAATTGTTTTATTCAAGTACTAATTTATGACAACGAAGATTAATAATAAAAAAGGGAGATGTTGATATGTTACAAATATTAGGTGCAATAGTAGTAAGTGCTTTGTGTATTGGATGTTTATTTATGTTTGCAGTTACTGTAGCAGAAATATTTAGATAATAAATAAAGGAGAATAAGATGTTGCAAACATTGGGTACAATAGTAGCGATTGTTTTATGTGCAATATGTTTATTTATTTTTATATTTGGTGTGACTGATTTGTTTAAATGAATGGAAATAGGAAGAATAATTTTCTTCCTATTTTTTTATTAATAATTGTTGACTTTTAATAATAGCAATAGTATAATATAAGTAAATAAGATAATAAAAAGGGAGTGAAATATATGACTAGACGTAAATGTAGAAAATGTAATGGCGATATGGAATATTGTAAGATGGGTAGAGGAAGTTATAGTTTTATATTCTTATTGGTAGGTGGATGTATGATGTGGATACCAATAATAGGATGGATAGGTGCTCCAATATGTTTTATATTAGCAATATTAATGTTATTAGTACCAACTCACTATTTTGCGAAATGTGTTAGATGTGGTGAAGTTGTAAATATAACAAAGGAAGAGTATGAGAGGGTGATGAAATAATATTTAGTGGAAGAAGGGAATTTTAATATGGAAAAATAGAAAGAATAATTTTCTTTCTATTTTTTTAAAATAATCATTGACTTTTAATAATAGCAATAGTATAATATAAGTAAATAAGATAAATGGAGATGATTGTAGATGAATAAAAAAAGATTATATATCTATCATACATTTTTATCAAGAAGAAAAGATTTAGGGCATTTTCATAGCATAAAAGATTTAACAAATCAGCTTGATTACATACAGGAAATGGGATTCACTGCTATATTGACAAATCCAATATTTGAAAGTGCTGATGATAGTCATGGATATCATTGCATTAATTTTTATGAAATAGACCATAGGTTGGGCACAATGGATGATTTTTATAATTTATTAAAAGAATTAGAAAAAAGAAATATGTCATTAATACTTGATATAACTCTTAATCATTGTAGTGACCAAAGTTTTTATTTTAAAGATTTTAAAGCTGGTAAAAATGATTTCTTTGTAGTCAAAGATTATCCTGAAAATGATAGACCTACTAACATAAGAGGTAGTATTTATGAATGGAGAGATGACTTAAAGAAATACATAGTTGCTCCATTTGGAGGAATGATACCTGCTTTAAATGTATCATCACCTAATGTTAAAAATGAAATGAAAAACGTATTAAACTTTTGGTTAAGAAAATCTCCAAATCATCTACATATCAGAGGAGATGCAATATTTCATAATAGCTGGGCAGTAGATAATTTTGATGGATTACCTTATTGTAGATTTATAAGAGATACTATAAATGAAATAAATCCTGATATATCTGTGGTTGGTGAGATTTGGTATGACATGACTTATCATGATTTAAAATATACTCCTGTTGAATATAATAAAATATTAGGTAATACATTTGACTTTTATAATGTATTTGGTTTAGTTAATCAAATTAGAGAAGGAAGAAGATATGAAGACCTTTATATAGATAGTATATACCCTAAATCTTCAACTCTCTTCAGCTGTAACCACGACTGTAGTAGATTGTGTACGATGTTGGACAATGATAGAGAAAAAGTTAAAATGTTTTTAAGAGCAATGATTGAAAAAACTAGAGATGAAGATTGTGTTAGTATTTACTATGGTACTGAAAATAATATGGAAGGCTTATTGTGGGATTGTTCTGATACAGTGGTTAGACAAAAGTATACAATAGAAGATATGGCACAAGTTATTAAAGATAAAGATTCATTATTTTATTATATAAAAGATTTAATAGCTAAAGATAAAGAGAGAAGAGGAATAAAATAAATAAATTATAATAAATAGGAGATGGATGTATGTTAAAATTTTTATTAATATTTTGTTTTATTTGTGTTGTATCATATTTAATATTTGTTTTCTTATTGCCTTGCATAAGTTTATTTAAAGATGGTGAAGAAAGTGAATTATATAAAAAGGTCTCAGATGAAATCGTAGATTATTGTAAAGAAAAAGATATAGATATGAATACAGATGATGATTTTTTATATCAACAAATTTATATTGTTGCAAAAGCAATTGTTTCTATAATAATAGTAATTATAATAATAATGTTTGCATTACTTTGTTTAGTAATATAACTGAGAAAATTTTCTCAGTTTTTTTATTAAATACTTATTGACTTTTAATAATATCAATAGTATAATATAGGTAAATAAGATAAAGGAGAGAAAGTAAATGAATAAAGAAATAGAAAACTTATTAGAAACATATAAGAAAAATTTATTTGAAACAGAAGAAAGATTTAGAGACCTTCAAACTGAAACAGAATTTGGTAAATGGATAGCATATTCACAAATAGTAGAAGATTTAGAAAAAATAATAAAAAAGGATGGTGTGAAATAATATGAAATGTACTATAAGAAATAAAGGTTGCGTAGGATATGGAGGTAACGGACAATGTATATCATTGGAAAACTGTAAGTATCAAGATAGATTTTCAAAATGTGTAAAAAAATGTCCATGCAAAAAGGAGGATGATAAATAAATGAAAAACTATAATGAAAATGAAATACCAAAATATAAAAAGAAGAAAAATAAAACAGTTAAAAAATCAAATCATAAACATGAATACAAAGAATGTTTAGTATATGTTAGTGATATAAATGGTTATTTTTTATGTAAATATTGTGTAGAATGTAATAAAGTTGGAAATGTAACAATGATAACTGAAAAAGATGAGAAAGGTGAATGGTATATACAACCAATGTCTAATAAAGAAATATTAAAGAAATATAAAGACTTACCAATGAGAAGAATGAAAAGTTTAAGTTCTAAATATTTAGATTAAAAATAAGGGGAGATGATATATATGTTGATTAAAGAAACCAAAGTATTTGAATTAGATGATAATATAGCAGATGATATAATTACATTAAATAAAATGGGATATTTTACAGATTTCTGTTGTGAAGGACATATTAAAGATTTTTTTGAAGTAGATAATAATGTATATCATATGGGAACATATATAAAATTTAATACCATAGGTGGATTTAGATTAAAAGTATATGTAAAAAATATCCCAAATAATTGGACTATTGATGATAGCGAATTAATGACAATAAGAAGATATTATAGTAAAGAAGAAGTTGAATTATTTACAAAAGAACAATTACTATTATTAACATGGACTGAATTACGTAATTGGATTAAGAGTTTACCACAACTTACAAATGAAAAATTCATGTTATTGGATTATGAAATGGAAAAATTTGATTAGTGGGGTGATGATATGGAATTAACTGTAGCTTTAGATAATGATGATGTTCTTATAAATTTTATACCAACTTTAGTAGATAAATATAATGAGAAATATGGAACAAATTTTACTGTTGAAAATGATGTAACAGATTGGAAAATAGATAGAACAAAGTTTACACATGGATTATTCCAATTATTAGAAGACTCCAACATTATACTTGAGATGAAAATAAAAAGTGAAATTATAAAAGATGTTTTAGAAAAATATCACAATAAAGGTGTACATTTTATATTAGTTTCTGCTACTGAAGAAGAAAATACTTTTGAAAAGAAAATAGAATTATTAAGAAAATATGAAATAGATAAATATTTTGATAAATTTGTAAATACTGATTGTAAACATATTGTATCAGCAGATGTATTGGTAGATGATTATATAGGGAATTTAGATAATTATAAAAAGTATCACCCTTTTGCATATACAATATTATTTTCAGCACCACATAATAAAAACATAAAATCTAGTGTTCATACCAGGGTTGACAATTGGGAAGAATTGGATTATTGCTTAGGTGAGATATTAAATTATTATGAAAATATATAAAGGATTTTAGGAGGAGATGATATTATGGATTGGAGAGCGCCATTTCTTAGAGAAAAAGATATAAAGGAAACACTAAAGGAGCTAGAAGATTTAATAGATATACTGCAAGAGGATAAAGAGGATTATAGACAAGCATATTTGGAAGTTAAAGATGAAAAATTTAAAGATGAAGAATTAAAAAGATTAAAAGAAGAATTAGATTTTTATAAAAGAAATAATTTAGTCACATTGAGTGATAAACAAAAGAAAAGAGCAGATGAATTTATACATGAGCATTATAAAAAATGTGATACAGGATATAAAAATTTTGTATATACTGTTACGCCAACAAATGTGATAACTATTGTTGAATTAAGATGTCCTGTATGTGGTGAAATAATAGATGTAAGTAGTTATGATGAATAATAAAGGAGGTAAAGAGTATGAAAAATTATAAAATATTGGCTGAATATTATAACAAGGAAAAATTAATTTATTATATAGTGGAGACTGAAGATGGAAAAGTTGTAACTGTAAAAGAAGAAAATTTATAATTGATATAAAACGACTGATTTTTTCAGTTGTTTTTATTTACTTTTTATAAAAAACATAGTATAATATAAATAAGAAATGTATTTTAGACTTATAAAGAGGGGGTGATAATGTGGCTAAGGTAACTTGTAAGATTTGTAAAAATAAAATAGAAAAAAGTGAAGCATATGTTATAACAAAAATTAATGAAAAAACAAATAAAAAAACAAACTCATATTATTGTTCTAAAGAAGAGTTTGAAAAAGATAAATATTTAAAAAGCCTATGGCAAAAACTTCTTATCAGTATAGATGATATATTATGTTATACATGTGTATCTAAAGTAAAAGTCAATGAATTAAAGGCATTGGAAAAAGAGTATACAAGAGAACAAATATATAATTGTATAGAAAGTAATAAAGAAGAAATTAAGAGATATTTAGAAATAAAAAATATACAAGATGAATATGGGAAAATAAGTTATATATTTGCTTGCATTAGAAATAAAATAAAAGATAATACGGCAAATTTTGGCACAACTGAAATAAACACTAATGATGATATAATTATAAATTTAAAATATGAGGAAGATAGTGATATATTTGAAAGATTAGAAAGACAAAGAAGGAATGCAGATAAAAATTCAAATAATATATTTAAAATAATAGATAGTAAAAAGAAAGGGGATAGATAAATATGAAAATTTCAAAAGAAAGATTAGATACTGAATGTGCTATACTATCTTGTATATATCAAGATTTAACATTAACAAGTGAATATGAATTAAGGTCAGAATATTTTTCTTTAAATGATACAAGATTTTTCTTTTCATTAGCTTATGAATTGGCTAAAAAAGTAAAAGAAATTGATGAATTATCAGTTAGTGGATTTGTTGGAAGTAATGGATTAATTGAAGTTTTTAATAATTATGGTGGATATGAAAGAATAGAAAATTTATTAAACTTAAAAGCTAATGTAGAGAATATAGAATCATATATTGATAGTTTGAAAAAAATGATATTAATAGAAAGATATATTGATTTAGGTATTAATTTGGAAAGAAAATATGAAATAAGTGGAAGAACTATAATACCAATAGAGGAAGCTCCATATTTAAATTGTACTCAATTTAGTAGCCTTATGCAATCAATTATATTAGATGTTGGAGTAGATGTTGAATTTCAAGAATTTAAATTACAAAGTTTACATTTTACAGATGAAGAAAAAAGAAGAGTAAGAGAAAAAGAAATTAGTGATACTTCTCATTTTGATATAGCAATGACATGGAAGACTGAGGAAAATGAAGATAGATATATACAATCATTTAAATATTTAGATAAAGAGTTAGTAGGTTTATCAAGAGGATTAGGTATTCATGTAATAGCATCAACAACTGGGGTTGGTAAATCTACTATGTTATGCAATGTAGCTATGGCATTAGTTGAAAGTGGAAATAAAGTTATGTATGTATCAAATGAATTTGAATCAATATATTTAAAAAGACTTATGGTTAGCTATGTATGTAGTAACGTATTCCATTGTAAAACCATTACAAGACAAAAATTAATTGAAGCAGATTTAACCGATGAAGAATATGAAATATTTGAAAAAGCTAATGATTTTATAAAAGAAAAATTTGAAGGTAAAATGACATTTGTTTGTGTTGAGGAATTTAATTTTGAAAAGATAACTAAAGTTTTTAATAAATTAGGAATGACTGAAGGATATAACTATTTAATGGTTGATACTTTTAAGAGCAATGATATGGATAGTGCAATGATAGAAATGGTTAATAATTCTAAAATACTTGATAAATGGGGAAGAAAAAATGGATATGGAGTAGTTATGACAATGCAGTTATTAAAGAGTACTGATAAGGTTTCATATTTAACTGGTTCTCAACTTGCTTTTGCTAAACAAGTATTGGATGTTACTCATAGTGTTTTATTAGCAAGAAGGGTTAGACCTTGGGAATTAGACCCTGAAAATAAAGCTTTCATTGACCCATTTTATTATGAATATAATAAATTTGAAAAAACATTTAAACAAAAGAAATTTAAAATAATCAATAGTCAAAATGGTGGGACAGATAAACAAAATGAATATAAGAAAGGTTATTTAGATAAAAGTAAAAATTATATAATGTTATTCTGTGATAAAAACCGTAGTGGAAGAACGGATTTTGTATTATTATATCAAATGGATAGCTTTGGAAGATTAACAGAATATGGATATGCAGGAAAAGTAAGTACAGGAATGCTAATGCAATAAAGAGGTGAAATTTATTTTACCTCTTTACTTTTTATAAAAAGTGCAGTATAATATAAGTAAATAAGATAAAGGAGAGATAAATATGAGTTATAAAATTGGTGATGTAGTTAGAATAAAAGAGGACTTACAAGTGGATGAAATATATGGCAAGTGTAATGTTATGGAAGGTATGTTGAAATATAGAGGAACACTACACACTATAAACTATATTGACGACGATGGTGATTATAGCTTAAAACCAATAAATAATTCTGAAGATAGAACTTATTATTCATGGCATAAAGATATGCTAGAACCTGTTACAATAAAAAATAATGAGAAAATAAAGGAGAAGAATGATATGAGTTATAAAATAGGAGATGTTGTTAGAATAAAGGATAATTTACAAGTAGGTGAAAAATATGGAGAGTGTAGTGTTACAGAAAGGATGTTGAAATTTAGAGGAAAAGTTGATATTATAGAATATATAGATGATGACGGTGATTTTGAATTAGCAGACGATAATAATAATTATTCATGGAACAAAGATATGGTAGAATTTTTTGAATTAAAAAATGATAAGAAAATAAAGGAGGAAAATGGTGTGGAATATAAAATAGGAGATGTTGTTAGAATAAAAACTAACTTACAAGAAGGTAAAAAATATGGCAAGTGTAATGTTATGAAGGACATGTTAAAATTTAAAGGGACAGTTGATACTATAGAAAAGATAGATAGCGATGGTGATTTTTATTTAGCTAGTGAAGATAATGCTTTTGCATGGAATAAAGATATGGTAGAACTAATAAAACAAACTAAACATATAAGTGATTTAAAATCAGTTAAAATGCCTAGATTAGACATATATGAATATATACTAAATGGCTTAGAAGAAACATATAAAGCTAAAAATAACGATTATGGTAATAGTGTTGCTGACACTTATGATAAATTTGGTAGTGTATCTTTCCTAGTGAGAATTACCGATAAGTACAATAGATTAATGACATTATGTGACTCAAATGCACCTGAACAAAGAGTAAAGGATGAAAAAATTGATGATACGATATTAGACTTAGCAAATTATTGTTTGTTATGGCTAGTTGAAAGAGAATACAAAAATCAATAAAAGGAGGAATGTAAAGTGGATAAAACTACCCTTATTATAGCTGGTATAGATATAGGAATAGGAATAATACAGTTAATGTGTGGTCAACTAATTCTAGGTGCAGGAATGATATTAATAGGATGTCTTTTATTTCTTATTTGTTAAAAAGAAAAGATAAATAGTAGCAATTTCCCCTCTTGTAGGGGAATTTTATTATTTTACTTTTTATAAAATTGTTAAAATAAGTAAGAAAAAATTATTTTTATTTCTTTACTTTTTATAAAAAGTATAGTATAATATAAGTAAATAAGATAAAGGAGAGATTGATAAGGAGGGTATTAATTATGATTGCTGAAACTATACTATACCTAAATAAAATAAATTTTCAGAAAATTGTTTGACTTTTAATAAGATTTTTAGTATAATATATATAAAATAAATTATAAAAAGATTGGAGAGATATTTATGAAAAGGAATAAAGTTATAATAAGAAAAAATGGAGAAGAACAAAAAAGTTATTTTATGGATATAATTTTTACTTATGGTAGTGCTTTATTTTATCCTAGTGTAAGAGGTTACTACTTAGTTTGTTCACCTTGTACTCTAAAAGGTACATTAAAAGAAGATGCAGACCTTGATGATTTAAGTATAAAAGATGTTGAATCAATAGACACAAAATTTGAAGCTAGAGAATTATTATTTGAAATGGCAGAACCTAATGACAAAGCATTATCAGTAGCTGAAGATGTTGCAGATAACTATGTTGATATATTAATATTTCAAGTAGAACAATCAATAAAAGATGAAGAAAGAAGAATTGAAAAAGAAAGAAAAGAAATAGAAGATAGTATGAAATCAATAGAAGGATTATTCGATGAAATAAGAAATCCTAAAAAAACAGATGATGAAGATGATGAGGATGATAATATAAATACAGGATTTTTTACTTTTGATACATCTAAATTTAATTCTAAAATAAAAAAACAAGCTGAGGATTCAGATGGTGGTGAAAAATCTAATACTACTTTAGATGATGTAGCTGGATTAGAAGAAGTTAAAGTTGAACTCATGGAGTTAATAGCTGGTTTTAATGATAAAGAAAAATTTAAGAAGTTTAAAGTCACTCCTCCTAGAGGGGTATTATTAGAAGGTGAACCAGGTAATGGTAAATCTTTATTAGCTAGAGCCATAGCAGGAGAAACAGATGCAGTATTTTATTCAATGGCTGGTTCTGAATTTAATGAAAAATATGTCGGTGTTGGTGCATTAAGAGTGAGAGATTTATTTAAAAAAGCTAGAAAAAATAGACCTGCCGTTATATTTATAGATGAAATAGATGCAGTTGGTGGAAAAAGAGAAGAAGAAAATAATAAAGAACATAATGCTACATTAAATCAATTATTAGTTGAATTAGCAAGTACTGATAATGAAGATATATTAGTAATAGGTGCAACAAATAGAAGTGACATATTAGACCCAGCTTTAAAAAGACAAGGTAGATTAAGTAGACATATATACATACCTAACCCTGATAAAAAAACAAGATTAGAAATATTAAAATTATATGCTACTGATAGACCTTTAGCAGATGATGTTGATTTAGAAGTTATAGCTAGTCAAACACATGGTATGGCTAGTGCTGATATGGAAGGTATATTAACAGAAGGTGCAATGATAGCAATAAGAGAAGATGCTGATGAAATAACTCAAGATATGTTATTAAGAGCAATAGATAGACAAATAGCTGGACTAGAAAGAAAATCTACTGTCATGATAGATAGAGAAAAGAAAATAACTGCTTATCATGAAGTTGGACACTTAATGATGTCAGAAATATTAAATAATAAAAAATTAAGTAAATGTACAATCATACCACATGCAGATGCTTTAGGTTACTGCTTATATCATGAAGAAGATGATAGATTTATAAGAACAAAAGAAGACTTAATAAATAGTATGATAGTATCTCTTGGAGGGGCAGTAAGTGAAAAGGTATTCTTTGGACATGAAAGTAGTGGATGTAGTGGAGATTTAGGAAGTGTTTCAGCAATAGCACAACGTATGGTTTGTGATTATGGTATGAGTGAATTAGGTAAAATGAAGATAGATGAAAGAAATCTATTTATGCAAGAAAAAATACATGAAGAAATGAAAAAAATAGTTGATGAAGCATATAATAAAGCATTACAAATAGTAGAAGAAAACAAAGAATTAATATCAACAATAGCTGAGGAATTAATGGAAAAAGAAACATTAGAAGGATATGAAGTAGAAGAACTTATAACAACTTATAACATGAGCATGAAAAAATAATAAAAGATATATTATCAAAAAGAGATGTAAATATTTACATCTCTTTTTATTTACTTTTAATAAAAATTTTAGTATAATATAAATAGAAATAATAAAGGATGGTGAGTTAATTGAATAGTAATGAACTTAAAGATAAACTTACATTGGATATGATAGTTGATTTAGTTTTATATTTAGGTGGAGAATTTAACGAGCAGATGGAAACAAATGAAAAAATGGTCTTAAATACATCGTTATGTCATGGTGGTGAATCATGGAAATGCGAATTATATAAAGATTCTTTAATTTTTCATTGTTATACAAATTGTGGTAGTTTTGATATAATAACATTAGTTCAAGAGGTAATGGATTTAACATTTGCAGAATCAATTGAATTTATTGAAGATTATTTTAATTTAAGTATGAATTTTCAAAAAGGATTTGGTAGACCTAAGAAAAAAGAAGTTCCTATAAGAAAACCTATTAAAAAAGAAATAGATTTTAATGAACAATTGCCACAATACGATGAAAGCATACTCAATACTTTTGTCAATTATAAAGCTATTGAATGGATTCATGAAAATATATCAGTTGAAACTATGAATAAATACGGTATCAAATTTAATATTGAAAATAATTCAATAATCATACCCACATAGAGACCAGTTGGGAAGACTGGTCGGCATAAGGGAGAGAAATTTAGATAAGAGACAAGTAGAAATGTTTGGCAGAAAATATGTACCGTATACATCTTTTGTACATAAGATAACATATAAACATAAACTTTCAATGAATCTTTATGGTATAAACTTCAATAAAGAAGCAATTAGTAAATTTAATAAATGTATTATATTCGAAGCAGAAAAATCAGTATTAAAAATGGATAGTATATATGGAGAAAATAATCCTTCAGTTGCGGTTGGAGGGTCTAGTATAAGTCTTTATCAATTAAATTTACTAAAGGAATTAGGAGTAAAAGATGTATATTTAAGTTTTGATAAAGAAGAAGGAGAAAAGTGGAGAGTTAAACTTGATAAAATATGTAGGAGAGTTTATGATTTTGGATTTAATGTATTTATCATAGAAGATGTGGAAGGAAAATATTTAAATTTAAAAGAATCTCCAATTGATAGGGGTGAACTTGTATTCCTTGAGCTGTATAGGAGGGCTAGAAAATATGAATAGTTTAATAGAAGTTTATATATATGTTAATAAAGTAAATAAAACAACTAAAGCTAGTTATGGTATTTATTTAAAATACATTAATGATGAATTAGAGCTTATTGCAGATAAAAAAGTTAGCAGTGGAGTTATACAATATAAAAAGATAGAAGAAGTTATTTATTCTTCTATTTTAGACAGTTGTAGACTTATAAATAACAAAGATTTACCTTTGAGAATACATTGTTCTTTTGATGGATATTATAGTACAACTAAAGAACTAGATAAAGAAGTTAAAAAATTTCATGATGTGTTCTTCTATTTCAATGAAGTTAACGAAGTGGCAGAAGAATTATCAAAAGAAAATCTTAAATAATGATTGATTTTTAATAAGAATAATAGTATAATATAAGTAAATAAGTAAATAAAGGAGAGATTAAGTATGAAAAGTATTTTAATAAAAAAATTAAATGAAGAATTTGGAGTAAAAAGTTACATGGGTAAATCAATAAAATTATATAATTTCTATGTTCTTTGTAGTTTATATAAAAAATTAAAAAATGAAAAAGAAAATGGAGAAGTGGAATAATGGAAATAAGAAGAATGCATACGGTAAAAAATAATGGTAAAGAAACTACTTTGATTGTTGGAAATTATGTAAAAGTGAAAACTAAAGACGAAAATGTAATAGGAAAAATAGTTGATTTAGGAAGTAATTATATGGAACTTGAATTATCTAAACATAATGTAAATAAATATAAATCATTTCTATATGTTAATTTATTAGAAATAGAAGAATATGAAGATTAGGTTGGTGAATATATGAAATATAATATAAAAACTGAAAACACCTTTGGTAGAACATTAAAAGATATAGTGTTAAAAAATAGAGAATTGACTGAAAAAGATGTGGATTTTTTACTTAATCCTACTTCTGAATATCAAGAAATGCCATTTAAAATAAAAAATGTAGACAAAGGAATAGAATTATTCATAAGTGAACTTGACAAAGGGAGTAACATCGGTATCTTGGTTGATACCGATGTAGATGGATATACTAGTTCTGCTTTAATGTATTTGTTTTTAATTAATGAATGTCAAGTTCCTAAAGAAAAAATAACTTTATTTTTTCACTCCGGAAAACTTCATGGTCTTGACCCAAAAGTTTTTAAACAAATAAAAAAATCTAGTGTAGAATTTTTAATAATACCTGATGCTTCTACTAATGATTTTAAGGAAATTAAAGAATTATTATCAATAGGTAAAAGAATTTTAATATTGGATTAACTGTGATAGTCCCTTCATATAGGAAACTATGTGTCGAAAATACCGTAAATTGCTGGAAACCCCTAAAGCTTAACACACTACAACGTGGCTAGAAATGGCGAACGTGAATGTTGCGAAAGTAGAAAAAAGTTGTTAAGATTACCTAAGCTGAAATAAAAGCCTTGTAAGAGGTGCTAAGGGTAAATTATAATGGGCAATCAGCAGGGAAGTCCCTTTAAAATGGGAAACCTTCAACGACTATAATCGGTATATCTTAAAAGATAATTGTATAGTCTATTCCCTTATTAAGTTAGCACTTTGGGAGAGTGAGTTATGTTATCAAAATTTGATAAAAAAATAGAAAAAGAAATATGTGAATATTATTTAAAAAGAAATAAAGTAACCGTAAAAGAAATGGTAAATTATTTTAATGTATCCTCACCATTTATAAAAATATTTTTAAAAAAGAACAACATAGAATATAAATTTTATTATGCATCAAAAGAAAATTGTGGTAATGTAGATGATTTATTTTTTAATAAAATAGATAATGAATATAAGGCTTATTGGTTTGGTTTCTTTTTAGCCGATGGATATATCGATAATTTAGGTAGTATAGGTATTGAATTGAGTATAGACGATATAAAGCATTTGGAAAAATTTAAACATGATTTAAAAATAGTAAATAATGTTAAAATTTATAATAAAAATTCAACATTTGGGAAACAAACTAATTGTCGAGTATCATTTCATAATCAACAAATGTTATATGATTTATGGATGTTAGGTATTGATTTAGATAAGTCTAACACAGGAACTATTCCAATTATAGAAGATAAATCATTATATAGACATATGCTTAGAGGTTATTTTGATGGAAATGGAAGTTTTGGTTATTACGAATGTAAAGATGGTAGAATAACCCCTAGAAACTTATCAATTTGTGGTAGTAAAAATGTATTAAAATTTATAGAGGATTATACAAAACTTGAATGGAATTGGTCTAAGAGACGAGATTCAAATGATAATAATAGACAAATAAATTGTGATAAAGTAGACCAAAGTTTATCATTTCTTAAATGGATATATGAAGATAGTAATGTATATTTAGATAGAAAATATGAAAAATTTTTAAAGCTAACTTAATTTTTAAAATATCTTGAAAGAGAGGGTATAAAAGCATCATATGCCTCAGTCTAATGGAGAGGAATTTAAAGCAGTATTTAGAAGCACAACCAATGCACTTATTGGAGTTATTGTTAATAATCAACTTGATGAATATTCTCATAACTTAAGTGGTGTAGGAGTTGTTTATAAGTTCCTAGTTGGAATGACTGAGAATGAGTTAGAACATTATTTAGATTTAGTTGCAATTGGTTGTATAGCTGATATAATGGATATACATGATAAAGAAGTTGCATACTTAGTGCATAAAGGTTTAAATAATATAAGAAATGAATTTTTTAAAGAAATATTAAAAGATTTTGATTTAAATGACATAACACCTGAAACAATATCATTTAATTTAGCTAATATTATAAATGGAACTATAAGATTTGGTAGTATGGAAGAATGCGAATTATTATTTAAAGCATTAATAGGAGAACAAGAAGAATTTGAATATAAACCTAGAAAATCTAAAAATAATCCTAATCCACAAGTTCAAATAGAAACATTACAACAACATATGGTTAGAATTGCTAAAAGTGTTAAACAGAAACAAGATAAAAAGAAAAAAGAATGCATAAAACTTTGTGAAAAATATATAGAAGAAAATAATTGTAATGATAGTAAAGTTTTGACAATAATAGATGAAGAAAGAAAATTAGTAGATAAAAGAATAACTGGATTAATAGCCACTAATTTAATTGATATATATAAAAAACCTGTTGTATTACTATCTGCTTCGTCTAAAAAAGATAAATTAATAGGTAGTATGAGAACTTATGGTATAGATGATTTTAAATCAATTCTTGAAAAAACAGAAATACTTACAGTAAAAGGACATAATGGTTCGGCTGGTGTGGAAACAGATTATAGTAATATAAGAAGAGTAAAGAAAAGAATTGATAAAGTTATGGAAGATGTAGAAGTAGAAGATGTAGCAATAAATATAGATTGTGTAATAGATTTAGATACCATATCATTTAAGCAAATGAATGAAATAGTTGATTTAAAACCATTGTGGTTTTCATTTTGTCCTAAACCAACCTTTATTTTATCTAATTTAAAGATTAAGCCTGCGAATATAAAAAATCCATATCCAACATTATTAACATTTGATATAGATGGTATAACATTTAAAAAAGAATTTTGTTCTAGGGTATTCAAAGAAGATTTTTTATGTGAAGAAGAAATGAAAGGTATATTTGGAAGACCTGATATAATAATAGATGAAATGGTAGTAACTATTGAGTGGGACGATTTTCGCAAAAAACCTTGCTTTGGAATAAAAAGTGCAAAAACTCATATTGATAAAGATAAAAAGAAAAAAGATAAAGACATACCATTTTAAATAAAAATTCATATAAAAGGGAGGAGTTGTATAAAATGAAAAAAGAATTATTTCAATATTGCGATAGTGTATTACACATTAGAAAAAGTAGAAGGGTTAGAACCTTTGAAAAATTATTAGATAATTATTGGGCATTTAGAGAAAAAAATCATGGAACATTATTATTTATAACATCGGAAATAGAGGAAACTTATAATACAATCCATAAGGCAATAGTCACATATATGGATTGTATGGATATCATGAACATAAGAAAAGAAACCGATGAAATAATCATAGATTGTTTAATAGGTAATCAAGAAAAAATTGTAATAATAATAAAAAAGGATTATGATATAGGAAATTCAGTTAGAAGTATGCGAGTTGACCAAGTTTTTATTGATTGTATAGATGATAGCGATATTAAAGTTACTAGTGACATAATAACAAATTATTTATCACCATTGACAGTTCATAACAATGGAAAAGATTTAGATAAAATTATATTAATATATTAATTTATTAAGGATAGAGATAAATTCTCTATCCTTATTTACTTTTAATAAAAGGTATAGTATAATATAAATAAAGGAAGGGAGTGGAATTATGAGTAATTATGTAGTTTATCATTTACATGATGAAATGTCCTTATTAGATAGTGTTACAAAATTTACAGACTATGTAGATATGGCAGTTGAAAATAAAATGAAAGCAATTGCTTGTACAAATCATGGAAATATATATCATTGGATAGAAAGGGTGTTATATTGTCAAAAGAAAGGTATAAAATATTTGCATGGTTGTGAAGTATATTTAACTGAAAGTTTAGAAGATAAAATAAGAGATAATTACCATACTGTTCTTATTGCAAAAAATCAAGAAGGTATAAAAGAACTTAATACTTTAGTTGGATTAGCTACAAGAAAAGACCATATGTATTATAAACCTAGATTATCATTTGAAGAGTTTTTAAACATATCTGATAATATTATAAAAATATCAGCTTGTTTACAATCTCCTTTAAACAGATATGATAAAAAAACATCGTTATATGAAAAAGTATCTAAACACTATGATTATTATGAAATACAATATCATAATTGTGATGACCAAAGAGAATATAACTATTATCTTTATGAATTATCTAAAAAAAACAATATACCTTTAATTGTTGGAACAGATACTCATAGTTCAAATAAATATAAAGCAGAATGTAGAACTATGAGACAATATTCTAAAAATATAACTTTTGAGAATGAAGATGAATTTGATTTAACGTTTAAAAATTATCAAGAATTATTAGATATGTTTTCTTTACAAGATGGAAATATACCTAAAGAAGATATATTAGAAGCTATAAATAATACAAACATAATGGCTGATAATTGCGAAGAAATTGTGTTAGATGTTTCATTTAAATATCCTATACTTTCAAATAATGATGAAGAAACTCTAAAGAAAAGAATAAATAAAATGTACGCAGAAAAAGTAGAAAAAGGTATCATTGATGGATATAATCCTAAATATATAGAAAACATTCATGAAGAATTTAGAGTATTAAAAAAAATAGGGATGTTATCTTTTATGTTGTTTATGTCGGAAATGATAGAATGGTGTGAGAATAATGGTATACCAACTTGCCCATGTAGAGGTTCTGTTGGAGGGAGTACTTTAGCTTATATTACTGGCATAACAGATGTTGACCCTATAAGATGGAACACATATTTTTCACGTTTTGCCAATGAGGATAGAAAAGAAATAGGCGACATAGATTGTGACTTTTCACCTTCTCAAAGAGAATTGGTGTATAAATATATAATAGAAAGATTTGGTTGGAAGAAAACGGCTTATATATTAGCTATTGGTACAAGTGCTGAAAAAGGTACTATTGACGATATAGGTAGAGGTTTAGATTTAATGTATAAAAAAAATGGTCAACATTCTAAGTATAATTTAAAATACGTAGAACAAATAAAAAAAGATTATGAATCAGACCCCATAAAAGCAAGAGAAGAATATTCAGAATTATTTTATTATTTTGATGGTATGGTAAATACGGCAGTAAGTCAATCAATGCATCCAGCAGGAATTGTCGCTTCTCCTATAACATTATATGATAATTATGGTATATTCTATAATAAAGACGGACAAATAGTTTTACAAATAGATATGGAAGAGGTACATGAGGTGTCCTTAGTAAAATACGATATATTAGGATTAAAAAACATCGAGGTTATAAAAGACTGTTGTAAATATGCAAATGTAGAATACCCAAAATGTCATACTGTTAATTTTGATGATGATAAAGTATGGGCAGATATGATTAAATGTCCAATAGGTATATTCCAATTTGAATCAGATTTTGCAAGTAAAACGTTAAAAGATTTTGAACCACATAAAATAAACGACTTATCATTAGTCAATGCAAGTATTAGACCTAGTGGTACTAGTTATAGGGATGATTTGATTGCTAAAAAACCTCATAAAAACCCTTCAAAATTGATAGATGATTTATTGGCAGATAATAATGGGTATTTAGTATTTCAAGAAGATACGATAGCGTTTCTACAAAACATATGTGGATTAAGTGGAAGTGATGCAGACAATATAAGAAGAGCTATAGGACGTAAACAAAGAGACAGATTAGAAAAGGCTATGCCACAAATATTAGAAGGGTATTGTAGTAAATCTGATAAACCTAGAAAAGAAGCAGAAGAAGAAGCAAAAGCATTCTTACAGATAATTGAAGATAGTGCCAATTATCAATTTGGAAAAAATCACAGTACAGGCTATTCTATTATAGGTTACTATTGTGCTTATTTTAGATATTATTATCCTTTAGAATTTACAACATCTTATTTAAATAATGCTAATAATTCAGACGATATTAATGACGGTCATGAATTAGCAAAAGTAAAAGGTATAACAATAAAACCTCCTAAATTTAGATATTCTAGGGCTGAATATTTTATGAATAAAGAGGATAATTCTATATATAAAGGTATGGCTAGTATAAAATATATGAATGAACAAGTATCACAAGAATTATATATGTTAAAAGATAATAAATATAATAGTTTTATGGATTTACTTATAGACTTAAATGATAAAACATCTATAAACTCAAGACAACTTAATATATTAATAGCAATAGATTTCTTTGAAGAATTTGGTAAATCTCAAAAATTATTAGATATAGTAAAATTATATGAAAATATAATAAGTAAAAAAATAAAAAGTAAAAAAGGTGAAGTATCATTTAATAAAATTAATTTACCATATCCTAAAGAAATAATAGAAAAATATGCTACTGAAAAGAGTAAAGAAGATAAATATAAACAATATAAAGTAGAGAAAGCATTGGAATTATGTAATGAATTAATGTCTAATATAGAAGATAACGAAATGCCATCAATAGATAAGGTTAGAATTAATCTTGAAATGACTGGAGAATGTAATTATTATTTTGAAGATTATGATTCATCAACTTGTATTGTTATTGATGTTGTAACTAAATTTAAGAACAAAAAAGCATGGATTTTTAATATAAGTACTGGAAAAACTATAGAAATAAAAGTTGGTGAAGGATTTTATGAAGCACAACCATTTAAAGCATTTAGTGTAATTAATGTATATCATATGTTCCAAAAAGCAAAAAAAGAAAAAAAAGAAGTTGAATCAATGGATAAAGATGGAAATACAATAACTAAAACAAAATGGGTGCAAAATGGAGAATTTGAAATATGGTGTGATGAATATCATTTACTTAATGAAGAAGAAATAGAAGAATTAAATAAAGAAGAATATGAATATAGAAAATCAAATAAATAAAAAGGAGTGATAATATATGAAAACTAGCTATTATGCGAAATTTTCTAGGTTGCCAAAAGAAGAAAAGGGTAGATATATGCCTGTATTAATTTCAACCAGTTTGCCTAAATGGTTCTTAGATAGAGAAGAATATTGCATGGAATATAAATTATTAGCTCCATCTAGCGACAATGTTTTTAAACTAAAGAACAACAAAATGTCACAAGAAGATTTTATAAATGCATATACTGATAAATTGAAAGGGTTAGATTTAGAACAAATACTTGAAGATTTATATGATTATGAAGGAATTACAGATACGGAAATTGTGCTATTGTGTTATGAAAAGTCTACTGATTTCTGCCATAGACATCTTTTGCGTGAATATTTAAATGAAAATTTCAATACAAATATTACAGAATTAGGAGTAGATTAATTTCTACTCCTTGACTTTTAATAAGAGTAATAGTATAATATAAGTAAATAAATAATTATAAAGAATTTGACTTATTTAATATATGTAGGTAATGAGGTGATAAGATGAAAAATAGATTTATCATTCAAAGAACATTATTATTAAAAATGTAAAAATATTTGTATCAGGGTATGGATGGAGGGAAATAAATGGATAAAGATAATAAAAAATACTGTAACCAATGTGGAAAATTATTAAGTAAAAAAAATAAAAATGGACTTTGTAAAAAACATTGGGACGAATATAGGAAATATGGTTTCTGTATATCAGATAGTCCTATAACAGAATTTGACAATAATGAAATAATAATACATAAAGATTATGCTGAAATTGTATTATATGATGCCTTGTTTCAAGAAGAACTTGAAGAAAAGATTTTAATAGATTTAGAAGATGTTGAAAGTGTAAAATATGTAAGATGGAATAAGAAACAATCTTGTATAGTAGGAAATGTATTAGGAAAAAATATATTGTTAGCTAATTATATTTTAAACACTGATAGTAAAATAGAATTTATAGATGGAAATTTTTATAATTGCAGAAAAGAAAATCTAAAAATAATCGAAAAAAGAAATAAGAAGAATAAAAAGAATAAAGATAACAAAATAACTATTGAAACAATTGGAGGAAGTACAGTAGATGTTGCCGGAAGTTGTTTTAGTATAAGTTATCCAAAAAGTGATGGTACTATGGGACTATTCTTAGTTGAATGTGGTATGATACAAGGTGGTACTGTATTACAAGATTATAATGATAACAAAAGAATGATTAATGCAGTGCCATTTGAAGAAGCAGAATTTATACTTGTAGGCCATTCGCATATCGACCACATTGGAAATATATGTGCAAGTATCCCTAATGGCTTTAAAGGAAAAATATATAGCACTAAAGAAGCTTTAGCTATAAATGAAAAATTATTATTGGACTGTGCTTTTATTCATGAAAGAAATATAAAAGATTTAAATAAAGGTGGTAGAAAATATGAACCTTTATTTGACGAAAGTGATATATATTTAGCTATAAATAAATTTTCACCAATAGAAAGAAACGAAATAGTAAAAATAAATGATTATGTATCAGTAAGATTTTTAAATAATGCTCATTGCTATGGTGCTAGTCAAATTGAAATATATATAAAAAAACCTAGTAATCATGTAACTAAAATATTATATACATCAGATTTGGGAAGCAATCTTAATATAGACTTCCAACCATTTGTAAAAGAAAATGATATATGTAAAAAAGCTGACATTATGATAATGGAAAGTACTTATGGAGATAGAAGTTCATTCACTAAAGCTAAATGTGTTGAAGAAAGACAAGATTTGTTAACTAATGTTGAAAAGACAATAAAGAATAATCATAGATGTTTAATACCTTGTTTTAGTTTTCAACGTTCTCAGATGGCATTATGTATGTTATATGACCATTTTAAAGATAAAGATATGGGAAATACAATGGTAATAGTAGACAGTAGATTGACCAATGAAGTAAATAATGTTTATTTAAACACTTTACAAGGGGAAGAACGTGAATACTTTAAAGAAGTTTTAGCTTGGGATAGAATAAAATATATATCATCTTTTAAAGATACTGAAAAACTAATGGTTAAAAAAGACCAACCAATGATAATAATATCAAGTTCAGGAATGGTTGAAAATGGACATTCAAAAAGTTGGGCAAAAGCTTTACTACCTTGTAAGGATGATGCAATTTATTTCATAGGATATTGTGGAAAAAATACTCTTGGTAATAAAATACAAAATGAACATACAAAAACTGTTACAATAGATGGAGTGGTATATAATAAAAGATGTAATATAATAATATATAAAACTTTCTCATCTCATGCGCAACAAGTAGATTTATTAAATTATATAAAATGTATCAACGTTGGTAAATCTATAATACTTCATCATGGTAGTGAAGAAGCAAAAAATAAATTAAAAGAATTGGCGACAGAAGAATTACATAAAATAGGTAAAACAACAAAAATAATAACTGTTGGAAAAGGTTGCGATACTTTTAAGATATAATATAAACAATATGAAAGGATAAACTAAATAAATTGGTTTATCCTTTTTTTTTATTTATATTGACTTTTAATAAGAGTAGTAGTATAATATAAGTAAATAAACAAAGGATAGTGATATTATGAATATATATGAAAAATTTTTTACAGAAAAAAGAATAGAATTTTATGAGGAGAGTGGTATCTCCCCAAATAGTTGCATCATGCAACAATGTTTTGCTAATGAATTATCTAAAGAAACTGGATATCGTATAAAAACTGGAGAGTTTTATAAAGGAATAGAAATAATAATAATTTATAATACACGTTGTTCAAATACATTACAATTCTTTAGACAAATATATTAAGGGTGGTGATTGATATGAATAAGTATATATTATTATCTAATGCTGATTACTTAGAGACTAAACAATGTTATGATAAAGTTAAAGAATATATAAAACCTAATTCTAGGGTAGTGTGTATTCCATTTGCTTGTTCACCAATTTATTTATTCAAAGAATGCAATAGAGCATTATCATATAATGGAGATTTTTTCACTCAGCATTATAATCATTTTATAGAGTATGGCATAAGTAAAGATAATTTTTATGTAGCTAATCCAACTGATACAACAAAATTTATCAAATGGAAATTGGAATATTGTGATATTATATACCTAAGTGGTGGAAGTATGAAAGTTTTTAAATTTATGTTACAAAGTTTTGGATTATGGGATACATTAAAGAACATAAAAGATAAAGTTATGATTTTGGAATCAGCAGGAGTTCTTATTTCTCAAGATGATTATATCGTATTTAAAGATGAATTACCTTTTGAGTATAAAGGACTAGGATTAATAGATAATGTAAGTGTTTTTGTTCATTATGATAAAGATAATCATGAAAATTTATTTAATGAATTTAAAAGATTCTCCGATTGTAGAATAAAACAAAAGCTTTTATATGCAGTAGCCGATGATGGGGCATTGATAGTAGATGGAAATAAAATTATAAAAATTGGCAGTATTTATGAATAGGAGATGATATTATGATAAATGTGGCTTTCACTGGTCACAGAATTCAAAATTTATATGGTGGTAGTATTTATAGTAAAAAATATGACATATTGAGAGATAAATTACAAGAAGTTTTTTCTTATGTTGAAAATAAATATGGCGAAATAATTAATGCTTATAATGGACTAGCATTAGGATTTGATACAATAGCCTTTGAGGAATTATGGTTTAGTAGACAAAAAACTAATATAATAGGTTGTATACCTTTTGAAAAGCAATATAAAAAATGGAGAAAGAATGATGTTGAAGTTTACAATGTTATGAAATCGAAATGTGATGAAATTATTTATGTTGATACTGTAAAACAATATAAAGTTAAAGATATAATAGAGGGAGAATATCATGTTGCGAAATTAATGAAAAGAAATGAACTAATGATAGATAATTCTAATGTTCTTATTTCATGTTGGAATCATGAGAAACATGGTGGAACATGGTATGCTATTAGATATGCTTTACAACAAAAAAAATATTGTAGAAATCATAAATATTAATCCTACAACTTTAGAAATAGAAATATTGAAATAATCTATTTACTTTTAATAAATTTATTAGTATAATATAATTAAAATAATAAACATAAATAAATATAGACAAAAGTATACAAATATAGTCTTACCTAGATAGTGAGGTGATAAAATGGAAGGTAAGAAATATAAACCAAAAGAATTTGCAGAATTATTAGGAGTATCTGTAAGAACATTACAAAGATGGGATAAGAAAGAATTATTAGTAGCATATAGAACTCCAACAAACAGAAGATATTATACTCATGAGCAATATTTAGAATATATAGGTGATAAGAATGAATAAATATTATGTATACATTTATTATCGCTTAGATACAAATGAACCATTTTATGTAGGTAAAGGTTGCCGAAATAGATGGAAGGTATTAGACAAAAGAAATGAACATTTTAAAAGAATAGCAAATAAATATCCAATAGTTGTAGAAATTTATAAAGATAATTTAACAGATGAAGAAGCTAGTGGTATTGAATGTTATATAATTGATAAATTAGTATTTGAATATGGGTTTAGTATTGATATAAAAAATAATGAAGGTAATAGAAGTGATTTTCATTTAGTAAATCAAACTTGGGGTGGAGAAGGTAGCAGTGGATGTATACCAAGTATGGAAACAAGATTGAAAATGAGTAAAAGTAGAATGGGATTATGTAAAGGGAGACATATGTCAGAACAAGCTAAAAAAAATATGTCATTAAATCATCAAAATTATAAGCGAAGCAATCATCCTCAAAGCGAATCTGTTATATGTTTACCTACTAAAAGAATATTTAAATGTATATCAGATGGAGCAGATTTTTATAATTGCAATAGAGTCAACATTAGTAAAAATTGCAATGGAAATCAAAATACTTGTGGTGAATTAAAAGATGGAACTAAATTAATATGGAGAAAATTGGTATGGAAACATAATAAAAAATATAGATTAAAACATAGTATTTATTATAATTCAAACATAGAATGTTATAATTATAATAAAATAATAAATAAAAAAGATTATTCTAATATGGTTATATGCTTAACAACTAAAAGAATATTTATGTCAGCGAAAGATGGAGCAGACTATTATAAAACTAGTAATGGTCAAATAGGATATTGTTGTAAGGGGTATCAAATTAAAAATAATAAAAAAATAAAAGTTAAATCAGCCGGTAAACTCAATGGTAAACCTTTAATATGGAAACGTTTAAAATTTAAACATAATAAAGTATATAGAATAAAATAAGGAGAGTAACTTTGGTAGCAAAGTGAAGAATAAAAAAATGGCAGATAAAAAAGATAGATTAAGAACTGAATTGTTTATAACTGGAGTAATTGATGATAATGTAGCTAATAAATTTATTGAAGAAACTCAAGATATAATAGATGATTTTACAGCATATAAAATGGAAACTTCTTATATAAAAGAAATTATGAAACAAAAATTCCCTATGATAACAGTTACTATAAACTCTCCTGGAGGAGATATATATGCTGGTAACTTAATTATATCAAGAATAAAAGAGATGCAAGAATTAGAAATACCTTTAATAGCAAATGGAATAACTTGTATGTCTATGGCATTCATAATATATATAGCATTTAATAAAAGAACAGCAGATAAATTATTTGCTGGCATGAATCATAGTAGTCGTTCTCATTATATGGGATATAGAGAAGAAGTTAGAAGTGATTTAGACCATAGTGATTATATGGATGATTTATATGATAAGATGATAAGGGAACAAACTAATATACCTGAAGAACAAATTGAAGCAAGTAGATTAAAATGCGTATACTATGGCTATGAAGAAGCAATAGAATTAGGAATAGTAAATTATGGATATGAAGGTTGTGACCCTGATTGGGATGAATTAGATGAAAAATTTAATCAAGCAACTGCTTTAGCAGTTCAAACCTTCGCTCAATTAATGGATATGGAAGAAGGAGAATTAGCAATAACTTTATTACACACAGGTTTATCTGAAATTTTAGGATTAAATGATGAAGATGAGGAAGGAGATGAAGAAATGGAAGATAAGAAAGAATGTAAATGTGGTGGAAATTGTGAATGTGACGGAAATTGCAAATGTCATAAAGAAGATAAAGAAGATGATAAAGTTGAAGAAGAAGTAGAAGATAAAGAAGATAAAACATTAGGTGAAATATTAAGTAAATATGATGAAGATGAAGATACTGAATAAAAATAATAAAAAATAATTGACTTTCAATAATAGTTTGTGTATAATATAATTAAAATGCACAAACTATTATTTTTAAGAAGATGATTATGAAGGAGGTATATTATGAAATATAAAAATTTAACAAAAGAAGCAAAGAAATTAATAGATTTATATTGTAAAACTTTAAATATTCCAATTTTTATTTTAGCTAGAATAATAGATGAAAATAAAACTGCTAAAAATTTTTTACAATGTTATCCAATGTTAATTGTAGGTGATGAAATGGAACTTTTAAAAATATTTATAAAATTAACATTATTTAGAGATGGTAATGATAATGAAATATTTAAACCATTTAATGATGAAGATAAACAAGTGTTAAAAAAATATTATGGCATAGAAATATAAGGTGGTGGAAGAAAAATGAAAGGAATTCTAATTGTTACAGTTGGCATACCTGGAAGTGGAAAAACATCTTGGGTTAAAAATTATATAGAAGAAAATGAAGATAAAAATATAGAAGTTATATCATCGGATGAAATTAGAAAAGAATTATTAAACGATATAAAAGACCAAAGTAAAAACAAAGAAGTATTCGATATAATGAAGAAAAGAACGAAAAAAAGTTTATCTAATGGTTGTGTGACCATATATGAAGCTACAAATATATCTAGCAAACGTAGAAGAGCTTTATTAAAAGAAATGAAAAAATATTATTCTAAAGCAATTTGTTTGTTTAAATATAAGAATTTAATAGATTGTATTATAGATAATGGAGCAAGAAGTAAACGAGTTCCTGATGAAGTTATAGAAAGAATGTATAAGAATATAGAAATACCACATAAATGTGAGGGATTCGATGAAATTATTATAGATTATGATATTGGAAGAAAATTATATATTAATAATAGAAGAAAAATTGGCTTAGGTATGGACAAAGAAAGATTTATTGAATGTGATGATTATAAAGAATATGTTAATTTATTAATTGAATTAGGACTAAGTAATTGTATAGAAATGCCACAAGATAGTAAATGGCATAATTTATCCTTAAGTAAACATATGTATTTTTGTTATAAAAAAATAAAAGAGGTTGATAAACTTGATAAAAATTTATTAATAGCTTCTATGTTACATGATATAAGTAAGCCAATAGCAAAAACAGAAGATGAGGAAAATAGATACTGTCATTATTATAACCATGAAAATATGTCAGCTTATGATGTGATAAATATATTAATAAAATACACTAAATTTTGTGATAGAGATATTATGGATATAGCTTGGTTAATAAATAACCATATGATATTTAAAAATGGATATTCATCTGAAAAATTAGTTAGAAAAATTGGATATTTAAATTATGCTAGATTATTAGCTTTACACAATGCAGATAATTCAGCAAAATAATTCTATCAAAGAGTTATCAAATTTACAATTAGTCAGTTGGTTAAAAGGCGATAGGTTGTATTCATCATGAAAGCATGTTGATAACTCTTTGATACTAATATTATTATCAAAAGATTTATAAAATATACATGGATTCTATTGATTTTTATGGATAATATTAGTATAATATAATTAAAATAATCTTAATAAAGGAGAGATGAATTATGAATAATATATTAGCTTCATTAGAAAAACAACAAACTTTAACATTATATCAACTTATGAAATTTTATAAATATTAATTAGTTTATTTTTATTTTATTAAGGTTAGGGGTTATAAAATACAATATATAGTGTCTTATTTTTTATATGCTACAATATATAGTGGTTATATTAGATTTGAAAAGGAGAGATAATATGATAAATAATTTGATTTCAAAAGAAATATGGAATGATAGATATAGAAAACACGATGAAACTTTTGAAGAACAATTAAAAAGAGTAGCAGATTATATAGGTTCAACAGATAAAGAAAAACAAGATTTTTATGATGTGATGATGGATGGATTATTTTATCCAGCTGGTAGAACAATGAGTAATAGTGGAATAGGAAAATCATTAACATTAAATAATTGTTTTTCTTTAAACTTTGTACCTGATTCAATGGAAGGAATATTTAACTTTGTAAAATATGGAGCTATAACTCAAAAAGCTGGTGGGGGAACAGGATATAATTTCTCATTATTGAGACCTAATGGTACTCCAACTTCTAATGAAGCCATAGCTAGTGGGGTAGTATCTTTTATGAATGCATTTGATGCGCAAACCCACACAGTTTTACAAGGTTCACGTAGAGGTGCTAACATGGGTTGTCTTTGTATATATCACCCTGATATTTATGAATTTTTAGAAAGCAAATCTTGGGATGAAGGTAAATTAACACATTTTAATTTATCATTTTTAGTTGATGATAAATTCATGGAAGCCGTAGAAAAAGATGAAAACATATATTTAAGATATCCTTGTATGACAGAAAATGGAGACTTTATATATGATGAAGATAAATGGGATGTAAAAAAAGAAGTTAATGCGAGAGAATTGTGGAATTTAATAATGGAAAAAGCATATAATACTGGAGAATATGGAGTATTGTATTATGATAATATGAATAAAGATAACAATTTAAAATATATGGAAAAAATAGTAACAACAAATCCATGTGGTGAATATCTTAGTGGAGTTATAACTTTAGATGGTAAAGCTAGATATGATTATTTTGGAGCTTGTAACTTAGGTAGTTTATTCTTGCATAATTTTGTTGAAAATCCATTTACTGAAAAAGCTAAAATCGATATGGATAAACTTGAAAAAGCTATTAGAATAGGGGTAAGATTATTAGATGATATAATAGATATTAATAATTATCCATTAGAAAATTATGCTAATTATCAAAAAAATATAAGAACAATAGGATTAGGAATAACTGGATTAGCAGATTTATTTGTTATGTTAGGTTTAGAATATGGTGACGAAGTATCAATTCAATTAACTGATGAACTAATGGATTTTATAGTGTATACTGCTTATGATGAAAGTTGTAATCTTGCTAAAGAAAAAGGTTCATTTAATTTTTTAAATAAAGAAAAATTTGTAGAAAGTAATTTTATAAAAAAACATATTGAAAGAAATCCAAAATGGAATAATATAAAAGAAAAAATATTAAAAGATGGTATTAGAAATGCTAGACTTATATCAATCGCACCTACCGGAACTTTATCTTTATCATATGGAAATAACTGTTCAAGTGGTCTTGAACCTATATTTTCTTTAGAATATGATAGAAAAATAAAAGTTGGTGGTCAAGATGAAGAACATGAAAGAATATATAAAATGAGAGATTATGCTTATGGAGAATGGTTAGAGTTTAATAATGAAAACAATATAGTAAATAAAGATGTGTTTAAGACATCTATGGAATTGAGTGTTAAGAGTCATTTGGATATATTATCTATAATAGCTTTTCATACAGATATGAGTTGTAGTAAAACTATTAACATACCAACAGAATATCCTTTTGAAGATATGAAAGATGTTTATATGGAATGTTGGAAAAGAGGAATAAAGGGATGTACTGTATTTAGACCTAATGAAGTGAGACAAGGTATATTATTAACTAATGAAGATAAAAAACAAGACGAAAAATCTCACGAACTTAAACGTGGTGAATGGGAAGCTAAACCTAAAGGTTGTATAGAAATACCTAGAAAAATATATAGTGGATGTGGAAAAGAGTTACTTCATATTACTATACACCCTAAGACTAAGAGAGTTATAGATTTCTATATTACTTCTAGTTCTAATGGAGGTTGTAAACTTAATACTCAAGGTATAGCTATTGCTATGAGTGGAATGTTAAGAGTTGGAGCATCTTTAGATAATATTAAATGTGCATATAGAGGAATGGGTAATTGTCCATCATTTGCTAGTGCTAAAGCAAAAGGAAAACATTGTTCTAAAGGAAATTCTTGTCCTATGGCTATATTAAACGCAGTAATGCAAGTGGACAAAGACTTAAAAGAAGAAAAATTAGAAGAACTTCAATTATTAGGATATTATGATAAAAAAGAGGATATGGATAAAAGTGGGGAAGAAGTTGTAGAGCCAATAAAAGAATTTGAAAAACAACAAGAACAAGTAAAAGAGTTAAAAAAAGAAATATTTACTGAAAAAGAACTTGAATATATAAAAGAATATGGTGAGGTTGCATTTGCTCAAGCATTTTCTAAGTGTCCAAAATGTGGGGAAAAAATGGAGCATATCGGAGGATGTATAAGCTGTATGAATTGTGCATTTACTAAATGTGAATAAAATTTCAAACCTAGATAAATATTTATCTAGGTTTTTTCTTTTTATACTATTGACTTTTAATAATATTAATAGTATTATATAAGTAAAGGAGTTGATAATATGGATGAAAAGAAACTCTTAGAATTAGGTAAGTTATTAGTTGATTTTTCTAATTTACCATGTGATACAATTATGCAATGTGAAGAATTTTGTCCAATATATGATTATTGTTCAATGTTATTTTCTTTGAGTAAAGGTGTAAGTGGTGAATTAACAATTGATGAAGTATTAGAAAAAATTGAAGCAGATTATAAAAATACAAAATGGGAAGAAAAATAATTGACTTTTAATAAGAATGATAGTATAATATAAGTAAATGATTAAAAGGAGAGATGTTGATGAGTAGAAATGTAAAAGCTAAAAAAATATTTGCATTACTTGGATATTGTAGTTCCGGTAAAGATACTATATTAAAACAAGTGTTAAAAGATTTAGATATTGTCAAACCGATAATTAGTACAACAACTAGACCTATGAGAAATGGTGAGACAGATGGTGTAGAATATTATTTTATTAATGATAAAGATTTCTTTGAAAGAGGAACAGATTTCGTAGAACAAAGAGTATATCATACTAAAGTAGAAGAAAATGGTGTAGAAAAAGATGCAACTTGGAGATATGGCATAGAAAGAGCAGAATTGGAAAAAGATAATTATTTAATAGTTATAGTTGATTCAATTGGTTTTAAAGAACTTAAAGCATATGTAGGAAATAATAAGATAGTTCCAATATTTATAACTGCTCCACAAGAGGAAATAAAAGCTAGAGCATTAGCTAGAGGTGACTTAGAAGCAGAAGTTGATAGAAGATTAAAAGATGATTATGAACGTTTTATGCCTTTTAGAGTTCATACTGTATATAGTGAAGTAAAAAATAGCAATGGTCGATTAGATGAAGCAATTAAAGAAGTAGAAGCTATAATAAATAAACATATTAAAGAATGTGAAGAAAGTAAAACTAAGAAAACAAAGAAGAAATAAAACATAATATAAATGGAGTTGTTTGTTTTGGAGAAAAAGAAGATAATATTAGGAATTGATGCTAGTATAAAAAGTAGTGGTCTTGCTATATTGGATGGAGAAACAGGAGAAATTATAGCTTATGATAGATTACCTATAAAGACAAAAGATTTCAACGGTGATGAAAATAAAAAAATACAATACATTGCACATACTTGTCTTGAATTATGCAAATCATATAATGTAACCCATATATCAATAGAAGATAATTATATAGGAAAACATCAAGGAACTGGTAAAACACTTGCTAAATTACAAGGTGGAATAATAACATTATTACTTGAGAATGGATATAATTTAATTTATACCTATTCTCCTTCTCAATGGAGAAAGATAGTAACAGGTACTGGAAAATCAAAAGAAGGGGCATTTAAATGGCTTAGGAAGAATGTTATAGACTTAGGTGAATACAATGATAGAGATAATAAAGATAAAAATTCTGATATTATGGACAGTATCGGAATCGCCCTATGTTTATATAAAAAAATAAATAATATAAAATAGATGATTAAAAGAAAAAAATTAAAATTTCTCTTGACAATAAAGAAAAATAATAGTATAATATAAATAAAATATAAGGAGCTGATACTTATGAAAGACCAAATAGGTGAATTATTAATTGGTGAGAATGGTACTTTATCATTAGAAATATATGAATTAGAAATAAATGGTAAAAAAATAGATATAAAAGAGAAAATGACTAAAGAAGATTCAGAAGAATTAAGTGATGCATTAACAAAAATGAATGAAATAATTATAGGTAAAATTAATGAAATCATAAGAGAAACTGAAAAAGAAGAAGAAAATAAAAAAGGAGAAAATGAATAATGGAAAATATAGATTTAAATAAATATTTCAAAGGATTAAAAGATACAAAAGGAGAAGATATTATAAAAGATACTTCTGAAGATACTAAAACTTTAAAAGCAGATATAAGATATTTAGAAGGTGCTAATAAATTATTAAAAATATCAAAAGGTGACTTTATAGATTTATACGCATATGAAGATGTATTTATTCCTTATATGGGTCAAGCATTAGTATCTTTAGGGTTTTCATTAAAATTGCCTGAAGGTTATATGGCTAAATTATATCCTAGAAGTTCAACTTTTAAAACTTGGGGAATAATTCAAACTAATCACGTGGCGATAATTGATAATTCATACTGTGGCAATGAAGATGTTTATATGTATCCAGTTCAATGTACTATGGCGAAACAAACTGAAAAAGTTATAATAAATGGACATAAAGTAACTGTAAGTGGAACATGGATTAAAAAAGGTGACCGTATATGTCAAATGGAGATATGTGAAATTCCACCAACTATTGAATTTAATGAAACTGATGATTTAGGTACAGAAAACAGAGGTTCATTTGGGACAACTGGCTCAAGATAACAATATAAAATAGGAAGAAATTTTCTTCCTATTTTTTTATAAAATTATTGACTTTTTATAATCGATTTAGTATAATAACATTAAAGACATTAGATTGGAGATGATATATTGTATAATAATATAGGAATAATTGGAACTGGTGCTTCAGGAATTTTTACAGCAATAGAATTAATCAATAATGGATTTGATGGTGCTAATATAACAATGTTAGAAAAAGGTAAGACAATAGACAAAAGAAAATGTTTTGTTACTGCTGATACATCTTGTAAGAAATGTAAAATATGTTCTATAACACACGGTTGTGGTGGAGCTGGAAGTTATTCAGATAGTAAGCTTAACTTTGATACTACTGGTAGAGTAGGAGGAGATATGGCTGAATTAATGACCGAAGAAGAGATAACTAAATATCTTAAAAAGACTTATGAAATATATCAACAATTTGGAATAGAAGAATTTAAATCTAAAGCATATGGAAAAGAACATACTGAAGAAGCAAAAGAAATAATGCAAATAATTAAAGATAATCCTAAATTAGATATAGGCGATTGTATTACAATTCATCTAGGAACAGAGAATAGCAGAACAGTATATAAAAGAATGTTGGATTTTTTAGAAGAACATGGAGTAGAAATAATTAGTGAATGTGAAGTATTTACTGTTAAGGATAAATATGTATATTGTTTGCAAAATAAAGAATATAAAACTTTTATATTTGATAAAATAATAGTAGCGATGGGAAGAACTGGCAATAAACTAGTAAAAGAAATATGTGAAAATAATGCCATAGATTATAAGAATGGTAGGGTAGATATGGGAGTTAGAATAGAAGTACCTAATAAAGTAATGAAAAGATTAAACGATAACTTTTATGAATGTAAAATATATTTTCAAGGAAGTTTTGGAGATAAATCAAGAATGTTTTGCACAAATCCTAGTGGATTTGTAACTGTAGAAAGTTATTCTTATGGTGATAAAAAATTATTTACTGCTAATGGTCATGCTTATGCAGATAAGAAATCAGATAATACAAACTTTGCAATATTAGTTAGTAGAAATTTTAATGAAGACTTAGAAAATCCTTTAGAGGATTATGCCTATACAATAATCCAAGCAACAAATTCTTTAGGAAAAGGAAGCGTTATACTTCAAAGTTTAAAAGATATTAAACTAAATAGAAGAAGTACCGAAGAAAGAATAAGAGAATTAGATATAATACCTACTGCAAATGTATACAAAGGTGACTTAACAAGTTCTATACCATATAGAACATTAGTAACTATATTAGAATTTATAGAAGAATTAGATAAGATAGTACCAGGTATAAATGGAGATAATACATTGCTATATGGATTGGAAGCGAAATTCCATAGTAATAAAGTATTGATAGATAAATATGGTAAAAGTTCTAATTCTAATATATATTTTATAGGTGATTGTAGTGGAATGGGGCGTGGTTTAACAACTGCATGTAGTCAAGGAATTTTATGTGCTGAGGATTTATTAAAAACTATTGACAATTGATAATAATTAAAATATAATATAAAGGAGTTGTATGATAAACAATGAAAGACACTTTAGTGGTTAATTTGTTTGGTGGTGCTGGCGTTGGTAAATCTACTCTTATGGCTAAAATATTTGCCGAACTTAAAACTGAAGGATATGACTGTGAGATGGTTACAGAATTTGCTAAAGACCTTGTATGGGAAAAGAGAGGTGAAACTTTTAAAGATGAACTCTATATATTTGCTAAACAAAATCATAGATTGTTTAGAGTTAATGGAAAAGTTGATATAATAGTCACTGATAGACCAATACTTTTAACTAATGCTTATAATCAAGATAATAAGGAATTATGTGACCTATGTTTAAAAACATTTAATCAATATAATAATCTTAATTTCTTATTAAGAAGACAAACAGTATATCAAGAAAATGGTAGACTTCAAAGTGAAGAAAAGGCTATAGAAATAGATAATATAACACAATATGTATTAGAATCTAATAACATTAATTATTTTATTTTTACTAATAATGATATGAAAAATATTATGAATGTAATAAAAGGTAAGATGAAATAAATAAATAATATATTAAAGGAGGGGTAATATGAAATTTATAGATGTTATCAATAATATGAAAGTTGGCGAAAAGTATAAAAGTGTTGATGATAAAAGTGACATAAGATATATTACAAAAACAGAAAATGGAATTGAATTTGGGTTAATTTATAATGTTTATAGAATCAATACTATTCCTGATGATTTAGAGTTTGAATTAGAAATGAAGGAGTATGATTTTATTGAAGCATTTAAAGCATTTAAAGATGGACATATGATACAAAGTGTAAATAGTAAAATTGCATATTGTTTATCAGAAGATGAGGTAATGGCTGTATATTATGATAGTAAAGCATATTATCCTTGTAATGATAACTTATTTACATTTGATGAAATTAATGATAAATGGTATGTTTTAGATTAATATAATATAATAAATAATTTTAATTCTATCCATGAGAGATAGAGAAAGGATTTGATATAATGAAAAAACAAAATATAAAAGAATGGTTATTAAGTTTACAAATATTATTAGCTTGTGTAGGAGCAACTACACTCGTACCATTATTAGTTGGATTTCCTCCATCTACTGCATTATTCACGGCTGGAATTGGTACATTATTATTTGGTTTTATTACAAAAAATAAAGTACCTGCATTTTTAGGTTCTAGTTTTGCTTTTATAACTCCTATGTCTATTATTGTTTCACAATATGGGTACGAATATAGTTGTGGTGGATTTATAATAGTAGGATTAATATACATTGTATTTGCACTATTGATTTATAAAATAGGTGTAAACAAAATTAATAAAATATTGCCACCTCATATAACAGGGACAATGATAATAATAATTGGATTATCTTTAGTTCCTAGTGCTATAACAAATATACAAGGAAATGTATTGATAGCTATAATATCTTTAAGTATATCATTATTAATTCTATTATTTGGAAAAGGATTATTAAAACAATTAGGAATAATGATAGCATTATTAGTTGGATATGTAATATCTATTTCATGTGGTTTAGTTGATTTTTCTATTGTAACACAATCACAAAGTATAATGTTACCTAGTATAGTATTGCCTAAATTTGATTTAACTGCAATTATGATTATTGCCCCAGTTGCATTAGTAACTTGTTTAGAACATATAGGAGATATAACTACATTGAGTGTTGTTACTAATAAAAATTTCATAGAAAATCCTGGTTTACATAAAACATTGATTGCCGATGGTTTAGCTACTGCATTAGGAGGATTATTTGGAAGCGTAGGGAACACTACTTATGGAGAATCAACTTCAGTGTTAGCTTTGACAAAACAATATGATAGTAAGTTAACTAGAAGGGCAGGAATGTTGGCTATAATCTTATCTTTATGTGGTTATTTTAGTGGAACACTACAATCAATCCCTAGCTTTGTTGTTGGAGCAATTAGTTTACAACTTTATTTTATGATAGCTTGGGTTGGTATGAAGTCATTAAAAGATAATAAATCATATAAATCTATAAAAAATATAATTATTATAATAATTATGCTAATTATAGGATTAGGTGGATTTACATTAACATTAGGAGTTGTAACATTATCTTCTTTAGCGTTATCTGCTATAATTGGAGTTATATTAAATATAATCTTAAATCATAAAGAATTGAAATAATTAAAAAATCCTAAGAATTTTTTTCTTAGGATTTTATTTACTTTTGATAATATTGATAGTATAATATAAATAAAGGAGATGATGTTGTGGAAGATAAATATAAAAAAAACTATAGAAGGATATAATAGCACTGAAATAACATTAGAATATGAATTTGATGAACTGGAAGATGTAACAAAAGATAATTTTTTATGTATATCAACTGAAGATTATTTAAAAAATAATGACATTTTTATTGGTTTGACTTTTGAGCAAACTATTGAACTTAGAAAACATTTAACATACTTGATAGATAATTTTATATTAAATAAAGAAAAAGGAGAAGATGTATGCGAAGATTAACATGGGAAGAATATTTTATGACTGTATGCTTAGATATAGCCAAACGTTCCAGTTGTTTATCAAGACAAGTAGGAGCAGTAATAGTAAAAGATAAAAGAATATTGGCAACAGGATATAATGGTTCGCCACAAGGTATAGAGCCTTGTTGTGATAAAGGTTACTGTATAAGAAAAGAAAGTAAAAGTGGAGAAAATTTAGATACTTGTTTTGCAGTCCATGCAGAAATGAATGCAATTTTACAATGTGCTAAAGTAGGGGTATCTTGTGAAGGTGCTACTCTTTATGTAACAACTTTTCCATGTGTCAATTGTATGAAAGCAATTATTAACAGTGGTATAAATACAATAATATATTTAGAAGATTATGAAGCACCATTAAGTAAGAAATTAGCATCTTTAAGGGGTATTGATTGCCTTAAATATAATGATGATATATAAAGATAAGGGAGATGATAAATAATGGGTGACGAATATAATAACGATAAAAATAAATTAATGGATTATATAGAGATTGAATTAAAATATTTTAACCAAAGAATGGCTAGATGTGAATTAATTTATTATGACACTAATGATAAATTTACAGAATGGAAAAAAGAAGAATTGTTTCATTTTGCTAATGAGTTAAAAGAAAAAATGCAAAGTTTAACTATGTATCCATTAAGTTTACATACTAAAGAAGAAAAAAGAACAGATGGATTGAAAATATATGAATTCACATATTACTTAAATGGTTTTGAAATATCAAGATTTGCAATGTTAATATAAAATACTTTACTTTTAACAATAATAATAGTATAATATAAGTAAATGATTAATAAAGGAGTTGGTAAATATGTCAAATGAATTACAAGGAATGGATAGAGCTAGATATACTTTTCAAATATTATTAAACAATGTACAAAGAAGTAGTAAAAAAAGAAATGCAAAAAGAAATAGAAGAAAAAGAAAATAAATAAATAATAATATAATATAATTTGATAGGAGAGAGATATATGAATGATTTATTAAAAGTAAAAATATTAGCGCATACACCAAATCCTGAAGAAGTAATTGCCCAATCTGCAAAATTGTGTTATAGTAAAGTTGGTGTAGACGAAATAATGGAGAAACTTACTCCTGAAAAAATAGAAAAATTTTTAGCACATTTAATTGAAATAGGTCACGATAGCCCATTAGAACATGTTTCATTTACATTTGCTATCGAAGGAATTGATAGAACAATTTCACATCAAATTGTCCGTCATAGGGTGGCTTCATATAGTCAACAATCTCAAAGATATGTTAATCTTGATGAAACATTTAAACACACTACTCCTAATGTAGTAAAAGAAATGAATATGGCAGATGAATGGCATGACGATATGATGGAGATATTAGACAAATATATTAAATGGCAAAAAATAATAAAAGAATATGTAGAAACAAATGATTATCCAACTAATGGTATGAATGCAGAAAAAGTAGCAAATGAAAATGCAAGAGGAATGTTGCCTAATGCTTGTGAAACTAAAATGGTAATGACTATGAATGTAAGAGAACTATTACATTTCTTTAATAAAAGATGTTGTCATAGAGCACAAGAACCTATATGTGAATTAGCTAATGAAATGTTAAGATTATGTAAAGAAGTAGCACCAACTTTATTTAAATATGCAGGTGCAGATTGCGTAAGAGGTAAATGTAATGAAGGAAATATGTCCTGTAAAAATCCATATCCTAGAATCGATAAAGATAAATAAAATATAAAGTATTATAAAAAATAAAGGAGGAATAATGTATGGAAATTAAAAAGAAAAACTATCCTAAAGGAGATTCGGCTACTGGTGGAGATATAATTATAGATGGAAATAGTTATTTATTGATAGGTTGGGATTATGTTAGACAAAAAGCCATCACTATAGATTTGACTGAAACAACTAATAATGTAAGAATATATAATAGTATTGATGAAATCATAGATAAATATAAATATAATCAAATCATAAAAGCACATGATATTGTATTAAGTTTTAAATAAAATATAAAATAATAAAAATAAAGGCTAGAGATTATTTTCTCTAGCCTTTTTATTATTTATCTTCTTTTTTGTTTCCATTTATTAGATTTTTAAATGCTTGGTGTAATCCCGTACTGGCTAATCCACTAAATAATCCACCTAATACTATTTCACCACTAATTTGCCAATTACTTAACCAAATATTAAGTACTAATCCTAATAATCCCATTATAAGTGGTATATATTTATTATCTAGTTTAGGACAACTATTTTTAAGTATATATCCTATACACACACAAATTCCTACCACTAGTAAAACTACATAATTTGTTAAAATATTTAAATCTATCATATCTTATCTTCTCCTTAATTCTTATTATTTTTTACATATATAACTATAAAAGGGTCATAACCTTTTTTCTTCAATTGTGCTATTAAATTTTCAGCATCTTTTTTATCTTCAAAAGATTCAGCTACTACTCTAAATATTATTTTTTTATTAACTTCAGCAGTAACTAGGAATGCATCATATCCTAATTTCTTTAATTTATCTTGTTCCACTATAGCATTATCTCTATCTGAATAAGAACCTGTTACAACTCTATAAAAAGTTGTTTCATTTTTTTCTTCATCTTTTTTTGTATCGGTATCTTTCTTTACTTCATCGTCTTTTTTAACTTTAACTTTTTTCACATATTTATCATTTAAAGATATCCAACCTTTAGCACCTTGTATTAATCCCCAACCATCTTTTTCATGAGTAATTACAACTTTATCACCTTTTTTAAGAGTTGATATTTTATCATATGATGTACTAGCACCATATCTAACATTTAATGTATCAGTTATTACTTGAACTGTATAATTAGGCACATCTTTTTCTCCTGTTCTGTCTACTTTCTTAATAACTGGAACTTTAATACCTTTACCATTGACATAATTTTTAATATCTGCTATAAATTTAGCAAAGCCTTCAGGACTACATCCAACTCCCCAAAAGTTTGTTCCTGGACAAGTTTTAGCACTTCTATTAGGGTTATATTTTCCAAGATAAGTACCACCGGCAGTAAACCAACAATGTGGTCTTATATGAGTTGTGTTTACTGGAATATCAAATCTCTTACATAATTCACCATAAAGATAAATGACTGCTTCTTTTTGAGCAGATGACATTTTGTCGTGCCCCTTGTCAAAACATCCGTATATCTCTATGCAAATTGCACCTGTGTTCCAACCTCTAATACCAATTGGAGTGGAATTAAGATTTCTACCTGTTGTTATCTTTCCATCAGGAAAAACGTTAAAATGTTGAGCAATATGATGACCATGTCCATCACTAGCTCCACTACCCCATTTAGATTTTCCATAACTATCTAAAGATTGTGTTCTCCCAAAATGTGGTTCAGAAAATAATTTTTTATCTGTCTTTTCCCATGTAGAATAGTTAGGTAAGTCCATATGATGTACTTGTAATTTAGTTATTTTTCTACTCACTCTTTGTTTTGCTAACCAATTTTTAACATCTTTTTGATTTTCCAATAATGTAAAACCATTTTGAGTTTTCACTTCTTCATTCACCTCATTCAATATTTGTATTTGTGTATTATTAGAATAATTGACATTTCCAAAACTTATAAAAATAGAATTTAAACTTATTGAAAATATCAATATTATTGTAGTTCCAATTTTCACAATACCATTTTTTATTTTATTTAAATCTTTAAACTTCATATATCATCACCCCTTGATATATAATATGTTCAAAGATTTATTATATGCTAATTATTTTTATTTTATATTATATTTCTTCACTTATTTAATAAGACTTTTAGACTATCCTTTAGGCACAAAAGTTTTAGAAACTCCATTAATAGTTACAACTAATTCACCATTATCATTAAAAGATAATTGAGGTAAATTTTTAATATTATTCAAAGATTCAGTAAAATAAGTTTCTCTTTGTTCCAAGTAGTTTACTCTATTTCCAACTCCACTTAGATTATCTGAAACTTCAGTTATATCAGCATTAACTTCTAATAATCTATTTTCAATCATAGAATTTGAATATGTTTTAAATTCAGATAAGTTATTTCTATCATCGCTTATGATTGCTTGTGTAATATCGTCCATATTAACATCATTAATGTTATTATTATTGTTATTAAGATAAACATTACCTAATTCAGTAATAGATAAATTTATATATACTCCATCCCCACCAACAATTGCTTCGACAGGGGTCTCCAATCTTATCATTCCTTCATTAGCAAATAAAAATGTTGTCAATATTTTATATTCTATATTTAACATAGAAATATAAGAAACATTAGTATAATATTCATCATTAACACTTAATCGAAATTCATCGTCTAATGGATTTATTTTACCTCTTAATATATAATAATATTTTATCTTATTATTTCTAATTGTATCATTAGTTAAAAAACATTTAACAATTTCATTTAAATAATCTATAATATTTTGACTAACTTTAGCACTTGAATTAACTATCGTCAAATTCTTAACATCAGATGATAAGTTATCAATTACAAAATCTTTAGTAGCATAAGCACTCAAATCAACATCTTTATTTAAACTAGCCTCGGCTATTTTTTTAAGTACATAATTATTATTAACATAATTACTATCATTAATTAATTCAGATGTCTTTGAAGGTATTTTTGGTAAGTCTTCAAGGTCATTATATCTACCACTAAAATCAGATTTATTATTCCACTTGTCTATATCAAGAGATGTAATATTATTTAATACATCTATATTGTTATGATTATGCAATTCATTTCTAACAACATAATAACTATCATTTTCTAATTGACTAGTTTTAGTTGGTATTTTCTTATTCACTTCATTTATAGCTTTAGTTATTTCTTTGTTATTTGTATCTAAATTATTGTCTACTATTTTTTGATATTCATGTAAATCAATTTCAATATTATTTATATCAATACCTATTAATTTATTATATAATTCATCTGTAAAATCATGAGTAGATAATTGTTTTCCATTTTCTTTTAAAACATAATTATCTTCAACTGTTTTCTTTAAGATATATCTATCTAGTGCATTATTAAAAGTTATATAAGGAACATATTTGCTTAAATCAGTTCTTTTTGCATAATCACCTAAATCAAATTTTCTTACATAATCTCTTAATATGTCATTTACTTTATCTTGTGTTATATATCCATCTTTTTGAATTTTTTTTATTATTTTATCAATTGGAAAATCATCAAATTTTAAATCTATTATTTCATCAATTTCTTCTTTTTTAGGATAATCAGTCATATCTATTTTATAATTTGCTAATTGATTAATTAAATCAGTTAATATAGGATATTTAGGGTCATTTTGGATAGCTTCATCATCTGATTCAATAGCATCTACAATTTCAAAAGTTTGAATAGCTGTCTTTTTATAATTTTTATCTGTATCTTTAGAATTATAAGATATTGAAAAATTTACTTCATAAACACCATTATTGCTTAATATTGATAAAGGTATTTTAAATATAGCCAACTTTTTCTTATAATCTGTTTCTCCTAAAACAGAATATGAATAACCATTTAAATCTTTAAAATCAGCAGTTACTGCATTTATTGAACCATCTTCATATTTAACATCCATTATTCTTACATATAAACAATCATCTCTCAAACCATCTTCTACATATAAAGGTTCACCTTTCCATTGATTATAAAGTCTATTGAAATAAATTTTTTTGATTCGCATTTTTATCACCACCTTATATTTTATAAATATTTATTACGCAATAGATTCATATTGTGTAGTTCGTGATGTTTTTAAATTGTGAACTAATCTAAAGAAATAAACTTATATCCACCTCTCCAATAAAGTATTTCATCTATTTGTAAATCGCAATTACCGTCAATTAATACCATATAAGTCTTATTATAATCTGCACTCCATACAATAGGCTTATCATCATTTACATATTTTCTTTTTCCTAGTCCATAATTTTTATCTATCCATGCTATAAGCAAATCATTATTATTCTTTAATTTAAATTCACCACAGTCACTTTCGGCTTTTGTGCCTCCATTTATTTTAACATTATTACAATCAGTCCATTTTTTCATACTATCATCACTATATAATATTTGACCATTATAAGAATTGTTTACAGTTTGTAAACCGTAGTATTTAGTAATTTTTATTTGTTCTAATGCCTTAATTTGCACTTCAACATTTATGTTATTTTGAGTTATATTATATACCACTGTTTCTTCAAGTACTTCTCTCCCTGTACCGTCAGCTTTTTTAGTTCCACTAGATTGAATATTATTTACAACAACTATTTTAAGTTTATTACCTGTTTTAACTTCATCGTCTAATATTTCGTTATTGTCTATATAATATTTAAAAGATTTATTTGATGCTGTTTTTTCTCCTGTTTGGTCGCCGTTGTATCCGTGCCATCCTCCAGTAAATTCCCAAGAATCTGGTTTACCTCCATCATCGTTAGAACTTCTTACTGTATAAGGCCCGACCCAGTCACTAGACGCATTTTGGAATATTGTTCCTAAATTAGAAAAATCTGAGTTAGGAAATTTATTTGAATTTGATAACTTGTAAATATTATTTATTTGTGGTAACTTACTTTGTCCACAAGGTTTAATTAATATTCTCATATCTTCGTTACTATTATATTTGAATCCAAATATAATACCATCATCATATTTTTTTACTACCAATGGGGGAATATAATTAGAATTTAACGCATTCTGTAAGTTATAATCAAGGTTTTCAATGTGGACAACATTATTTTTTAATTTAATCTTATATGGTTCATAACTTGTCATTGTATCGCCTTTTTCAAATTGTATGGCATTTAAATCAGCTTTTTTTATAGTGAATCTAACATAAACACAATCTTGTGGTATTGTGAAACTTTTATTCCCACCAGTTGTGTATTGTACAAATTCTTTATTGGCATTGTAATAACAAAATTGAAAATTAGAACTATTCCCCGCAGTCATATAATATGTTTCTCCTGGAATAACTTTTATGAAATCACTGGCACAATAATCTGCATTATCTCCAGTTCCTCCTGTTTCATTAATATATTTTCCAATTTCACAAGCATCCTTATTAAATAAATTTTTTCCAATTTCACCATGAATATAAACATCCACAAGCATATCATCTGTAATACTATTTTTAGCTGGCACGGGATTAATTGGAGTATTACCAGCCATTTGTTGTAAAAATTCATCACTCATATAAGTTTGGTCTAACTTACCTTTAGTTTTATCTATATCTAAAATTGAAACTTCACCTTTATTAATTTTTAAATTCGCAATATCTTTATATTGCGCATTAAGTTCATTTACATCATCCTTAATGTTTTTTATGTCAGTTTTAACATTATCTAATCCCTCTATATTATTGTTTGAATTTTCATTATTATTAATAAATCCAAATTTATTATCTTTATCGAACATAATTTATTTTCTCCTTTCTATTTATTTTATTATTTTTTCTCTACGTATAGAACAATCTATGTAACCGTGCCCTTGGCAACTTCTTGAAACACCTTTAATCTCTCTAGTATATTTTAATAACATACCATATAATTCTGATTCAACTGGGTCTCTTTTAAAGTCTATTCTAAATTTTTGTTTAAGTAATGCTAATATCCCACTTATTATAGGTGTAGCAAATGAAGTTCCACTTATTATAGCATATTTATCACCAGGATAAGCACATAATATATCTTGTCCTGGTGCTACAACATCAATAAATTCATTTGAATTACTAAAATCAGTTACCTTAAAGTTTATATCTATTGCGCCCACACAAATACTCTCACCATAAGCACCAGGGTATCTTACCTCCCTAACACTTCCATCTGTATCATTATGACCATCATTACCACTAGCACAAACTATTGATATACCACTTGAAACTGCTAAATTTACAGCATTTCTTAATACTTGTGTATCATCTACACATCCTAAAGAACAATTAATTATATCTACTCCTTGTTGTACACAATATGTTATTGCATTAGCTATATTAGTAGCATTACCTACACCTTTATCATTCATAGCTTTACCTATTACAATTTTACAATCAGGCGCTATACCATAGGCTTGATAATTCATATAATCTCCACATACTAAAGATGTTACAGCAGTTCCATGATAATGATTACTAGATAAATTATTTTCAGAATTACCATCATTAGAGAAATTTTTACCACATAATATTTTTCCATTATACATAGGATGGTCTAATTGTAAACCTGTATCTACTATTCCAACTTTTATTCCTTCTCCAGTAATTCCTTTATTCCAAAATAATTTAATCTTACTTTGTTCCATTGTATAATTTTTTTTAACTGTTGTTGATAAAGAACTGCTAAGTACATCTACTTTTTTATCATCTTCTTTTTCTTTTTTATCCATTAAACTCACCTCAGCTTAATCCTTTATTTAATTCTTCTAATTCTTTTATTGTATTTTCTACTTCAGCTTTAAAGTTACTTAAATCTTCTTTTTTTACTTCTTCGTTTTCTATGATACTGTTAACTTTTTTATACATATTATCTAAAGAAACTGTTACATAGGCTTGATAATTTAAAACACCTTCCTTAAATTCCATAATAGATTCATTTGTTTTTCCTAAGACTTCTATTGTTTCAACAACTGCGTTATTTGCTTCAACTAAAGTTTTAGATAATTGTTCATTTTCTTGTTTTGTTTCTTCTAATTGTTGCGTTAATTCTTTTTTCTCAGCTTTTAAACTATCACATATACTAAGACATTTTTTTAATTGTTCTAATAATTCTTTATTATCCATCTATTTCCCATCCTTTCCACTTAATCCATCTACGAATTTTTTAATAGAATCTAATTCATCATCTTCTAATTCTTCTATTTCGTCGTCATCTTCTTCTATTTCTTCGTCGTATTCTTCATCATCTAATTCTAATTCATCTTCATCATAGTCTTCATATTCTTCTTCATCTTCTGTTTCTTCAACAATCTCTTCCCCTACAAACTTATATCCTTCTATTTCTGTAGGTTTTATATTATGTGTACCAAGTTCTAAATCAGATAATATTTTTGTTTTTATAACTTCACCAGTATCATCATCTATGAATTTAATTGTAATGTTCCCTTTCACTTTCTTATAATGAAATTCAATAGTTTTATGTTTATTATCTATTGATAAATTTACTCTCATTTTATCATCTCCTTAATTTTAAATAAAAATACTCATGTAAAGAAATAACTCTTTACATGAGTATAATAAGACTTTTATTAATAGTTACACTTCATGAAATAATATTCTTCTTAGCCAATCATCTAATTTTATGGCAACATATGATAAGAAGAACCATGCCATTGAAAAAGGCAAGCACACCTGTCCTAATAAGTTAAATGGCATATTTGTGTAATTCCATACGCCTAAATTTAACCATAGATTAAGAATACAACCACTTAGAAATTCTATTATCGTTATAATAATAGCACTTAATAAACATTGTAACCACATAGGCATATCAGGAGTTATTTCATTAATCAATCCAACTAGTAAACAACATATACCACCTACTATAAACATAGATGGATGAGTGTATCCTCTCCATAATATTTCAAGTCCACAATACAATAAACCAAATATTACAAATAATATCATATCTTTAATTAGATTATTTTTCATTATTATCACCAAAATTTCATATTAATTAGTGTTTAATTTATTTGAAATTTCTTCTATTTTCTTTAAAATTTCATCTATATTTTTTTTATTATTTTGAACACTTTCATTTAAATAATTTAAAAAATCATTAACATTAGAATAATTCTCATTATTACATTTTACTTCAGTAGCATTTAAATCATTTAAACTTTTTTTAACATTTTCAATATTTGCTCTATTAATATCTATATTACCTGTATTAGTTTTTATTGCATTATCTAAGAAAATTAAAAAATCATTAACATTAATAATATTTGAATAATCTTTATTATCAAAGATTATTTTATCAGCAGTTAAATTTTTTAATGAATCAGTAGTTTGTTTCATAGAAGCTAGAGAAGTATTAATACCTTTCAATTGAGTTCTTAAACCTGTAATACTATTGGCATTTTCTGATACATTAGTATTTGTAGCTGTTATACTTTTTTCATTCGTTTTAACCTTATCATTAGTTGCAGTTAATTGATTGTCTAAATAATTTAAAAAATCTCCAACATTTACATATGTATATTTTTTGAATTCTACATCAGTAGCTTTATATTTTTTATTTTCTAAATTATTAAAATTAGTTTGAATTGTTTTAATAGAATTATTTATATCTATATGAGCACTTCCTAATAACCATAATTGATTTTTTACATAATTTAAGAAATCTTCTACTGTATCGCCACCAACATCTTCTAATCCACTATGGAAAATAATTTTATTAGATTCTACATTTTCTCCAATTAGTGAATCTAAATATTCTATTTGTATCCATAAATTATCAATATTTTGGTTATATTTATTTATTTTATTAGCCTTGATAATTTCTTTATTTACCCATTCTTCTAAATTAATTTTTCCATGTTCTTTATCCATTTTTTCACTCCTTCCATAATAAAAAATACCTATGAAAGTATTTACTCTCATAGGTATAATAAGACTTTTACACTCGTTAATATTTTATTTCTATTTTATCTAATTCTTCTTTAGTTTTAGTATTTCTTATATCTACTTCTATTTCTTGTTGTTTTTTTATTATTGGTTTTATATAAGCATTTATTTCATTGGATAACTTAAACAATTCTTCAAAAGTCCAATTTTCACATACACTACCTGTATCATTCCATGTTAATTGATATTCTAAACCTAAAGATATATTACCTTGATATAATAATAATTGTGAAGCAATTCTTGATTGATGGTCACTATCTACATTATAATATCTACCATCTTTATATTTAGCTTTAGAAAATAAAGGATGTTCTTCTAAGTAAGTAGCTAATTTTGATTTACTTAATTTAATTAATTCAGTTTTAACAGAATCCAAAGAAGAAGTTTCCGTTACTTCTTCTTTTTCATCCTCTTCTTTATAAACATAATTTTCATCAACGATTTGTTCATATAATTCGGCTCTATCGTTAATACCTAAATATGCTTTTTTACATATCATATCTCCCTTTTTAAGAAGATAACCTTCATCAGGTTCAACACAAGTTATTCCTAAATTATTTACATAAATTTTCATTTTATCACTCTCCTACACAACTACGAAAGTCCACCCATTATCTCTTGCTGTAAGAGCTAATTGTTTTAATTCAGTGTCAACATATTCAGTTAATTCATCATTAATAGCATCCATAATATTATAAGTCAAACCTAAAGTTTCATTAGTAACAACATCAAGATGTTTTAGTATTTCTTTAGTATGTGTTATTGTAGTTATATTTCTAAAGTTATAACTTGTATTTAGTTTACCAGTTAATTCAAGTACACTTAAATCATCATATGAACCACCATATGTGATAGAATCATTATGCCAATCGTAGTGGTCTTGCCCATTAGATGTTAATGGATGTACAACTTTCTTTAAATATGTTAAATCTAATCCATGTATTTCTGTAATATGTTTATCTTGATAAAACATACCACCAAAATCACTTCTAGTATTAGTCTTTGATAAACTACTCATGTCTAAATTCACAATAGATAAATTTTCACAATATTGCAACATATTATAATGAGTAACACCAGTTTCATAGTAATCATGCATATATAAAGAATCGGGAAATTTCATATTAAATTGAGTCATATTTGTACAATATTGAGCAAAATACATACTTGTTCTTAATAATCTACCTGTAAAATTAACTGTTAATGTTTTAATATTTTTACAATATTCAAACATTTGTCTAGCATAAACACTATCAGATTTAACTTCTACTATTGGATTAATTAATCCATCACAATAACCATACATGTATTGAGTATGTGTACATCTGTATGGTATTACTTTATAAATCGTATCATCAGTTAAAGAATCACAATTATAACAACAATATTGCATATTTATATCATATGTAAAATCTTGAGGAATTGGTGGTAATGAAGTTAATGAAATACAACCATTAAAAGTACCAGCCATAGTTTTTAATCCAATTGGTAAAGTATCTCCTTCAATTGTTATTTTTGTTAAGGACTTATCTCCATTAAATGTATTTGCCAAATTATTTAAAGGACTTGTTCTATCTATATTTGGTAAATGAATTGTTTTTAAATTAGGATTAGCAGAAAACATATTATCAGCATTTTGTAAACTAGATAAATTTTCCAATTCAATTGTTGTAAATCTAGTGTTTCTAAACATATAAACACCATTAGTCATCTTTCCAGTATATGGTAATTGTTCTATACTTCCATCTACTAAGGAAGTACACTCATTAAACATATAATTGCCATTTGATACAGATATATCAATTCTACCTATTTTTCTTAATTTTTTACAATTTCTAAAAAATGCATGAGCACTAGTCGTAGTTCCATTTTCTTTATTTCTTGTTGAATAAATGTTTCCAACTTCTTCAAGATTTACTGCATCTTGGAAAAAACTCTCATTAGCATACCAGTTATCATTATTCCCTGTCATACTTATATCCCCAACTTTTATAATACTTTCGCAACCATAAAATAAGCCATAACATCCATCTGTTGCTGTTAACTGTATAGATTTAACATATTTTAAATTAGTTCCTTCAAATGGTTTAGCTTGATAATCATAATAAAACGCTCCTTTATTAGAAATCATATCAACAGCATCTTCTTCAAAGCTAGTTTGTTCTTTTAATTGTGCATATTTATACATTGTATTTTTATCACTTGTATCAGCCATTTTACCAAAGAATTTCATTGCAAATTCCCAAGTGAAATTAGGATTCTTACAACGATAGAACATACCACTAGCTCTTTCAATATTTTTTAGGAAACTATCCCAATTAGTAGGTTGTACTATTTCACAAGTTCCTTTAGTAAAGTCAATATATTGAAACCAATTTGATATTCTTTTCCATTTAAATTCAGATAAATCTATTTTACCTTGAGGTGTTAATGAAGGTCTTGTTTCATGATTATCTTCTTTAAATGTTTGGAATATAGGATTAACCCATTCATTTTTAATATTTAATCCTATTAATTCAGTTGCATAAGGTGCTACTATTCTAACATCATGCATTAAATGATTTCCTAAATCAATACCTACATAGTCATCTGTATGTTCTCCTTCAAAATAAACGCTATTTATATTAAATTTTTCTAATTTAACTTCATGTGGGTAACCTTCATCATGTTTTGTTTGCCAAGCACTTGTATTTAAACAAGTTAATGATTGAGGTAAAATTATTTGATGTATATTTTGAGTAGCTAAATTACAGAAAAATGTTTTTAAATTAGGAAATTTTTCAGCAAGATTTAGAGAATTAGTACCTTCTTTAAATGTAAGATAACTTAAGTTACCATTCCATCCACCATTCCAATTGAATGGGAATAATTCTTGAAATCTAAAATCTTCTATATTAGGACAATCTCTTATAACTAATCCTGACCAATTAAATTCACCATAAGTATCATATCTATCTGATTCATAATTATTATTTTGTGTATTCCATCTATAACCAGCACAGTTTGCTCCTATCATTAATGTCTTTAAATTAGGTAAGTTTCTTAATGTTAGGTTTTCTAATTTACTACTACCTCTAAATGACATTTCCTCAATATCAAGACAACTGTTTTCTATATGAATCTCACTAGCATTAGCCAATCCATTTCCCCAATCCATCAATCTTCTCCATTTTTCAACATAAGTTAAAGAAGATATTTCACTTGAAGTTCTTTCATTCCCATGTATATCAAAGAAATTACTATTAATATTATATGATGAATTGTAAGTCAATCTATTAACTAAAGGACAATTTATTAATGAAAATGTTGCTATATTACTAGCTTTATTTCTAAGGTCATATAATCTACTATCTCCATGAACATTAGCATTAGGTATTCCTATAGTTGTTAAACTATATTGATTTCTTAATGATAATGTTTGTAAAGTTTTAGGTACATATAGTTCAACTAAGTTTCCACCTTCTTGATTAGTTCTTATTGATGTAATTATTGTACCATATGCATTTAAATATCTTAAATTATTACATCCATCAACTATAAGTACTTGTGAAGATGTCAAGTTACCTAAAGAACTACAACCTTGTAAATTTAATCTTTGTAAATAAGAACAGTTATCAATTTGGATATTTATTAGTTCTGTATTATTTGGACATTCAACAGCAGTTAATTTATGAGCATTATTTAATAATAAATGTCGTGGTTTTATACCATCCATTCCACTTATTGTTTTTAAATGTGGAGCACCATAAACAAGAACTTCTTGGTCTTTTGCTTGAACTTCACCATTGAATCTTACTTTTTTATTTCTACCTACTTTTAATGTTTGGCGACCACTACCATCAGCTTGATTACGCCATTCTATAGTTATATACATAGGATAATAAGTTTCTATATCTAAATAAGCCTTACCTTCTACTCCTGAACGTACAGTTACATAACTAGCAGTTGTAGGAGTGTAATCAAATAAAGTATCACAATATATAAATCTTTCTTTTATCCAACGTTTTAAATTATAATATCTATTACCATTAGACATCATAATATATTCACCTGTATCAAGATATTTCTTTTGAGTACTAAGATTATATTGACTTTCAGGTATTTTTTCTATTTGATTTGTAAATACACTTTCATATATTTTTTCAGGTGTTAAATTTTGATTTCTCATATTATTATATTCAGCAACTATATCATTATGGAATAAATCTCTAATTCTAGTCCATAATACTGAATCAGCAGTATTGAAATGTTCAGGGTCAACTTCTATATCTACATCATACTTTAACGCTCCTGTATTGTCTACATTCTGTTACTTTCACCATATAAGGCTACTGACTAGACATACTATGTCTAGCGAGAGAGGTTCTTCTTTAAAGTGTCTTTACACTTGACCCCTCTTCTCACATTTCATTTTTAGATTATAGTGTGAGTTCAGACTGTTGCTTCCTTTATTTCTAAAGGTCTACTCACTCAGTCGTTGCAAGTGAAAATTAAAATAATTTTCTTCTTGAGCGTTATCCATCCCTGGACTTTCGCCATTAATCAGAGTAGATTTTATTTGAGCTATTATTTTAACCCAAAGGCTGTATCACAGTCATAGAATTGTATTTCCCATTTAATGCCATCGTATGTACAGAGCTTCATATTTTTTCCGAGTGAATCCACAAGTCCGAGTACCATAACTAAGATAAAATATCTTATTACTGATTCTTTATCAAAGTATGTGGCAAAATTTGTAGTAAAAACTTCATCAGTAGAATCATGTACAAATGATATTAGTGTTTTTAATGCAGAAAAATCATCATTGATTGAATTTTGTATACGTTCAGGATATATACCACTGAAGTCATTTTTATACCATGTCCATTCATCCATACCTGTTTCCTTAGTCCAAGGAATAAATGCACCAGCAGTCTTATTTGTATTTGCTGAAACTTCATATACTCTACAAGTATCTTTATATTCATCTAATTCATATCCAAATGCTTTTGTTGAATATCTATCTAAGTTGAAGTCATATACACCTTGTAATTCACCATTTATATAAAGCAATATAGGGAAACCTTGTACTGTTCTACTAGCTTTACTATCTATTTTTTGTGCTGGATTTAAGGTTGTATATAGATAATCATGAACATATTCAGCTATACCTACGTTGTGAGCATTAGTAGATTCCATTAAATTTGCTTTTAAACAAAATAAATCTTGTGGTATACAATTTTTAAAAGGACTATACATTATTGGTTGTCTATTTTCATCTCTAAGTAATATATTATAGTTTTTAATATTATATGCTATAGAAGATGTACCTTGCCAATACATTAAACAGTTACTAGCATTTGTTAAAGTTTGTCCATATAAATCAGCATTAGGTGATGTATATGTCATAGCAACTTCAACTCTATTTGTATCTGTCATATCATCTAAACGTTTTTGGTCAGCTGTTATATTCATAACAGGCATTATATTTTTTAATGGATTATTAAAATCCGATTTGCTTTTTTGTACTTTTAAATCATCATAATTAGATAAAAAGTTTTGTAATATTTCATCAAAAGTAAAGTTTCTGTCATATATTCTTAAATGTGCTATTTCACAAGAACCAAAATTATCAGTTCCTTTTTGGCAGTTTAAATAAATCTTTTTAGTGTGTGCCACTGATTCTAATATAGCAGAAGTACCACTACCACTATCGGCTAATTTACAAGATTTTATTATTACTCCATTAACAACTATGTGGCAATATTTATTAATTCTATCTATGTTATATAATACTTGTATATATTCATCTTCACCTATAGAACCATTTATAGATTGTGATGAAGTAGATAAGTATGCTTCTCTTGTATCTATATAAACACCTTTATATGGTGATAATGTATCAGTTATATCTAAAACCCTAGCATTACTATTACCAACATCTCTAGTTTTAAATACTAATTCAATTACACCACCATTTTTAAAGTTATCAGCAAAAGGTGTCATATCTATCTCAACATAAGCAGTACCATTCATAACAAGTTCACTAATTTCTTTACCAGTTTGTTTTAACCATCCATTAGAACCGTAGTTGAAATTATGAAGATAACCTTTATTGCCTTTTATTTTATCTGTCCAAACATCTCTATCATTATCATTATTAGTTCTATCTGTTGCATCAAACCAAGCTATTAAAGAACTATCTATTACTGGTTGTATTCTAGTATATTCACCTTGAATAACTTTACATTTAAATTCTATATAATTACTCATTCCTAAAGATTCATTTTTCGCTTCTATTTTTAAAGTATAATCACCTGCATCTAATGATGATATAGTCCAATACAATGAAGCTGGTCTAGTTACTATAGTTTTATCTAAAACATTATTTATATATAAATTTACAGTAAAATCTTCATCTCTATCTACTGATAATCTATATGGTATACTAATTGGTATACCACTTTCATATTCAACAGTTGAATCAAATTGAGTTGATATTATTACTTGGTCTTTACTTACTACTATTAATGTGAATGTGCTGTGTTTTGTTTCATATTCAGCTGATATTGCCCAATAAGTTATAACGTGCACTCCTATATCTAATCCTGTAATTTCATAAGTATTATATCCATTTGTACCTTTTGTTTTATATGTTGTACCATCTATATCAAAGAAAACTTCAATATCTTCACCAGTCATAGAAGATATTGTATATGATAAAACTATTCTACTTGTAATACCATAATCTGCACTTGTGTCAGTAAGCATTGTTAATGTTATACCACCACTTGTTACTGTCCAGTTTATTTGGTTAGATATTAGTCCTGCTCTATCTTTTACATAGATTGATATAATTATATTTTTACCAGCTCCCAAAGGAGGAACTATAATTGTATTATTACCTTGTTGAACTGTTTGTGTACCTACCTCAACATTATTAACTAATACATAAGCTAAACCTTCTCCTAAGTTAGGTGAATTAAAAAATATAGGTATTTCTATTTCAGTTATACCATCTGATTTATTTATAGTAAAATCAGAAGTGATGGTAGGCATACTACCACCACCTCCACCTCCACCATGTATAGCAGAATTGTTTATATGATTGGTTAAAACATTGTCTACATTTTGTATTTCATAAGATATTTCTGTTAAAGCCCCTTCTACGTTTTGACTTTCAAATAGATTATCATTATCTCTTATACTAACATTTATTGCTTCACCTGTATTTATAGAACTACTTCCTCCAGCAACTTCTATCCATTGTTCTTTTCCGTCTTTAATAATACATCTTTTAATAGACATTTAACCATCCCCTTTAATAATTTTTATTTTCATTATAATAAGGAGCAGATACTCCAGTTCTATAAGCTGGATTTCTATCGCTATAATTTATTGTTAAATTATCAAAGTTAACAATTGTATGTTTATTTGGGTCATATTTATCTACTGTCATTACGCCAGTTTCTTTATCTATGGATTCTACTGCTTTAACATAATTCATACTTATTTTTATTGATGTTGGTGAAATATCTAAAGTTGCAAAACAAGGTTGTACTGGTAAAGCACCAGTGTATTCATACCACCAAGGTCTATTTGTTCCACTATGGAAATGTTTAGTATATTCAGTACCACTTGTTACTGTTCCACCAGTGCTATTTAAGAATGTTATAGTACTCATATCAATTGCTTTTTCTTTACCACTTTGTTTAGCACCACCTGCTTGGAACATAACATAATAAACACCTTGAGATATATTAGCACTTCTAGTTATTTCACTACCACTTAATTTTGTTTCATTTACTAAAGTATAATTTTTACCACCTTTTGGTACATAAGTATTATAATTTTTTTCATTAATCATATCTGCATATGCAGATTTTTCATACCCACATTTAATTGGTATACTTCTTGAATATGTGTGATTGTGCATTATATTGTTCTTGTAATCGCTACTTACAAGCCTAGAATTACTCTAGCCCTAACTTTCATTAGGATATTAGACTATTTCTTTACCCTATTTATATAGGGACAGACCTTTTCCACTCACTTGAGTGTACGAGCTTATGCTCTAGTCGTTGAAGTTTATTCATGTTTAATTAATTTATTTTTAATTCTTTAATAAGTATATTTTCTATATTATTTATTTCCAAATAAGGAATTCTAATTAGTTTTATATCATTATCTTTACAATATTTATTTTTAATAGTATCTCTTATTTTAGTACCTATAAAACCATCCATTCCACCAAAGCATTTTACAATTTCAAAATGTTGTATTCCATCAAACTCTATACATATGTTGTAATTAGGTAAATAAAAGTCAAATCGAAGTTCTTTATAAAATTTACAATCTTTAAACTTGTACTCTCGTTTATAATGAATTTTATTATTTTCTAAAAAATCTCTTATTTTTGATTCACCTTTAGAGTTATTACATATAGGACATCCCGAACCATGATTGATAATTCTATCGTATGTAGATTCAAATATATGATTTTTTTCACATTGTAATGTTATTTTTTCATCATTTCTTGTATATTTAGATAATAATTTAAAACCTCTGTCATTCAATTTAATTATTACATCATTTGTATTATTTTTCATATTATCAATCATACATTGTTTACATCCACTTCCATTTTGAAAACTATCTATTCTAATTTCATGTTTATGACCATTAGGACATTGTAATTTTAATTTAGTTCGTTTGTTTACATAAGGTTCTAATAATACATATCCTCTTGATTCAACTAAATTTTTCACATATGTTTGAGAATATTTTTTATTATTTGGTTTTTTAGGTACTCTATTTTGGTTTGCTCTAGCACATATGGAGCATCTTTGCCCTCTCTTAAAATTATTAAATGTCATTTTAAAATTATGACCTTTAGGACAAGTTAAATCAAGTTTTGTATGTGTGTTTACATATTTTTTTGAATTTAATATGTATTCATAGCTTTCTATGTAATCTTTAACACTATTATAATCAAATTTCTTTCCCATAATATATCACCCCCTATTTATATTATACTTAAATACTTATTAAAAATAAACTAATTAAATTTAGAATCTTACCTGCATGAACACCCATTATTACTCTCACTTAGGATTTAACCATATGAGAATCCTTGCGTTTTTTCTACTTTCGTACCTTCATAGAGTAGTTTCCCCTCTATTGTGGTGCAAGGCTTTAGGGATTACCTGCAATTAAATCTGTAGTTTTTGAAGCCGATTACTCGACAACCAGGTCAACTTGACCGCATAAGAATAAATCTACACCATATTTTTCAAGTATAGGTATCCAATGTTGTAATCTTTTTGCTCTTGTTACAGTAAATGGACTTAAATGTGCATACACAATTACCCATTTAGGTTTTGTAGTTCTTTTACTAACTTTCCATAAATCTCTATCTAAGAAATATGCTTGTTTTAATAAAAATTCTGTTTGATTTATACCATAATCATCATACATTTGTTCTTGATTTGAATTTAAACATATGAAATGAGTAAACCCTAAATCAAATGAATAAGTTGATACCATAGGGAAATCTGTAGTAGCCAAAACTTCTTTATGATAATCATTTAATCTTGGTTGATTTTCAAATGTTACATAATGGTCATAAGCAAATCCATATTTTTTATCAACAAGGTCATTGTTCCTTTATATTCAATTAAGTTCGCTACACTTAATCCGTTTTGCATATATACAAAACTGCTCATACTTTCATATGAGAGTAGACTATATCTTCATCTCCATTGAGATGCTCACCACTTCCATTTAAGGGATTCTCACCCACTCCAATCACTTGAGCCGTACTCCTATTGATGTATTTCAACATCCAAGGGATAGTCGTTGAAGGTTTCCCATTTTAATAGGATTTCCCTGCTGATTACCCTCGTCTTTACGTTAGGGCTTCCCAGCAATTCAATGAGTTTTTCGTTACATATCACTATGTAAAGGTGGCTAACATTTACCACAAGCTGTTAAATGAGGTATATTTCTACAAAATTCTTTGGCATAATCAGTATAATATAACCATTCAAATAAATTAGAGGCGTTTTGTGAAATATCCTAATATTCATATAAAGCTCGTTAAACTTTATACCGTTCTCTTATGAACTGCTCATACTTTCATATGAGAGTAGACTATATCATCATCCCATGAAGGGATACCCTCCACTAACTAGACTACTAGTATATATAGTCGTTGAAGTTTATTCATATTGCTTATAGCAATTTAGAATCTTACCTGCTAGACACCCATTGTAAAAGTACTTAGGATTTAACCATATACTATTCAACTAATTTTTTCTGCTTTCGCAACATTCACGCTCGTCGTTTCCAACTACGTTGTAGTTTAGTTGACTTTAGGGATTACAAGCAATTCAAAGGGTTTGCTATGCAATTTACTTACATAGGGAGCTTAATTTGTTACTCCAGTGTTTAAATGGAAATCAAATACAGGTAAACCATAACTATTATAAAAATCGGTTCTAGTTTGCATAGCTTTAACACAAGTTCTCCAAGCTTCATACTCAGGTTGAGTAAATCCTTGTTGCCTTTATATTCAATAGAATATCGTTACTATTCTATCCGTTTTCTTACACAAAGAAAACTGCTCATGCTTTCACATGAGAGTAGACTATATCATCATCCCATTAAGGGATACCCTCCACTACCTAGACTACTAGGATACTTAGTCGTTGAAGTTTATTCATGTTACTTATAGTAATTTAGAATCTTACCTGCTGATTACCCAATCCTTAAACTTTTCAAACTTTCATAGAGTAGTTTCCTCTCTATTGTAGTATTAAGGCTCTAAGGGTTTTCCAGCAATTCAAAGGGTTTGCTATATAAATCTCTTTACATAGGGACTAAAATTAATCCGTAGTCCATAGCATTTTAATAGTACTAGTATCTGTATATTCTCTCATTTCTATCATTTGTACATCTGACCAATAACCTTCTTCACCACATTGATATTCATATAAACCAGGTGTTATATTAGTTATCTTAGTTCTATGTATTGTCATAAATGTACCATGATTATTAACTATTTCACGTTCACTTTCATATTCTTTCCAATTTTCAGTTACTGCCACTCCACTTTTATCTTTTATTCTTCTAAGTCTTACACAACCATTATCTGTTAAAACAGATTGCCATGTAAAAAGTCTTGTTGTAGGTTGTTCACCAAAAGTTATATCTATAAGATTAGGTATGTTTTCATTTATACTTGCTTTATCACAATAGTTATCCCAAATTCCATCTCTTAAACTTCTCGGTCTATAATGTTCTATATTACAAGTTTTATAATTTATAGCTTTTGAATCATATTTGTTATTCTTATTATTGTAAAAATCTATTCTTCTTATTGCAGTGTCTTTATCCATACAAGTCCAATAGAATTTTTCATATGCAACTGGGTTCTTAGTTCCATCAGCACTACCTACACCTAATAAATCTACATAATATCCATTAACATATGATAATGTTGATACACCAGTACTATCAGTAGTTATAAGATATCTATTTGGATTTTCGTTTACTTCAGGAGGTACTGAGTTAGTTGATAAATACATTGACATACCATTTCTACTAAATGCTATTGGTTCATTTTTATCAGCATCTATCCATTCTTGGTCATAGTCATATATTTTACATCTTACTAAGTCGCTCATTAAATCTCCATGTTGTTTACCTCTAATTAAAAAAGCAGTATGAGCTGGTAAAAGTCCTCTTAATGCTAATGTTTTCCAAACAGTTTCATCATTACCTTTATAATGTAAATATAATCCCTTTAAATTAATATCTACAACATTACGATTATATAGTTCAACAAAACTATGACTAACGCTAGGTGCTTGTAAAGTTGAACTAGGAATTAAATCTCCACCACCATAAATTTGATTTATAACAATACCTCCATTATTAGCAGTAGATAATGCAGTTTGAGAATTACCTATATAACTAGCTAATTTTAAAGGCATTTGTAGATTATCATTTTCAGCATAAGTATGACCTTCAACACATTCTTTTGGAAATACTTGAACTTTTCCATCATCATTTATAATTAATCTGAATTCACTTTTATCTTCATATGATTTTAAATCAACATAATTGTCGCCCATATTATCCGTAGTCATCACATTGGCTAATTTTAACTTTTTATTATCTGTCCCACGTTGTACGATTATATAGTCATTTTCTTTGTCAACACTTAACACTTCTGTTAATTGACTTATTTTTTTACCTTCTGTAGCCATTTATTTATCATCTCCTATATTTATTCTAATAACAATGGAGTGTTATCTTCTAATAATACATTTGTTTTATCTTCTAATAATATTCCATTTATTACATTGCTACTACTTTCGTTTTTTTCTCCCTCTAATAACAATGGAGTTCCATCTTCAAGTAATAAAGGAGTTCCATCTTCAAGTAATAAACCAACACTTGTTAATACACCAGGCTTATCAGGTTTATCAGGGTTAACTACTCCATGTTCTTCTAAATAAGCAACCCTTTTAGTTAATTGTGATACTTTTATTTCTAAATCAGATATTTTATTAAGTAATTTTTTTACTGTTTCTATATCGGTTTCATCTTCTAATATTCCATCTGAATTAGTATCTAACCATAACATTTTTTTATCTTTTGGTGGCTTATCACCTATCCATATATGTGCATATCCATCTATTATAGTACCTCCACTATCCGAGCTACCTGATTTAAATTCAATCCAATATTCATTAGTCAATCCATTTACTAATTGAAAAACCTTTTTTTCTTCTTTAACCCAACAAAACATACCTTCCTTTCTTCTATTTGAAGGTATGGAATTTCTTTCAGTTATATTATCAGTTTGATAAAATCCACCAATAATATCATTACTATCCACTAAACCAAAAGTACCATTATTCTTCTGTTTTAAGGTATCTATAATTTCTATAGCCATAAAATCACCACCTTTACTAAGATATATCTACGGTTGTATTTCCCAATCCTGCATTTGTACTTTTATAAATATCATATTTTTCAACATAGTTATAAGAATTAGTAAAGTAGATTGTACTAACTTTATTAAATCCACCTTCAAATCCTCCAACTTTAAATACAGGTGTACCTAATCTTGTGGGAAATGCATAGTAAATATATTCATTAGATGTGGCAGTAACATTTATAATTCTTTTTATATTATTACTTAACGTACTATTTTTTAAAGTAGCAATAAAAGTATTATTAAAAGTTGTACTATTTGAAGTACCCCAATAAACCTTATTATAATGAATAAGTGTTATTGTTTTACTTGTAGTTTCTTTACCATCGGTAGCTGTTATTTTAAAAGAATAATTATCATTTCCATTTATTGTATCATTGCAAGTATATGTTAAGGATTTTTCAAGATTGCTAATCACTCCACTTTTTGGAAGTGTTAGAGTTTGATTTGTTATTTCTTCCATTGTTTTATTATAACTCCAATTAATAGTTATTGGTGAATTAAAAGTTTTTCCTAATTCCCAAATAATATTATTGGAATAAGTTTCATCTAATTTTACTGAAAAATTAGATATTGCTAATTTTATATATAACAATTTATCTAAAGCTTTTGATACTGTTGGATATAGAGCATTGTCATATTTTACATTAGAAGCATTTATATCAATAGATTTTCCTAATTCTTTTAATTCAGTCCATATATCATTTAAATTAGATGTTATAGCATTCATTCTTGTAGCTGAAATTATTTGTCCATATTTCCATTCCTCTAAACCACTATCTTCTCGCAAAGCCATAACACTAATTTCATTGTCATTATTACCACTAATAACATAATCATCGTTAACTATTCTTGACATTCCTATTTTAGTTATATCTATTTGCCCTGGTGTAAAATCTCCAACATATTCATCAGGAAATATGGGTTTTAAAACTTCAAAAGGAATAGGTGGTATTGTGATTTTACCACCTTGATTTTCATCCCATAAAGAAATTTGAAGTTGATAATTACCTATTTCTTCTACTTCATCTATAAAAGTTTCTGTAACAGTAAATAAAACCTTTCCATCTACAACTGGTATTGGTTCATCACTAACAAATTTTCTACCATCTTCTCCAAGAGGTTTGCCATCTTCGCCAATTTTTGTTGCATAGATTTCAGGTTTTAATACTCTTATTGTTGCATAACTAGCATTTGTTTTTTCAACAACATTAACTTCTTCTTGAGTACCTTTTGCAAAATCATATTTAAAATTTCTTATTAAAAAATATACATCTATATTTTTATCACGTTGATATAAATACAGTGGCTCATCTAATTGCACAGTAGTTCCATTTATAGTAACAACAATATTTTTTGTAATATAATTTTCAGCCATTATTCATCATCTGCTCTTACACAAGAAACAGTTGCCATACTTTTATCATCATGAAATATAGGTTCATATACTTCAAAATTTACAGGTGGAATAGTAACTTTACCTTGTATTTTTTTTCCTGTTGCATCATTTCTTTCATCATCATATAAATGTATCTGCATTGTGTGAGTTCCACATTCTTCACATTCATCAGCGAATTCATCTGTTATAGAAAGTATAACTGTATTATTTTGTATTGGTAATTTATCAGTCATAAATCTATCACCATTTGGTTTTAATACTTTAATTACTGCATAAGAAGCATTGGATTCAACTAATATGTTACCACTATATTCATTAAATTTATATTTTACATCTGCTATAGTGAATTCAAAATCTATCCATCTATCCTCTTGATAAAAATACATAGTTTCATTTAAACTAGCAGTGTTTCCATTAATAGTAATAGTTAAAGGTTTTTTTATTAAGTTATCACTCATTCTATCACCTTCTTTTATTTATATTTATTGAGGATTATCTTTTTCTAATTTTGCTATTTTTTCCTTTAATTCTTTATTTTCTTCTTCTACTTGTATTCTTAAACTTTTTTCAAGAATCACTCTTTGATTTAAATTTGCTATTTCTTCCATTGCTTGTTGAAAAGCAATTTCAAGTTTTATATCCATTAATATCTCTCCTTTATTTTTATTTTACATTATATTTATAAGACTTTAATCTATTTATTTATTTGTTCTTCTAATTTCTCTATTCTTTGTAATGCTTGTTTTAAAGCACAACCTAATAAATTAACATAGTTTCCACTATTATATCCTAACATAGGAACTATTGTATCATCTTCGCCTTCTTCTATATCATAACTACCTTTATCTAATAATAAGGAATTAGTTAAGTCAGGATAGGCTTGAATTAAATCTTGTAAAATAAATCCTATTTGATTATCTTCTTTAGCTCCTCCTGTTTCATTGTCTATAAAATTATATGTTGCAAAATCAATATCTTTTACAAAATTCCATATTTCATTTTCGTTAAACAATGGTTTACTTGCAACTTTTACATTATCAGCAGTAAGATAATTTATGTTTGTCTTACATCTTCTATCGGAAGTATTTATTGAACTACTACCACAATAAAGTTTTGACCATCTATATCCACCTGAGCCTAATATAGCAACATTATCTGCATGAGGTCTAAATGTTCTCATTTTAGCTCCTGAACTTGATACACCAGCTTTTACAAGAACTGCACTAACAAAACTACCTAAACTAGAATCATAACCGTTACCATCAGCACTCATGTAATAATCTCCTAAAAACAAACCTTTTTTATTATAATTATTTGTTATTGCATAAGCTCTCATAAATGATGGATACCATTCAGATGAACTTGAAGCAAAGTAAGCTATTTCGTACTCTGAACCTCCTTTTGTTACTTGATTATCTTTTTGATGGGTTCTTATTTGGAAGTCACAAACTGGAGCTAGTACTATATCTCCATCTCCAAAAAGTCTAAATTGACTTGCTATTGGATGATTGGTATCATAATCAGTATATTTTGTATTAAAGTTTATTTCCATCATAGGAACACCAACATGAGTATTTGTCATAGATGTTTTATTATCTGTTGCAAATATTCTACCATAATATCTACCTGTTCCAGCTGAGTAACTAGTGCCACCGTCAATATTTATACCATTTGCACCTAAAAATATTGATGGTGATGAAGTTGATATATTACCATTTTCAAAGTCTAAATCTCTAAACCCTATTGTCATAGCAACAGTTTTAGAACCATTAAAAATTTTATAACTTGAACTATTCATTTCCAAATATTGACCTTTTTCGTTAGGCTCTGTACTTGCAACAATTTGACCATTTTTATTGACTATAAATGTACCACTACCTATATTTATTGTACCACCTGTAATATTTTTACCTTTAATTGCATTAGCACTTATTTGGTCGGCTGTTATTGTACCTGTTTGTATTTTAGCACCATTAATTGTAGTTGTTCCTCTATATGACCAATCTGAAGTCAATTTATATGAATCATTTATTTTACCTTGAGTATAACTATCTAAGGTAGAAAAAGTAACCTTACCTGTTAAATTAATATTTTCTGAAATAATATCCAACGCTCTATCAGTTAAAGTCATATTACTTGAACTAGTACCACTTTTTACTAACCAACTTATTTTATTAGCAGTTTGTTCAATTCTACTAAAATTACTACTTAAAACAGATGTATCATTAACATTAGCAACAGAAATAGTTTTACTATATGTTTTTTTATTTTCAATATTTACTGATATTTCTATTGTACCATTATTTCCTGATACAGAATTTAATAATATAGTTTTATTATCAGATTTTATACTAGCACTACAATTTGTCGTATTCGTTATAGTAACCTTATATTCTCCATCTCCTGGTGTACCATTTACAGCTTGTAACATTTTTTCATTTTTATATATATTAACTGTTGATACTGGCTCAATTGTTCCAGTAGTCGGTCTATTGACCGATACTGAAAACGAATTACTTATATAACTACTCATTATTTAATCACTCTCCTATTCAACATTAACAGTTATAGAAGCTGAATTACCTTCTAATGTTGTTGCTGTTATAACACAACTTCCTGTAGTTCCTTTAGAGTCTACTCTACCACCACATACAGTAGCTATGTTTGTATCACTAGATTTCCATGTAACTACTTTATTATTCCAACTTTCGTTGAATTTAAGTATTAATCCAAGTTTAGACCATTTATTCATATGTCTAGCACTTGTGTCCTCAAACCAAATTTGATTTGAAGTACCTCCACCGCTCGGTGCTTCTTGAGGAGCGTAAACTCTAACCCAATCAACATACATAGTGTATTCAGTCATATTACTAGGAACACTACCACCTGCGGCACCTAAAGCTTGATTTAGTAGGATATAATGTGGTTGGTGGAACATGAACCATGTGTTATCATCGGATATGTCAGAATGTCCTATAAGTCTATCATCTACATAGTAATCTAGTCTATCGTGAGTCCATTCCATAGCATAGATATGGTAATCATCGAAGCTTCCTATGTTTCCTGAATCAACCCTACCTAAATCTTTCGCATCCCAGTTGTCCCATACTAAGTCTGTTCTGTACAATGCACCAGCGGTAGTCCAAGCATAGCCTTGTTTGTGTTCCATGATATCTATCTCACCACAGTATGGCCATGTTATACCAGCACCTTCTTCGTAGTTACCTCCTAGAGTCCAAAACGCTGGGAAAGAACCAACTGTTTGTGGTATCTTAATCTTGGCTTCAAATCTACCATACATAAATTCGCGTTTGTTGTCGGTATGGATACAACCACTTGACCATTCCTTACCGTTTGACCATTCCTTCTTAGCTTTTATGACAAGGTTACTATTTTCTACCCATACGTTATTTGTTCCTGCTACGTAGTTTTGAACTTCATTTGGTCTACTGTAGTTATCTTCATAATCCCAGTTATCTCTATTAAGAGTTGTGCCAGTAAAGTCATCTTCCCATATTAGAGTTCTTCCTGGTCTATAACCGTCACCTGTACCTCCGCCCGGATTACTAGATGAATCGAATAATTCTTTCATTTCGGCTACTGTAAACGCTGAGTTCCATATTTTACAAGCATGGATTGTACCTTTCCAGTACTTGCTCTTATTTGTCTCTGCATCTTGATAAGCTCCTAATATCAATGAGTAATCATTCATGTCGTACTCATTCCTATTAACTGCAACAGTTGAACCATTTATTACTATATTGCTAACTACACCTTTAGATATAGCTATAGCAATTTTGTTGCGTTGTCCTTTTACCATTGTCCAGCTATCCTCATAAGTATAATTAGTAGTAGTATTTTCACTATTTCCTACTAAATAATAATGACCATCTTCCTCATTAAGGTATAATTTTAATCCGTCATAGTCACCAGCTTCATATACACAATGCATTACATTTGCAAGGTTATCGTTTTGAGTAGCGCCTCCGTCATCAAAATCTATGAATAATGTGTGGTCACTTGCAGTTTGGAATAGTTTTACTCCTGTGTCTACGTATTTTGAAGTTCCGTCAAATACTGTATCTGAAGTTAATTCGTATACTGGTGTAGGAGTAGTGGGTTCAGGTGTTGAAGTACTTGTAAGAGTAACAGTAAATATATTACTTGTCTTAGTATTACCATCACTATCTGTAACTCTTATAGCCATACTATATGTTCCGGCACTACCTTGGTTGTCATGCTTGAATTTGTAATTTGTTCCATTTACTACAACATCACTTGTTTTATCGTAGAACGTATTTCCACCATCCCATGATACTTCATGTTTTGCTACTGCTATATTTGTACTATATTCAATGTAGAATTCTGTTTTTTCAGTTTGTGTTATGTTGGATATATTACTTATAGTCAATGTAGTTGAATCTTTAGTTAAATTACAATATGTTAAATACTTACCTGGGTCATAACAACCATATCTTATTTTGTTTGTAGGTGCAGTGAATGTGTATTTATAGTTATTATTACCAGTACTAGTGAATAACTCTTTAACAAATTTATCATTGTCGTCATAAGCATATGCCCAAGTCCATGTAGCATCCATTTGTAGTGTATAAGTTGCACCTTTTTCAACTGTTACTGCATTAACTGTTGCCCAACATTCTGCATTATCAGTTATAACATGTGTACTTTGATTTATACCTTTTCCATAAGTCATGTTACCTATAGTTTGAGAAGGAGTTGTACCACCTGAATCTTTAGCTCTTAATACTCCATTTGTTACAGTCAATGTAATTTGTTTTGATACACCTGAATGTGAAGTACCTGTAATTATTACTTCACCATTAGCTCCTGCATAAGTAGAACATAATCCACTATGAACCCAAACTAGACTAGAATTACTAGATGACCATGTTAGTGATTTATTGATACAGTTATCATTAAAAGTAGGTCTTACCATACAGTTATGTGAATTATCATTCCAATCCATAGCACTTAAAGAGAAGTCACTAGAATTTAATACTACATTTTCGGTACTTAATGGGTAATATTTAACCCAGTCAACATATTGTGTAATTTCTGTTGTGTTACTGTCAGGTGTGCCACCACTAGCACCGATTGCTTGATTAAGTAAGATAAAGTGTGGTATATGGAATGCTCTGTTATCAGTAGCACTTGTTCTACTTAATTCATTTCCATCAATAGAAAAGATTAATGTACCATCTGTTTTCCATTCCATTGCAAAATCGTGCCAATCTCCAGTAGGATAATTATTATACCATACACGACCACTTTCTTCTTTTTCATTGAAGAACGTACCACAAGTTAGTTTGCCACTATAGAATTCCATTACGTCAAATTCACCACAATAAGCCCACCATTCACCTAATGTATCAGGACTACCATTTTCTTTATATCCAAATTCAAAACTATCGCCTAAAGTCCAAAATGCACCAAAAGAACCGTTCCAATTACATGGTCTAACTCTAGCAACTATTTTACCATACATAAAAGCAAAGTGCCCTTTAGAAATAATAGATGCTGATGTCCAATTTCCACTACTATCCTTTAACCCTCTTAAAGCTAATATACCATCATTAACTTCAGCATTGGTATTTGTATATCTTTGAGTTTCATTATTTCTAACATAACCTAACTCATATCCCCATTTATTTGAATCTATGCTATTACTTGAGAAATCATCTATTACATAAGCACCAGTAGAATCTAATAATGAGCTTGAACTTGACCCATTTTCTTTTAATGTACCTGTGATTGCAGTACTTGCATCACCAGTAGCACATATTAATATTTTAGTTATATTTGCTGGTACAGTGAATGTATATGATAAAGCTTTATTTGACCAATCATCTGTATTACCTTCGGCAAATGATACATAAGAATTTGATGAATTATAATAACAAATACATACATAATTAGCTTTATTAAGATTGATAGTATAAGATTTACCAGCAGTCACACTTATATAATTCAATGTACTATAATATGTTCCATCTGTGGTATCTGTAATTACACCATCATTAAGTCTTTTATATTGAGTAAAAGTTAATCCACTATTATTTACTAAAGTGACAGTAAATATATTACTTGTCTTAGTAGTACCTTTAGCTGTTGTTACCCTTATAGCCATTTGATAAGTTCCAGCATTACCTTTATTATCATGTTTAAATTTATATGATGTTCCGTTTACTACAACATCACTTGTTTTATCGTAGAATGTATTTCCTCCATCCCATGAAACTTCATGTTTTACTACTGCTATATTTGTGGAATATTCAATATAGAATTCTGTTTTTTCTGATTGTGTTATGTTAGATATATTACTTATAGTTAATGTTTCAGGAGTAGTTCCTCCTCCACTACCACCACTTTCAACCGCTTTATCAATTATTACATTGATATTAGAGTTATTTTGATAACTTTGTTTACAATCTAATTTAGTTAATCCAACAGTAGAATAATTTCCAGTATTATCCCATTTTAAGAATTTCAATATTTTAAAGAATGTATTATTGTCCAATTTTAAATGTGATTGTGAATCAAAACTAGTTGTATAAATACTTCCATCATTGAAGAAATTATTTTTAATGTTTGCTCCTTTTATATGTCCTCTTAAGTCTAATCCAAAATTTCTACAATTAATAACATTGCAATTGAAACCTCTTTGAATTGTTAAAGCAGATGTTCCATTATAAACTTCATTATTTATGAAAAATAAATTTTTACCGTTCTCATATCCATCTTCAAAATCCAAAGCTAATTTTGTTACTTTATATTCATTTTCATCAGCAACATAGTTGAATGAACAATTCTTTATAAGTAAATGATTATAAATTCCCGGATGCATTGCACACGTTCTTGTATTATGTGATTTTATATTAATTAATTCACAATTTGTAGCCCCACCTGTATGGCATATTGTCATACCTGATGATGTTGTAGTTGGAGTGAAACCAGTAATTCTCATAGATTTTGAACCATTTGGTATTTTAACTACTTGATATTGTCTTGTTTTTATTGTTGTTTTATATGCAGAATTATTATCATAAAAATGGAAAAACAATTCAGCTTTATTTAAAGCCAATCCTCCATATCCTAGGTACACGTTACATTGTATTTCGCCTCTATCCAATAATGTTGAAATATCAATTAATTCTGTTGTACTCATAGTAGTACTACTAACTGTATTACCTTGTTCATTTATATAATATGCATTTGGGAAAGCTAATTGACCAGGAGTTCCTACATATCCTGCTAATTTACCTCCAAATACACCTAAGTTATATCCAACTGAATATCCCATTTCCATATCTTCAAAAGATGAATATCTTGCCCCATTGATTTCGGCAACTGCTAATCCTTCACCAGGGATATTATAATTAGTATTAGTCTTCGTTGCTTCAAAATCAAATCCATCATAGTTACCAATTAACTTACCATTTTTAACATGAGCATCAAAGCAATCTTTTAAATCTACTAAATTTGATACATTGATATCATTACATTGTGTTGCTTTGAATGTAGCACCATTCATATCTACTGTGAAATGGTCAGGTAAAACTACTTTATCAGAATGATAATCTAACATATAAACTTTATTTAGCATAGTAATCTTATTATGACCATTATTTTTAACTGCTTTAAACAAGTTGTTCAATCCTGTATTATTTGTTTTAGCTTGTGATATACTAGCAGTTTCACCAACAGTAATATTATATGTAGATAAATCAGCAGTTGTCATATTATAATTATTTACTTGATTATATGTATCATTAACTATTAGTATATCAAAAAATTGTTCAATACTCGCTACACCATTGTCATCTATGGTTTGAATGCTAAAGTAAGTTTCTCCAGTAGTAGCAATTGAACCTATATCTATTGAATATTCTCCTGCTTTAGTGGTTTTAGAATATGACTTATCATTTATTTTAACAATAGTTGTAAAACTTTTACTATCATCTTTATTTAAATACTCAGCTTGAGTACTGTCAGATACATAATATCTAATACTTATCGTTTCATTAATTTTTTGTTTAGGATTGAAATATCTAATATATAATTCAGGTATTTTTGTGGATGTGAGATTATTAGTAGAATTTATTGTATTTGCCATAATTATTTCCCTCTTTCTATATAAATTTTATAAATATTAACTCGTGCAAAATAACATGTGAATGTCAATGTTATGTTTGATAAATTACCAGCAATAGTCCAATAAGTATCTACTTTACCATCACTAGATAACGCTTCATTTATTTGCACCTCATTAATCATATTAGAATTACTTATATTATTAGCTGAACCATCACCTAGAACTAAACTACGTAAAGAATAAATTGATGATGGGTCACTTGTTCCTAATCCTAAAACTACGTGTACTTTATCATTTTTGTTAAGATTTAGTGGATGATTACTTATAGCAACACTAACATCTTGACTTTGATTTGTACTTATATAACTTCCATAATTAACTGCATTATTTAATGTAAATGAAGCACCTTCCACTAAAGTACCATTGTCATAAATTACTTCAAAATTACTATTAGCACTATCTATAACATCTACTGTTATTGTTTTACTTGTTAAACCATTTGCTGATACAGTTATATTATATATATCATCAGTTTTATTGTTATCACTAATAGAAGTTACATTTACAGATTGAGCAATATGATAATTATCAGCAGTAAAAGTTAATTGACTTGTAGAAAGTGTTAAATAAGAAGATGATGAAGAAATATTTATAGTTGTACTTGATGTAGGTTTATTTGATAATTTAAAGTATATAGTTTTATTTCCACCTTCAGCAATATCTGCATATGTACAAGAAGGTAATATTTCTAAGATATCATCTACAATTGGTGTATCAGGTATATCAGGTTTACTAGTTTCTCTTTCAGCAACTGCATTGATAACTATATTTCCATGTACATTTTCAATAGTTATTTGTTTAGCAGATTTTCCTTCCCATTCCACATCTGTTATAACACCAAGTCCATCAGTATAATCAACTCCACCCATACTTACAGTTAAAGTTTTTAATGTATATCCGTCATTAGGTACAACTATACTTTGGAATGTTGTAGTTATTGAAGTATCTAAAGTATCACTTCCTGTTGATATACAATTAGTTACATTTCTAGTTACTGTATAAACCTTAGTGCCTGAAATCGCTTCTGTATATACTGTAATATAAATTTCACCAGTAACGTTAGGTATATTGATATTGTTTCCACTAACTGTTGAACTACTTACATCAGTACCACCCATTACACAATATATTTTAGTTATTCTATAACCACTTTTTGGAGCAACAGTAGTAGAATAACTAGAACCTTTTTTAACAGTTGTAGCTGAATTAGTACTTGTTGATTCAAATAGGGTATAAGTTACAGGATAAGTATCTGTACTTCCACCAGTTGCTTCTGTATTTACTAAAATACTCACATCACCTGTAACATTGCCTATGTAGACATTATTACCATTAACAGCTGAACTACTTATATCAGTACCACCCATTACACAATATATTTGAGTTATTCTATAACCATTCTCAGGGGAAATTGTAGTGGAATAAGAAGAACCTTTTTTAACAGAAGTGCTCGAATTAGAACTAGTGGCATCATGTAAAGAATATCTTATTGTATAATAAGTATCTGTACTTCCACCAATTGCTTCTGTTGTAATAGAAATAGTAATATCACCTGAAACATTAGCTATACTAATATCGCCACTCGTACCATCTCTATCAATTATATTTACACCACCCATTGTACATAAAATTCTAGTTATTTTATGACCTGCATTAGCAGTAATAATAGTATGATAACTAGAGCCTTTTTTAATAGATGTACTAGTATTGCTACTTACTGAATTATTTAAATTATAAGCTATAGTATAATAAGTATCTGTACTTCCACCAGTTGTTTCTGTAGATACGGTAATATTAATTTCTCCTGTAACATTAGGTATATTGATATTATTACCATTAACAGTTGAATTACTTATGTCATCACCATTCATTACGCAATATATTTTAGTTATTCTATAACCACTTGTAGGAGTGATAGTTGTAGAGTAACTAGAACCCTTTTTAACAGTTGTGTTTGAATTAGAACTAGTAGCATTATTTAAGTTATATTTAACAGTATAATAAGTATCTGTTGATACTCCTGAAGTTATAGTTAATGTAAATATATTACTTGTTACAGTTTCTCCACTTGAAGTTGTAACTCTTATTGCCATTCTATAAGTTCCAACACTACTTTTATCATCATGATGAAAAGAATAATTGTTACCACTAGATGTTACATCACTTGTTTTATCATAAAATGTACTTCCTCCGTCCCATGAAACTTCATGTTTTGTTACTGCTTTGTTTGTAGAATATTGAATATAAAATGAATTTCCTACTGTTTGTGTTATATTTCCTATATTATTAATAAGTAATTGTGTTTCTTCGCCATTTTTACCATATGTAACTCTCAAAGTACATGAATTATAAGTACCATTTTTCCAACTAGATACATCGAAAATTGCAGAACTATTTGAAAAAGTTGTTGCACTTATGTAATTACTTCCATTATTACTAATTTCTATATTAGTAATATCTGAAATATCCGTACTATAATTAACTATAAGGTTATTATTGGTAGTCGAAGGACTACCAATAATTGAAAGATTTGCCATCATATCACCTTCCTTAATCTATTATATTTCCATTTATATCACATTTAGTTACTATTGTATCTTTAGTTATAACTATTGTATAATCATCTACATTTTCTTTTATTTCATTAATCTTTTGATTTACTTTATCAATATCAGATTTACTAGCAACTGGACTACTACCACTTACTATTTCTAAATTACTACCATCCCAACTAATATGTGAAGCATTTTTATTACCTATTAATACTTCTCCATTAGTATTAAATTCATAAGTTTTAGTACCACTCTTATATCCAACTATACCATTAACACCACTATAACTACCACTAGTTCCGAATACATTTTTACCCATAGCAACACCAGTTGGTAATCCATTACTAACTGTACCTGCAAATATTTTAGGAGTTAATACAGTTGAACCATTAATTGTTGTCTTACCAGTATCCCATTCAGTAATCCAAGTTGGTAAATCTGCTTTACCATCTTGACCTGCATTACCTTTAAATGCTTTTGCCCAACTAAATACCTTATAATAAGTAACATCATTAATTACAATCGGAACACTAAAATTACCTGATGAAGCCAATTTGTCACCTGTTATAGCCGTAATAGTTATAGTTGTTCCATTTTTAGTCAATGTTAATCCATCTACAGTAGGTAAAGTACCAATAGTAGGTGTTATTTCTTTAGTACCTTGGTAAACTTTTACTTGTGTTGTTGTAGTAATAGCTGTTTCTATAGTTCCATTATTTTCACAAGGGAAAGTATGGTTTTCATTGGTTAATATTATAGTATATCCATCTGCTCCATCATCACCACATTTTACTTTACTATAACTAAATGCTTTATTAAAAGTTATTCCATCAATTATTACAGGAATATTAAATGAGCCATTTGAAGCAAGTGTACTTCCAACCAAAGCAACTATTGTTATAGTTAATCCATCTCTTGTGATTTTTAAACCATTAACAGTTGGCATTGTGCCAAAATTAGGTGTTACAATCTCACTACCTTTATAAGATACAACCGTTGTAGTAACAGCTTGTTGCATTTCAATTTGTCCTTCTGCATTAGCTACGAAACTATGATTATCATTAGTTAAATTAATAGTACATCCATCTACACCATCTGTTCCATCAGAACCATCTATCCCATCTACACCATCAATTACTTTAACTAATGTTATAGTATCACTTAAGTCACCTGCTTTAATAGTAATAGATATTTTTAAATTATTAGTAAAATCATTAACTGATAAGGTTCTTGTGTTTCCTTCACCATTTAAAGTAACATTTGGACTTGTAGACCATGTTATAGTATCATTAAAATTTTGTTGATTAGCAGTTAGAGTTATAACTGTTGAATCTTTAGGAGAATTATTTTTATCAAATGCTATTGCTTGTCTATTTGCAGATAATGATAGCAATCTAGCATCTGAACCATTAGTACCATCTGCACCATTTTCACCTTTTAATGATAAAGCATAAGTAAATTTTTTTGTAAATGTTATTCCATCAATTGTAATAGGAATTGTTAAAGTACCATTTCTTGTTGACATGCTATTAGATACTGTAACTATAAAATAAGTATTTGTTGTACCATTATTTGTTATTGATACACTCATACCTTTTGGCATTCCTGTAATATTACCTATTGTTGTAGCTACTTGAGTACCACCTTTATACCCTATAATACCACAATTTGCAGAACCAACTAAAGCAGTTGATGAATTACCTGCAAATGTATGAGATTCATTTGTTAGCACTACAGTGTAAGCATCCCAACCATCATTACCTTTAGTTAAACTCCAAGTGTAATCAGAAGGATTTGTACTATCTGCTTTAATCTCATCTGTATATACACCCATATAATCTCCAGGGTCTTCACCATTGTTATTAGTGAATGTTGTACCACCATCATTAGAATATTTTATATGCACATAAGCAGAAGTACCATTTAGACCATCTTGACCGTTTTGCCCATCGTTTCCTTTTATTTGACCAGCATTTATGAATTCATTACCATTCCATACCCATAAATCTTTATCAATTATATATCCATCACCATTTTCATTTCCATTTGGGTGAGCTTGGTCTAATTCTTCTTTACTATTATAAGAATCTAATATTTTAACTGAAGTACCATCTGAACCCTTTTGTCCATCTAATACTTTCACTATTGTAATACTATCGGTTAAACCTCCACCAGTTACTGTTATTTTTATTTGGTTATTATCTGTAAAGATTGTTGGATTTAATGTTCTATTATTACCACTACTACCTAATTCTACATTTGGTGAAGTAGACCATGTTATAGTATCATTAAAATTTTGTTGATTAACTGTTAATACTATTTCAGAATTATCTTTTAATGTATTATCACTATTAAAAGCTATTGTTTGTCTACTTGCAGATAGTGATAATAATCTAGCATCTGAACCTTCTATTTTTTTCCATTTATATTTTGAAAACACTGTTGAATCTGTTTCAATATTATCTACATACATACCCATCCAAGTACCAACTTCTTCACCATCACTACCAGTAAAGGTTACTCCGTCATTAGAATATCTAATATGTACATAAGCAGAAGTACCATCTTCACCTTGGAACTGACCAACATTTATAAATTTATCTTCTGTCCATACCCATAAATCTTTATTAATTATATATCCGTCACCATTTTCATTTCCAGTAGGATGAGCAGAATCTAATTGTTCTTTACTATCATATCTTCCCAATACTCTTACTGAATTCCCATCTTTACCATCTTTACCAGGAGCACCTGGAATTCCTTGCATACCCTTAAAGGATATTGAATAAGTAAATGTTTTAGTAAACTTCAATAATCCAACTGTAATAGGTATACTTAATTCACCATTTTCAGTTAAATTAGTGTTAACATTTATATTTAAAGTAGGAGTAATTGTATTGTTATTATCAATAGTGATTGTCATTCCTTTAGGTATATTTTCTATTGTTCCAATAGTAGCTTTAACTAATTGGTCTCCTCTATATACTAAGACATTACAAGTAGTAAAACTTGCTAAAGCATTAGAAATATCACCAGGAAAAACATGTGCTTCATTTGTTAATACAACAGTATATGCATCTAAAGGATTTTTTGCTCTATTGATTGAAAATCTTTTTGTATATGATACCCCATCATAAGTAGCTATTAAATCAACATAAGTACCTTTTGCTTCACCTGTCCAATTTGTAACTGTATAAGTTCCTGTTTTTGTATCTAAAGTACCTTCTATATCATTATTAGGTTTGGCACTATATGAAACTCCATTAATTAATTCTTGCCCAACATAAGATAAAGTTATCTTAGCAGAACAATCTTTAAAAGAGTCTTTTCCAAAAGTACCATCAGGTTCAATAGGTACTATATGAGTATCATTAGTTAAATTTGCAACTATACCCTTTTCTCCATCTTCACCTTTTATTTTTTTCCATTTATAATCAGCGAAATTAGTTGAATCAGCTTCAACATAATCTGTATATTGTCCTATCCAATCTCCAGTGTCTTCTCCATTGTTATTTGTAAATGTTTTGCCATCATTACTGTATTTTATATGTAAATAAGTAGTTCTTCCGTCAGTACCATTCTTACCTGGTATACCTTGTTCTCCTCTAAAAGGTACTCCATCTGACCAACCATTATTTTCTTCTAACCAAACATATAATAAACCATCTATAACATAAGCATCTCCAGGTTTACCAGTTGTAGGCAATTGGTCTTTATTTTCTAATTTACCAATTATATTAACACCTGTACCCTCTTCACCTTTTTCCCCTTTTATTGATTTAGTTATAGTCATTACTTTTTGGAAAGTATTTTTATCTACTGTTATATTTAATGTAACAGTGGCTATATTTTTAGATAATGAAGTTACATCTAATCTTCTTGTTGCATTACTATAAACAGAAGTACAACCATCATCTATTCTTTCTAGGTTAAATGAAGTAATTTCAGATAATCCTTTATAAACTTTTACATAAGTATAAGCAGTACTTATAGCTTCAAATGTATAATTACCATTTTCATCACAAGGAACACTATGATTTTCATTAGTTAATAACACTGCATATCCATCTGAACCATCAGTAATTTTTGCTAATGTCATAATATCATAATAAGTGTCTACTTCATATCTTATCATTAATATTTTTGAATCACCAAAATAACTATCATGATTTACTATTAAAGTATTTGCATTTTTTGATGAAGTTATTTCAGTCCAATCATCGTTTTCAGAAACTCTATAATACCATCTTGAAGTTCTATCAGCAGATATATTATTTCTAGTAGCTGTCAATGTAATTGAAGTTGGATTTGGAGTTTCTGTAAAACCACCTTTATATCTAAATAATTGATTACCATTAATTGATACTGATTTAGCATCTTGACCAACTACACCATCATGCAATTTTACAATAGTCATTTCATCAGTATATTCACCACATACTACTTTTATAGTGATAGAATTTGAATTATTTCCCCATATTGGGTCATCATGTTTTAATATAAATGAACTTAAGTTAGAATTGCTAGGTATATTTGTCCATTCATTAGTTACTTTAGCATCTCTATAATACCAGTCGAATACAGGATTTTGTATATTGGATACTTGAACATTTAAAGTTATTGATGAAACATTAGGATTTCCATCTTTATCATATTTAAATATTTGGTCACCAACTAACATTACATATTGAGCAGAACCTGCTTCACCTTTTAAGTTCTTTTTAGCTGAATCGTCTAAGCTATCCCAAGTTAATGTTCCTGTCATTAATACTTTTCCAGCATCTAATTTAATTACATTATCTCCAATAGTTAATTGAGAAGTGGTTTGATTATACTTAACATAATTCAAAATTAAATTATCAGCAGTTTGTTTAATTGCAGTAGCATTTTTTTGAACTAAAACTTTTAAACCAGTTTTACCATCAATATCTTCTTCCATTTTAGATATTGTTTGACTAAAATTATTAGAAGTTTTTCTTATGTCTAAAATACTTTCTACTAATTTACCACCTATACCTAATAGTATTGCATCTGATACTGCATTTTTATATTGAGTATTTTTTACAGATACATTAGCTATTGCATTTAACATAACAGTAATTTCACTAGGGACTATTGTGTTATCACTTATAGAATCATTAACTAATGAGTTTAAATTATTAATAGAAGTATTTAATGCATCTAAATTTTTATTTAAATTATTTATTGTCTCAGTATTATCTTCCTCTGAATTCTTTAATCTCTCAATTAAAACTTGATGATATTGTGACATAACAGTATAATCATCTAGTAATTGATTTTGTATAGCTGATATGTCTATTTTTTCATCAGATGAAATTTCCATATCTTCTGATACTTTTGTTATTAATTCTTCGTATTGAGCCAATGTTTCACCTAGATTTATCATTGAAACATTTATATTATTTCTTAATTCTTCTAATTCTTTGTTATTACTAAAGTTTTTTTCAACAGTAGATATTGTTTCTTTAGTTTCTTCAGCTGTTTTTTCTATTTTATTGACTCTTTCGACCAAAGAACCTGAACCACTTTCAGTAGAACCTAATACTTGTTTAATTCCATCTACATCTTCTTTTATTGTCATATATTTTCCATTTAATTCATCATATTTACCTAATGCTTCACCTGTTAATTTAGAAGAAGCTCCATTACCAGTATCATTATAATAAATATCATAATCGTCATGGGGAACTTGTGTTCCTATACCATTTTCATTTATATATATCATTTTTTTAGTTGCTGTTTCTTTTATCCATTCATTGCTTTCTTTTAAAACATATGGATTATCATTCATATCCCAATATATATACTTCATACAAGATTTACCATCATTTACTATGTATGGTGTATTATCTGATTTATCAATTATTACTAATCCAGTCCAAGATATATATGTCGTTGCAGGAATGTTAGGTAATAACATTAAACCAACTCCTTCCTATAAAATTTTTTTATTAATCTTGTCATAATTAAGTCCTACTCTATTCTTATTTACTCTATTAATAGTACTTCTACTTTTCTTAGCTATTTCATAAGCCTCTTTACCTTGTGTTAATCTTTCACCTATTGATAGTGAAAATGTATTCTCATCTTTTTTATTAGATAATTGTAACTCAATTGTTTTATCTTTAAAATTTTGTGTATAATTTATTAAATATACAACTTCAATAGTTGTTTCACCTTTTAATACTATCATATCTCCTAAGCCTAATTCTCCATTCCAATGTTGTCTAAAACCATTATCAATTAATTTTTCAATAAAATTAACAGAATCAATAGTCCAAGTTTTAGTAGGATAACAACTTTCTTTTAATTGTTTTTTACCTATTCTCATTAAGGTTAAACCATCTGTAATAGAATCATTGCTATAAGTATCTTGATATATAAAATCTTTTAATTCATTTAATAAACTTTCGGTAAATATCAATACGCCATTTTCATCAGTTGCATATTTTTTCTTACATAATTTATTTATATTATCTATTGAAGCATCTATATTTCTAATGTTCTCATCTAATTCTGTTACTTCTTTTTCTAATAATACTTTTTCATCATTTAGCTTTACTAATCTTTCTTGTTGTTGAGCTTTAAATTTTTCATCAGTAGTTTGCTCTATAGTAAACTCAATAGATTTCATTTGTGCATAAACTATTAATAATCTATTTTTCTTCTGTGTTAATGTAGCAGTTTTTTCTTCTTTTTCTGTTCTCAATTGATTCCATGTTACTGCTCTTACATTTACCATTTGATAGTATTTATTTAATGCATTTATTAATTCAGTACTCATTTCTTCATTTTCCATAAAATATGAAAAATTTTCTACATAAGTATCACCACTAGGATTAACTTCACTTATAGTTAAATCATCGTTTCCTGATAATGTCAATACAGTTGTAATATCCTCTGTGTCATCTTCTTTTTCCATACTCTTAAGATAATTATCATAAGATAATATTAAATTAGGGTCATCACCTAATTCTTCATCATCATATAAGTCAACTGTTTTATCATAGCTATTAAATACAGGAAAACATTCAAATTGTTCTGATATATCATCATTAATAAAATCATACCAATTTGACGATACACTTTCTTGGTATCTTAATTTTTCTTCTTTTGTCAATTCTACTATTATTTCACCTGTAACATTGTCTAATATTGTTTCTTTTGATTTATATAAAACTTTAGGACTTACATATCCAACATGCCAACCAGTTGCATCATATAACAATTCATCTAAGCTAAAACAACCTTCTATATCAGCATATGGAGTTTTTAATGTTAGTGTAATATCCTCAAATTCTGCTATATTTTTAAATAATTTTTTTTCTCTTGAATAAGCTGTTATAGTTTTTTTCTTTTCATTTTCTTCACTTATATTTTTTATTACATAACATTCATCTTCATCTAAAAATATAAATCTTTCTGTTTTAAGTTCATCATATAAAGGATTTATTTCATTATTTTCACCATAATATTTATTAACTGAAAATGTAAATTCACTAACAGTTTTAACACCTTTTTGCATACTTTCTATAATGGAACAAGGTATAATGCCTAATTTTTTTCCATTCATTTTACTTAATATTAAATTGTATGAATCTTTAGCACCTCTTATTTTCATTTAATCACCTACTATATAATTACAGGAAATTCGCAAATAAATTCTATATTTGCACTTCCAGTAAGTGTTATATTATTATTTCCTTTATCTAATTCTAATAAATTATAATTTTTTAATGTTTCAAATCTATTAGCTCCACCACTGTTTATTACAGTTCCCATAGCACAATCTACTGTAACCATTTCTCCACTGTTTAATCCACTTAATTCTACAAAAGTACCATTTGTATTATTTAATATTTTAATACTATCACTATTTGAAGCTGTTATATTAATTTTTGGCTTATATGTTTCATATAGATTACTGTAATTAAATAAAACGCCTGATTGACCACTAGCTTTCAAATTAAGTCTATTTGTTGGTATAGAATAACAATAAGGAGCATAACTCATAAATTCTACTTCTAAATAACCCCTAAAATCAGGAGTTAAAAATTTTGAAAAACTTACTGCTTTCAAATAATAACATAGATTATATCCACTAGAATAATCTACTGTTTGAAATTTTTTAAAATCTTTTTGAAATAACCAATTGTATACATTGATTATATCTCCATCACTCCATATGTCACCATCTTTTTTCATTAATTGTAAGACTATATTTTCAGAAGTGCGAGTTCCTTCAATATAACTCTTTTTCCCATTAAGTGTATTTTCTTCATTTAATTCTATATTAATTGTACTCCCTATTTGTTTTAGTTTATCCGAACTATCAAAATCAATTATTACAACATTGAAAGTTTCAGAATATACATTGTTGAAATAAAATTCACCATTCCAAAAACTACTTGCCATATTCTTTTCTCCTTTCTTTTATCTTACATATATAAAATAAGAAGGAAGAGTTATATTTTAACCCTTCCTTCGTAAATTTATTTCATATTTTTAACAATTTCCTTACAAATACTTGCTTTGTAATCTTTTAACATTTCATCTACTTTTCCTAAAGTAACATCATCTGCACCACCTTGAATTGTAATATTAGTATCTCCAATTGTAATATTATTAGTTTCAACATTACTAGAAACTTGTGGAGAAGTATTAATACCACTATCTTTTGGAAGTACTGTATTACTATAATCTATATTAGGAGCAGTATAATTATCTGACATTTTTTGAAGTTCTTTCATAGTCTCTAATGCTACATTAAGATTGTTTAATAATTCTTTCTTTAATGAATCACCCATAACTCCAAAATAATCAGAACTTGTATTAGCAAAATCCATTAATGCTGTTTGAAGAGTTTTGATATTTCCATCAATATCTGTAAACACCTTAATATTCATATAAAGCTCGTTAAACTTTATACCGTTCTCTTATGAACTGCTCATACTTTCATATGAGAGTAGACTATATCATCATCCTATAAGGATGCTCACCACTAACTAGACTACTAGTATATATAGTCGTTGAAGTTTTACCTTATTTATTCATATTTATATTTAATAATTGACTTAGTATATTTTCTATATTATCAAAATCCCAATATGGTATTCTTATTAGACGAATATTATTATTTTTGCAATATTGTGTTTTTATAGTGTCATGTATTTTAGTAGTTATAAATCCATTAAGTCCTCCAAAATGATTTACTATCATATAGTGTTGTCCACCATCATATTCTATAGCTATATTTAAACTATGTATATAAAAATCGAAAGGCAACTCTTTGTTGCTTTTACAATCATTAAATTTATACTGTCTTTCATATTCTATATTTCTACTATCTAAATATTTAGCAACTCTTTTTTCTCCTTTAGATTCATTACATTGAGGACAACCAGTTCCATTTAATAAACTATTAGGTATAACATACCAAATACAACCATCTTTTAGACATTTGCATTTTATTTTCGTCTTAGCGTTTATATATTCACTTAATATTTCTATATTTTCAGTATTGTAATTTTGATTATAGAATTTTTCTAAAAATTCTTTATGAGACATTTTTTTATTTTTACAACATTGAGGACATCTTTGACCTTGTTTAAATTTACAAAAACTCATTAAAAATACATGACCTTTCGGACATCTTATTTTTAATTTTTCATCTTGATTTATATATGTTTTGGATAATAATTTATAACCTTCACTTTTAATATATTGCTTAACAAATTCATAATCATGTTTTCTTTTTTCTGAAGCTGTTTTTCTTGAGCATATATGACATCTTTTACCTTGTTGAATATTTCCTAAAGTCATTTGTATTTTATGTCCCTCTGAACAAATCATGTCTAATTTAGTTTGATTATTTTTATACTCTGTACTTAATAATGTATAACCTATATTTTTTAAATACTCTTTTATTTCTAAAATATTCCATTTTCTAGTATTAGTGCAATATGGACAATTTTGAGTTTGTTTAAACTTACTAAATGTTCTTTCAAACATATGTCCTTCTTGACATTCTATTTTTAATTTAGTATTAGCATTTTTATATTCTGTTGATAATAATTTATATCCAAAACTTTCAACATATTCTTTAATAAATTTATAATCATGTTTTTTCATCATCTCAACCCCTTTCTTTACTTATATTATACGTTTTATCTTATTAAAAGTCAATTATTTTATAAAATAAATTTAGGCACTTACCTGCTGATTATCCATTTACATTCACTTAGGATTTAACCATATGAATATCTAACTAATTTTTTCTGCTTTCGCCACATTCATATTCGCCATTTCTAGCCATATTGTAGTTTAGTTAGCTTTAGGAAGTTCCAGCAATTCAATGAGTTTTAATACTAATTACTTAGTAAAAGGAGCTAATTTACTCCAGTATCAAGTGCTTGTTTAACCATTTCAGCTATTTTGCTTTCTGACCATGTATTTTCTAAATTCTTAATTTCTTCATCAGAATTTTCTTCTATTTTATCTATTTGGTCATCAAACATGTTATTTACATCTGAATCTATCTTGTCTTGAACCATATCTTCAAGATTTTCTTGTTCTTCTTTTAATTCCTTCATCAAATCTGCTAAACGTTTTTGCGTTTATATTCATATATGTTCGCTAAGCATATATCGTTCTCTTATGAACTGCTCATACTTTCATATGAGACTAGACTATTTCTTCACCTTAATATTAAGGGTAGACCTTTTCGAGTGTCAATCGCTTACACCCTACGAGTATTTAAACTCTAGTCGTTGAAGGTTATTCATGTTAAATTATTTTAAATTAAGTTCTTTTATAAGTATATTTTCTATATTATCATATTCCCAATAAGGTATTCTAATTAATTTTATATTATTATCTTCACAATATTTTGTTTTTATAACATCATGTATTTTAGTAGTTATAAAACCATCAAGTCCACTAAAATATTTTATTATTTCATAATGTTGTATTCCATCATATTCTATCACTATATTTAAATTAGGTATATAAAAATCAAATGGTAATTCTCTTTTACTTTTACAATTATTAAATTTATATTGTGATTTAAAATTTATATTATATTTATTTAAAATCTCATTAATTTCTCTCTCACCTTTAGATTCATTACAATAAGGACATCTATCTCCTCTTTTAAATCTATCAAAATTAGTAAAATATGATTTATGACCATTTGAACATTTTACCAATATATTTGTTTTTATATTTATATATTCATTTGATAATATTTCATACCCAAATGATTCAATATATTCTTTAATATATTCATAATTTAATTTATGATATTCTCCTCTGTGTTCATCCGAACATTTTGGACATTTATATTTCGCCATTTTAAATAATTGGAATGTTGTCTTATATATCCCATGTTTGTCACATAATATTTTTATTTCGCTATGTAAATTTATATATTCGTTTGATAACATTTTATATCCAAATGATTCAATATATTCTTTGACATATTCATAACTATGCGAAAATTTTTTACCTTTTATTTCATCAGAACATTTTCTGCATCTTTGCCCATTCTTAAAATTTGCAAATTTAACATTATATGGTTCATGTTTTAAATTTTTACACCATACTTTAATTATACTTTCAATTTTATCAAATTTAACAAATTCAATAAATTCATAGTTATTATCTTCTACAAAATCAATTATTTTTTCTTTATTCCATATTGTTCTCTTTTTTCTTCTTTTTATTTCACTGCATTTTGGACATCTTCTCCCACTTTTGAAATTAGCAAAAGTAACTTCATATAGTTCATGTTTTTTATTATTACATCTTATTAATATTTTTGAGTTTAATTTGTCAAATTTTATAAAGTTTATAAAAATATAATCTTGTTCTTCTATATATTTTATTATTGCTTCTTTTGTCCACTTAGTTTTCATAATTTCACCTCCATTTATATTATACTGTTTGTTTTATTAAAAGTAAAATATTTAAAATAATTTAATTTAGAATCTTCCTTGCATGAACACCCATTGTTTACAAATACTTAGGATTTAACCATATATCCATCCTTACGTTTTTTCTACTTTCGTACCTTCAGCACATGATTTCTCTGTGCTTGTGGTGTAAGGCTTTAGGGATTACCTGCAATTAAATCTATTTTCAGTCGCAAATTACTTTACGACTAGGGCAACATTACCCACTTAGACTGTCATCACGTTTTGCTATTTCTATTTTCTTTTGTAAATCTTCAACAGTTTTTAATTGTTTGTTATAATCATCTTTATAGTCAACATCATCTCTCCATCTTTGATAAGCTTCTTTGGCTTTATTAAGTGCCTTAGTTTGTGCTTCTGCTTCTTCTTGTATTTTTTTAGTTCTTTTATCTATTTCATCATTATATATTTCTGTGATTTTTTCTTCAATAGTTTTAGTTTTTTCTAGTTTAGTATTTTGTATATCTTTTAAATCTTTTTGATATTTTATTAATTCTCTTTCTAGTTCAGGAATTGTATCTAAAGCAGTATCAAAATAATTTTCTAATGTATCACTTACTATACCAAATTCAGTTTCAGATAATGTATTTTTAAGTTGTTCTAATTTATTAGCAGTTCCATCTATTGTACCATCATCATTAATAGTGAATCCGTAATCAATTAATGTTTTTTGCATAGTAATTTTTCTATGTTTTTGATAAGCTAAACTATCTTCAGTTGCCTTAGTTAAATTCTTATATTCTTCAATTTTTTGATTTAGTAAACCAAATTGATTTTCATCTTCTAAATCTAACAAAGAATCTATTGTATCAATACGATTTTGAATAACTTTTAGACCATTGTCATAAGTTTTAACCCATGCATCATCTCTAAGTTTTCTCATTTCTTCTCTAATTTCCATCATTGAATCTTTTAATTCAAGTTGTTTATTAGTTTCTTCTTCAATTGATTTACTAGCATCATCTATTGAATCTTTATAATCATTATATTCATCAACTAAGTCTTGTAAATCTTCCATGTCTTGTAAATTATCTAATTTTTTCAATGCACTTGATAAATTATCTATATTGCCATCTTCATCAAATGTAATACCATATTGAGCTAATTGTTTCTTACTATCATTTAACAACTCAGTATTTTGATTAATAATTTCTTGATTCTTATTCTTCATACTAGTCAATATATCAAGTTGTTGTTGCATATAGTCTATTTTATTAGCTCCATAAGCACGTTCCATTTTAAGGTCTAATATATCTAAACTATTTGAAAGTACATCAAATTGTCTAGTTAATTTATCTACCTTAGCTGAATTAACTAAGTCATTCATAGCCTTAGTGGTTTCTTTTATTTGTCTCTCATTTTCTTTTATTTCTTGTTCTAATTGCCACCATTCATTTTCAGCTTTAGGAATATTTTCATACATATCTTCAATATATTGGTCAAATGATTCCTTTATTGCTTCGTATTCTTGAGTAGATTTAGATTTTTTTATTTTTTCTAAAGTTTTTTCAGCACCTGTTACATATCCATTTTTATCAAACTTAAATCCTTGTTTCTTTAAGAATGCTTTATTATCATTTGCTCTATCTTGTGCAGTTTCTAATTTTGATTGTTGATGTTTTTGATTTTTTTCTAATAATTTATTAGCTTCTTTAATATATCCTACTGCCTTAGACCAACTACTTAAATCAGCTTTCAACATAAATGTATCTGCCCAAGTTTCATTTCTGCTAATCATAGCATCCTTCATTTCCATTTTAATTGTCTTGAAGAATGTTTTAGCTTCTAATTCACATCTAATTATTTCTGCTTTGGCTTCTGCAATAGCATTAGCATATTCTTCCCATTGTTGTTGAGCTTCAGGAATTTCACTAAATTGTAAATTATAATATTCATTTAATTTGCTTTGAGTTTCTGATAATTCTTTTTGTGCTTTTTCTAATTTTTTACTTATTGCATCTTTTTTCTTTTCTAATCCACTCTTCTTACTTTCTAATGCCTTAGTTGCTTTTGATTTAGTACTTGAAGAACTTGATTTCTTCTTAGTACTCTTCTTAGTCGTTGATTTCTTCTTAGTAGTACTTTTCTTAGTACTCTTCTTCTTAGTTGATGTACTCTTTTTCTTACTAGTTGATTTTTTCTTAGAAGTAGTTTTTTTCTTAGTAGCTTTACTTGATGTAGTCTTTTTGTTACTTTTACTAGCACTCTTTTTCTTACTAGTTGATTTCTTCTTACTAGCACTCTTTTTCTTACTAGTTGATTTCTTCTTACTTGAAGTTTTCTTCTTTTTGCTTGTACTCTTTTTCTTACTTGAAGATTTCTTTTTACTAGTTGATTTTTTCTTACTTGAAGATTTCTTTTCAGATTTTGAAATTTGTTTCTCAGTTTTACTTATTTGGTCTTCTAATGCTTTTTCGGCTTTTTCTAAACTTTCAACATTTTTTTGCATTTTAATAAGTTTACTATTGTAATTACTTATTGTTCCATCGTCTTTAAACTTAAATCCTTGTTTTTGTAAACTACCCTTAAGTTTTTTAGCCATGCCTTCCATGTTTTTAATATTTACTTTAGTTAAACTTTGTTGTTTAGTTAGTAAAGCAATTTGACTTCTAAGTAATTTAGCACTTGCATTACCCCAAGTTCTTTCTTGTTTAGCTTTTAATATATCAACTTGAGTTCCTAATTTTTTAAGTAGATTATTCATGTTAGTTAGTAAATCAATATTATATTTAACTGCACTTACTGTTAAACCAGTATCAATATTGGTTTTATATGTTTTCTTAGCCATTACACTAACTTCATTATTATTGTCAGTTTGTTGTTGTACACTATCACTTAATACTTGAACTTGTTCGCCTAATGATTGTACTTGAGGATTAGAAGCTTGAGCACTACCAAATGGTTGAGGTTGTAAATCAACAATTGTTGGTTCACCAACAGATGATTTTTCACCTTTACTTACATGATTAGTAGTAATTGTTACTGATTTACTATGGATATTACTTATTTTGCTTATAATACTGCTTAACTTACCACTAGCGTTATCGTTACAACTTATAGTAAATGATTTATTTGGTATTTTTTTACTAATAACTCTATTTACTTTAGCAGTCGCATTATCTGTACAATCTATTTTAAATCTCTTATCAGATATTCTTAAACCATTAACTCTACTTACTACACTACTAGCACTATCTGTACAATTTATAGTAAATTTTTTGCTAGGTATTACTTTACTAGCTAATTGAGAAAGAGTATTAAGAACAGCTCCACCATTTGTACAAGTTACTACAACATTTATTGATTTAGAAGAAGGTGCACTTGTAACTCTGTTTATTGTAGAACTTGCATTATCTTGACAATTTATTGTAACTGTTACAGATTTATTTCCTAACTTAGCCACACTATTTATTTTAGGAGTAGCATTATCTGTACAATTTATTGTAACTGTTACAGTTTTATTTCCTATTTTAGTTATATTGTTTATTTTAGAAGTTGCATGGTCTGTACAATCTACTGTTATATGTATAGTCTTATCTTGTCTTGACATTATTTTTTCTAATACTGGAGTTGCATTATCATTACATGTTACATTAATTTCAACATTTTCTGTTTTCTTATTTAATCCAAATCTTGATAATATTTCACCAACTGTTTCTTTTAATGAAACATCAATATTAATACTAACATTTTTATTATCTTTAGTTAAATCGTCAACTTCTTTTTTTGCATCAGAAATTTTTTCTTTTCCTGTTACATCAATATTAGTTATAGCTTTACCATTTACTTCCAATTGACCTTTTTCATTTCTAGCTAATTTTAATTGGTCTCCATTTTGTACGGATACATTAGTTATAGCTTGACCGTTTACTTCTAATTGACCTTTTTCATTAATAGCAATTGGTAATTGGTCTTTACCATTAACAGAAATAGTTGTAACTGCTTTACCATTTACTTCCAATTGACCTTTGACAACTTTGGCTTCAGCTATTTTTTCTTGACCATTTACTAATAAAGTAACTGTACCGTTTTTATTGACAGCTAAATTATCAACTTCTTTTTTAGCTTTTTCAGCTTCAGAAGTATCAGCCTTAACATCTACATTAGCCGTACCTTTTTTACCGTTTACATTGTCTACTTCTTTCTCTACATCTTTAGCACCTGAAGTATCTCCATCTATATTTGCTTTAGCAGTACCTTCTTTTCCATCTACA